GTCCCAGTCAACCTTCGAGGAAGCCTTGCCCTTCGCCGCTGCCTTTTTCTTGGGAGCCGGTGCTTCGTCTTCTTCCTCTTCGTCAGCGTCGTCTTCTTCCTCGGCGTCGTCTTCCTCTTCCTCTTCCCCAACTACCTTGCGACCGCGCTTGGCAGGAGCAGCCTTGGCTGCCGGCTTCTTGGCGGCGGGCTTTTTGCCGCGCACTGGGATTTCCAGTTCTTCGTCGTCTTCTTCGTCGGCGTCTTCTTCCTCTTCGTCAGCGTCGTCTTCTTCCTCTTCCTCGACTACTGCCTTTTTGCCGCGTTTAGCGGGAGCCGCCTTGGCCTTGGCCGCCGGCTTTTTGCCGCGCACAGGAACTTCAAAGTCGTCTTCGTCTTCGTCTTCTTCGTCGGCGTCTTCTTCAGCATCTTCTTCGGCTTCTTCCTCTTCCTCGTCTTCCACAGGAGCCGCCTTGCGGCCGCGCTTCTTGGGGGCCGGTGCTTCGTCTTCTTCCTCTTCCTCGGCTTCTTCAGCTTCGACGGCTTCTTCGATTTCGATGTCGGCGCCGCGGTCAGCGTAGAAGGAGGCCTTGGTGCCGTCGGTCAGCACAAAGTTGTAGCGGCCGTCTTTGAACAGGACTTTGGTTGCTTCAAACGTAACGGCCATGCCGGTGTTGACCAGGGTGCTGCCGTCGTCATTCACGTAGATGATTGCTGACTTGTGAAACACCGCACCGTCGGCTGTACGGAGTTCGCTATCAGGTCCGCCGAAAGGCATGGGCTTGGAGGACAGAGCTTGGACAACCTTTGCAGCGATAATCTTGACGTTGTATGTCATTTGGAATTTTCCTAAGTTAAAAACAGGGCTCACACATTGAATCCGTTGCGCTACTGCCCAGATGCAGCGCTAGATGCTTTTCATTAAAAGTTTGTTCTGTTTGGGATGATTAGATCATTCTTCGTCTGCTTCGTCATCCCCTTTCTTCGAGCGGCGTGTGCTCGGTGGCAGTTGCATGTTGACAAAGGCGCCTGGCAGGAAACGGCCGCAAGAACGGATCTTGCGATACACCGGATCAGTCTTGTCGACCAGTTCCTTCCACGTGGATTTACCGGACTTGAGCTTCACCTGCTTGGCGATGCTCTTGATGCCGGAGATGATTGTGTCATCGGCCTTGCGGAGGCCAGCGCGAATGACAACCTTGAATGCTGTGTTAGCAGGCAAACGCCGTGCTGCGTTTGTAGCAAACGTGCGAGCCGCGATGCGAGAGATGATCGCTGCAACCGTCGGTGCATCGTATTCCATCATGTCGAAACGCTTGGCCGCTTCGTTGGTCCAGTTGCCCTTAACGCGGACAGCCTTGAACGACGGGCCGATAAGGCCATCAGCCTGGGTACGAAACATGAATTCCACAAAACACGACTTCATGTCGCTGGGGGCCTGGAACGTGACCTTCGGGGGACGCGGCTTTGCCGGACCTGCAGCAGCACCTGGTTTGCGAGCGGGAAAACCGCGCTTGACCGGGGCTCCTGCGACTGCCTTAGCAGCAGGTTTCTTCTTTGCAGCGGTACCTGTTGCGGTTACTGCCTTTTTTACGAAAGCCATAAATACTCCTGTTGATTAACTCTTACACATAAAACTACTACCTGTTGTGCTGCGCTGCGCTGTGCGCCTTAGCCTGCAACACACTCCTTCTCTGGTGGGACCCTCGCCCCTACGCCTTCATTGTAACACAAAAAACCACCTTTAACGGTACAATACATTAAAAACAGTCAGAATCCTGCTATTACAATACAAAAATGCACCTTTTACAGTGCATTCTAGTGAATTTCTACACTGCTCAGTTACGCTGCAGTGCTGTACACGGTAAACGATATACACCGTTTACCGGTACCACCTAAACGATATATACAGTTTACACCGTTTCGCCTAGGAGCTCGCCCTCGTCGTCCTCAGCGTAGTCTTCAGAGGCCGCAAGTTCCGCCTCATAGTTGCCAATGGTTTGCACGACGATCTTAGACCAGTTTTCCAGCCTGTCAAAGGTCTCAGGGGCCAACAGCTCTTCCATCGTATGCCACTCGGAGCCTTCAATAATGCCCACTTCGGTTGCGCCCAGGTAGGACGCATCTGGGATGATAAAGCGGAACAGCAGTCCCAGGTGAACCTGGCCCACAGGATTGGTGTCGTCATAAATGATTTCGCCAGTCCACATGCCGGCGGGTACTTCCAGGAGATCCTGGGATTCCTCTTCAGCTGCGTCTTCGTCTTCGGCCAGGAATTGAATTCCGATCTCTTCTGTGATTTCACGGACAGCCGTGTCTTCCAGGTGACTGAGGAGATCGTCCTCAATAGCCTCAAAAACGTTGTCTTCTGGGAGGTCCGTGTCCACGTGACCGCCAACGCCAATGCTGAGGTTACCGTGCAGGCGAGCTTCATTGCCGCCCTTGCCGCGGCAGTAAGTGAAATACTGGCCGGTGTCTGCGCGCTGGATCAGCACGTAGGGAAGCAGTTGCAGCAGTGACGGGTCGGTTTCGCAGGTTGCTCGGTCTTCCAGGGAAGTTGTCAAGCGCAGGAATTCAACCGGCGCGTCGGCCAGCATCATACCTTGCAGTTCAGGGTATTGCAGAATGCGATTCAGGTCCACGAGGTCTTTACGCTTGATACACAGTGCCATTTTTGCCATTTTGATTCCTTGGGTGGTGTTGTGGGATGGTGGGTTAAGAGTTACGTGTAGGATCCTGGGCGATTTCAAATTCAGCAAGCGCCTTAGAGTACGCCGCTGATTCTTTGAAACGCTTCCAGCGTTCGATCTGCTTGTCCATTTCCAGCGAAGCCTTGAAGGCTCCGACAGCCACGGGGGCAATAGGTTCAATCAGATTGAGCATTGCCTCAGCGTACACGCGAATCTCGTATTGAGCGTGAGAGTGTAGACGTAGGCGCAGAAAATTGAAAAGGTTATGCAGGCTAACGCTGCAGAACATATGGCTGTAGGTGTTAACCGGCAAAACACTTCTAGCCAGTTCACGCGGGCATCCTTTCTTAATCAGGACATGGTACACTTCGTGAGCTTGCCTGGACTGGGTTCGGATGACTTCCTGAATTGCAGCAGCCATGCTGTGCTGCTCGTCAGTACGCATCTGCTTGTTACTGGTAGACTGGGTGGTTATTTGGGCCACTTCAGGTACGTAGTATTCGGCAGGCAACGCGGTGTAGCGGGCAGACACTTCGTTGTAGGAGAACGTGCGATGACGATGCCACTGGCGGAAAACAAAGATAGGCGCCTTGATCTCGAAGGTGACCTGCACACTCTCAAACGGGGTAGTGTGGCGGTTTCTCATCAAGTAGTTGATGAGTTTTCGGTCGCTTCCCTCATCTTCGCCAGCACGCCAGTCTGCGTCGTAAGACACTCGTGCGGATCGCACAATGCTGAGGTCACTACCCATGTGGTCCACAAGGCGCACCAGCCCGTGGTCAAGAATTTTTACAGCCTCATGGAACTGTGAGTCTTCCTGCATAGTTACTTTGGGAGTATCAGGCACGATTACGTCCCCCTTGCACAGCTGCGATAGCAACCGGCGCGGCTTTGAGTTGCCCGCGCAGGAAGTGCAGCAGTTCATCTTGGCACCGATTGCATTCTTCATACGTGATAAGGTGTCCGTTAAGGGGATGCACATCGAACCAGGCGAGTGCGTGCTGCTGATAAGCATACACCATTGCTTCAGGGCGGTGCATGTTCTGGATGATAAAATTCACCGCAGTAGCCACGTAGTCAAATGGCAGCTTTGGGACTCTGGCTTCTGCATCCGTAAGGACGTAGTTACCGCGGCCGGTATCATGCGTGAAGGTATCACGGCGGGGTGATGGCATTGCATTGCGAAAACCGCCATTGTCGGATTGGCGAGGGCTTTGGGTATTGTTCATTTCAAAAATCGGGTAAGTTGCACAGGGGATCTTCAAATTGTGGGTGGATAGGCTTTTGGTTAGACTGGACCTTTCCCAAGTTTAACCGCGTAGAAAGCCCGGTTGTTTTCGATACGGACTGCATCAGCTTCCGACAGCTGACTTGCAAAATCTTCTAGGCAGGTATTGCAGGCTTCAAGCCCCACCCGGTAGAACTGTGCGTAGTAGGCAATTGTGCCCAGGCGGTCGACAGCCTTTAATCCATACGCAGACTTGTCTACAAACAAGATGTCTTGATTTGTTTCTTCGTGAGCCAAAGAGGCCAACAGGGCATAGGTAAACGCGGTGCCTACTTGACCTTGCGCTTCTGCAAGCGCAGAGCAGTCTAATGCTGCCTCGGCACGCCAAGGACGCTGGGACACCACGTCGATAAGGTCGTTAAGGTGTCGACCCAGCACAGCGGCCTGGTAGGCAGCGTACCAGCGTTCTTCTTCAAAGACATCCGCCTTACCTGCGACCTTTTTGGCTCTTCGGCTGTAGGCCGACTGAGCCTTAGCAAAGAACTCCAGGGTACCCTTGTCGCCGTTGGCATGAAGCATACGGAAGTGGTCGTGGTAGCTGCGAGCCAGGTAGAACTGGTTTCGGGTATTGGTTGGGTCTTTTTCCAGCTCTGCCTCAAGGAGTTCAGCATCCTTCAGGTACTTGTCGTTGTCCTTTGACCGGGCGCCCTCAGACGCGGAGGCCAGAACGTAGGCCCCCTCAAGGTTGCCGAAGGATAAAGAACGCTTGTCGCCCTTGTACGCTAGGTACTCGTGAACGGCGCCTTCCCAGCCCCAGTTCATGGGATCGCCCACAAGGCTGGGGCGCATGTACGACAACGTCTTCAAGCTGTATTGAACGCTAATAACGTTGGCACCGGCCGGAGTTACTGTAACCGTACTAGCCAGAGACTCAGGCGAGTGGTCATTCAAAAACTCTGCGGCATTGAAGATCAATTGGTCGTCTGCGTCCATGCTGAGTACAAGCCATTCAGACATGTCCAGCTTTTCGCTTAGCTCCTTGAAATGGTTAAGCGCAGCGTTTCGGTTGTGCTCAAAGTTGACCCAAGGATCAGAGTAGAAATACCGGGTCTTTCCAGCCCACTCTGGCTGATTGAAGAGGTTCATTAGCACAAGGCTAGTGTTGTCGGTGCTGCCTGTATCCGAGATGATAAACATATCGGCAATGGGGAATACAGACTTGAGGCAGCGTGCTATAACCGCTTCCTCGTTCTTCACGATCATTACGACCGCTACTTTTTTGTTAGCAATACTCATTTACGGTCTCCTTAGCTAGGCTTCTAAGCTTCTCTTCCTGCGCCTTAGTCAGAGTCAAGCCAGCCTCTTTAGCGTTGTCTAGCATATTTTGAGCCGCATAGCGCTTACTACGCTGTTTTTGCTCAGTCTCCCGGTCTAGCTTAAACTGCTTTACCGCATCTGCGCTAAGCACTCCCAGTTTAACGCAGCCGTCAAGCGTGTCGTAGATGTCTCTGTCACCGGCCAGGTAGTAACGCGATTTGCTAACCTTGTTACTGTAAACTTTGTTATCAGCGCCTAACAAAACTACAGCGTACCCCGCAGTAACTGCCTTTACTACGGCTATAGGACGCCTAGCGGGGATAGGTTCTAACTGTAAGTCGTTTATAGACTCGATCTTGGAAGTTATGCGTCCCATTAGTCTTCTCCATCTTCGTCGTTTTCTTCGTCGTCCTCAGAATCGTCGTCGTCCTCTTCTTCGCTGACGTCCAGGCCATTGATCGAGTCGATAAGGCCCCGAATGGAATCGTTTGAAGCTGGGACAACCAAGGAGAGTTGTCCTTCGGTGTACGGGTGCGTATCGTCAAAGTCGTCGCCGTGGATAAAGTATTCCACGCGCTCTCGGTCAACGTTGACCTCGACCTTTAGGATAACGCCTTGGCTTCCTGTGTCCGTGTCCTCAACCGTGTCACCTACCGTAAATGAATCGAATCCTGCAGACATGCTGTTTATCCTTGGTTAATGTACCCGTTATTAAAAATACACCGAAAATAAGGCTATTTGAAGTCTTTGTACTTTTCCAGGAACTTGGTGCTACGGGCAATGCTGTTCTTAGCATTCTGGATGCCCTGCCGAATCATGTTGAGATCATGGCTGAGCTTCTTGGTGTGTGCTTTGTGCGCCAGCTTCTCTAATGCTTCACGGTACTTCTTGTACTCGATCAGTTCTTCAGGAGAAGCCTTCACCTTTGTGCTGGTGGTGTACGTGCGTAGATCTGCTTCAACGTTGCACAGCAAAACGTTCTGATTACGCACCAGCGACCTGTAGATTATTTGGTCTACTTCGGCCAAGCGGCGTTCTGGTTTCATAGACGCCGTATCGACGAATACGTTTTTGCCAATGACGGTGAACTTTTCGTACTGCTTACGCATTGTGTCGTTAAGAAGGTAGCGGCCTACATCCACCTTGACGGGCTTGGAATCGACTGTGATGGTTACTATGGGCATAAAATACTCCTTGGTTAAGATTTGGTTCCAAATTCAGACTTGAAGAATTCAAAGTCTGAGATAATTTCGTCGATCAAGGATACGCCTACTGAGCGTATCCTTTCTCTGTGGGCGCTAAGCTGCGACAGCTTTAACTCCAGTTGCTTCATGTTTCCACTGTACTTTGGGGGACTCTTTAGTTCGTATTTTCCGTACTTACCGGTTTCCTTAAAGTAGAGGACTTCGTTAGTGCGGGTCTTCATAGCACTTAGCTGGGTTGAGACAACTAATTGAGACAAGCCTGTAACCCTTACTACGTCAGCTACGCTTAGCCGGCTGGTACCAAGCGCTGCTCGTATCTTGTCTCTAACGGAAATCATAAGCAATAGGTAAGTTAGTTAGTGAAGCAGGTTGTTGGCTGTGGGGTGGGCCGCTACCTGGTTTGTGTACTGCTGGAGTCTCCTCCATTTGGCTTCACAGCCCCTCGGTGGGACGTATTCCTGTACGGGTGGTTCATTAACAGAAAAGGTAACCTGCATGAAATCGTTGCGACCCCATTCGTTAACTTGCCAAATACTTCGGATACGCGCGTCGTCGTATCCAGCTGTCACCAGCATCTTGATTAGCGTAACAGCGTATGGCTTTATATTCTTGAATGTAGGTTTTAGACCCTGCTTCCGCATGAAGCTAACGATCTCCACCGTTGCTGTATTCTGGCGTGCTGCAAGCGCCGCCTTGATAATCTCGCCGAGTGCATCTGATTTTGTTGTCATAGTATGCTCACTTTACTTCAAAGATGATACCGCTTACTCGGGCACACACGTACCCGCCTGAGGTTACCAGAAGCGTGCCACCTTGTGCGCCACAATCTGTTTTCCAAGCAGCAACTTCATGCTTGGAATTTTCTGCCTTGTTGAATAGCCAGAGGCTAGGCAGCCCAAACAGTACCGTGCCTATAGCAGCGCCTACCAAAAAATGTTTAACGTTCACGTTCATTACCGTTCCCTATTTTGAGGACCACATTACGTGGGTGGCCCAAGTTGGTATTTTGGATGTGTCTTCTGCATCCTCCGCCCTTACGCCTATTGATGAAGCGTACCTTTCATTTTCAAAAAGGCACGCCCACACTCCATCGCAGTCGTGGTCTTGGTAGCCCCCGTCCTGCACCGCACCTTTCCACTCTAACAGTGTATGCCACATAAGCCAGTTCTTCCTTATGCAGACTAGGTCCTGCTTACTGACTTTATGGCACACCACTCCTATGTGGTTATTGTCAGCTATCTCGATTGGCATCGTAGGCTCCTTCACAGGTTTTAACTAAGAAAGCGCATTCCCAGTCAGCCGGGTCGCCCAGTAATCCAGCATTAGACGGGTGAGGGTCGAATACAATCTCCCCATCGCAGCCGATAACAGCATGCGTAACGCCCAAGCCCCTAGGGGATGGCCCTGATAACTCGTAGTATATCTTAGAACCCTCGTCTGACCCGAAGAACGCGGCACCCGATCTAGCAGGAACTACCAGCCACGCATACCCACGTTCCCTAAGAAAACTTTGGATAGCTGACCAGTACAAGACAGAATTGTTCTTAGCGATTCCAAGGAAGTGCGGAACCTCGGACAACGGCAGATCAAGCAATGAAGCTATCACTGCGCGTTGGCAGTCACCGTACACACCGTTAGACGGGTCGTGTATGAACTCTTGCTTAACAGGTGTCATGGTTTAGTTTCTTCCAGCATGTCAAGATCCGAGGGTAGAATCTCGCACCAAACGACTTCAGGCTTTTCTATCTTTGCAAACTGATGCCACTTGCCGTTACCGCTGAAGTTGTAGCCAAGGTAAACCAACCTTTCGGGCTGATGCTTCCAGTTGTACCGTTTGCCTATTACAAATTGGATCACTTTTTCTGTAGTCATAGTGCTACTCCCTATTCCGTTGAATGTATTCCCATTTAAGCATTTCCAGCACCCCGACCAAGGCGCTGTCGTGTAGGTAGTCATACTTGTCTTGCTTGACTACTTCGCGTAGTTCGTCCATGAGTTGCTGGCTTAGGTGTTCCTGCGTCACGGCTACTGTTAGCGTTCGCACTGTGGTCATTTCATCTACCTTTCTGTTCTCGACGGGCTCGGATTTGTTCACGGACCCGCTGCTTCTTTTCCAGCGCCTTTTGCTGCTCAGTCTTTTGCCTGTCCTTGTAGTAATCTGCTGGCGCACCTATGTTCGGCATAACAGAAAACATAGAGGCCAGTGCCATCATAGCTTTAAACTTGCTCATGGCACATTACCCATTTCGTATCGGCCACTACGGTCAACCTCTTGGCAGTAGTTGGGCGTTATGTCTAGGCTAACTTTAACGTCGCACGTTTTCATGTTGCAGATCATGCTGTCAACGTGCATACACCCTACCGACTTGTAAACCATGCAATGCTTTACCGGATCGTCGGTGCGCCTACGCCAGTCCCGGATAATCTTGATTATGTTCATCACCAATCTCCCATAGTGTAGTGTTCAAAAGAGGCGTACTTAATAACTGAGGCACCGCATTGTGGACACCTACCTGTAAACCTAGGCCACCTAGATCGTATGGCAAGGCTGGTAAGCGTCATGGCCGAGGACTTATCAAAGTGTACCACTATAGCGTCATGCGTACACCGCTGTAATGAGCTTAGAGGAAGAGGCGCCGCGATACCGTATAGTGCGCTAACAACATTAGGTTTATTCTCACGCACTTCACGCCCCCTTTTGTGCTTTTGCGTTTAGTAGGTACTTGCAAGCAGCTACTACCTCGTTAGGGGGCAGCGCCATATTGGTACTTCGGTTGAAGTTAAGTCCAAGGTTCCGTAGTGCTTCCTGCACCTCTGGTACGCTGGTACCAGTAATATCGGCTACGTCACGGAGCAGCATGGGATTCAAAGTCACTGGGTCCTGACCAGGCTGTTGTCGATGTGCGTAGAGCAAAGTTGGGGGTCCAACTTCGTTCCCATAGATATCCTCATGCCGAAACACTACAGGTTCTGAGGGTGCCTCTGAAGGCCAAGTCATCGGGGAGCACCCGTGAACAGCACACTTCTTCGGAGTGTTGCAGCGCAAGCATCCTTTAGGCTCCGCATAGTCGCTATTGATAGCAGTACCACCCTCATAGACGCCAAAGTTTTCTTTTATAGAATTGGCGCAGTGGCGGAGCCCACCATCAAAGTAGTTAGCCGGAGGATCATCCTTGCGGTTACACAAGTCTTTCTCGCAGAGTTCTACACACCCCTGTACGATCAACTTTGCAAACTTCATGTGGTTGAACCAAGTAGGCCCATATTGCCTAGGTTCCCAGCACTGGTCTGCTAATCGACTAAGTACCTCATTGGGTTTTGATTTTGGTTCAAAGGTCATGGCGTTAACCCAAAGTTATCAAGAATAGCTTTGGAAGCGCGTTGTGCCATGCAGGTTTCAACTAGCTGGTCTCTACCAGTCTCGATAGCCCAGTCAGGTATCACAGCGCACTCGCGTATAAGAAGATCTGCGAACCTAATTTCCCATTCTTCAAGCACAAAGTCATCTGGGCTTATCTTAAGCCTCCTAGCCCTTTTGTATAAATCTTTTACTCTTCGATTCACTGTAACGGGAATCCGGGGAGCCTCGCCAGCAAGTTCTTTCCGGTGAAGCTCATTCAAAATTCTGATCTCTTGGCTGTGCATAACTCGGAGCTTGTCAGAGCAACTGCTGATAAGCATAGTGTCCCGTTTAGCCTCCGCCAGCTCTGCTCTTAGCCTAACGATCTCTGCGGCTTGATCGTTAACCGGTACGGTTTTATAGACTTCCAGATAGGCCAAGGCTTCGGTTATTACTGGGTTGGTTAAACCCTCAGCTTCTAGCTCTTCGTTGCTCCTGCCAGTGCCATGTTCGCCTTCTTGGCTAGACTGATAGTCAAGAAGACTACTAACCATCTTTTCGATAAGCTGGGTTGTCATTTCCGTTCCTCCGCCTCGTGCTTGATGATACAGACGCCTACGCATATTTGCATTAGATCGTCTTCGTCTAGAGACACTTCCAGCTCGTCTTCAGCGTATTCAGGGCCTGGGCCCGCACGCTTCAAAATGATTTGTGCGTAATCTCCTACGGTCTGGTCGTACAGCTTGTCGAAGCAGTTACGCACCGCGCCTTCAAACAGATCGGCCCCAGTTACGTTACCAAGAATCTCAGTCTGAATCTTGATGCAGTAGTTCCACTGCATGAAGGTTAGCTCAATCGTGTGGCGTGCCCAGTGAATGTTGGGGTCATATTCGGTAATCATGTTATTCAACTCCTAGTTTCCGTTTGATGCGTTCCATAGCGCAAGATGCCTCGTGGTACTCTTGCTGTACTCTGTCGTTCTCTTTGGTATAGTACGACGGCGTAATGCTCCCACTATTTTCTACAGCCCTGCGCTGCAAGTGAAAATAGTCTTCGATTAGCTTCTCGATTAGCTCAACGTCTTTTACAGTCATTTCATAGTCCCTCGTCGGCAAATAATTCTGCCACAATAAGAAGAGTCATCAACAAGTCCTCGTCTGGTATCTTGTAGTAGTCGTTAAACCTAGCCTTGAAATACTGCCAGGCTAGGTCAAAGTCTTTTGCCTTGAACGGGCCGACCATAACGCGCTCCCGTAGGGCTGTGCTGATTGGACCGTACTGTAGGTGTTTGTCCTCAGAGTTAATCTGGTAATCGTAGCAGTCGTCAGGAGCGGCGCCTAAGTTAATAGCTACATGATCGGTATCTTCCCAGTAGGCGTACTTATACATTCGGTAGTTAGTATGCCTACGCTCGATAATAGCGCCACGAGACGCTGCTAATAGAATCCGGTTCATTTTTACACCTTCTTGTCAGCGTAGAACTTTGTGCCCACAGGATGGGCATGTGGGTTCTGGTTAAACCACACCACGCCTCCTTCCCGCATTTCACCGAGCAGGTGAAAGGTAGGTTTCTTATCCTGCAATAGAACGTCAACTTGTGCTAGTAAGTCCAAGGTATACGGTCCTAAAACAGCTGCGTATTGACCTTCGGGTGTATTTGCGTTACAGTCCGCGTAGAGACGGTTTCGCACCTTTAGTAAATCATCTCGGACAGACCGCAAAGAAATTTCTCTTCCGGAACTAACCCTGACTTCAAGAGTAGTATTAGGTTTGCCTACAGGTTGCATCTCGGAGATGATAGCTCGCATACATCTACCATAGCAGCCGGTAGCGCATTCACCGCAGTCGAAAAGTTGTGCCTTAGCCATATCAAAGTCCCTCGTCAGCAAGAAATTCTGCCAAAATCAAACGCAAGAGCCTTGACTCTCTGGGAAGCTTCGCAGTCCCCAAGACTTCGGGGAAGCGGATCTTGCAATACTCCCAAGCTTCAACGTAAGCAGCGCAGTACTCGCCAGATACTACCATGTAGATCAGTGCCTTGCTAATCGACCCATACTGTAAATGCGCGTCGTCTGGGTTGACGATGTAGTGGTCCGGGGCTTCCATCATCTTGGAAATGCTATCGGTTGGGCTAACCCAAGATGCATCCCATCCGTGAATCCGCGCACCACGTGCTGCGGCAAATAGCATTCTTGAATTACTCATTTTTTACTCCGTAAGGGTGATCGGCCAAAACCGTTAGCCAGTGCTTTTTCTCTTCGCTCTCGTACGCCACGTCCGTACTCTGCGTCAGCCAGTAGATCGCGGATGTTCTCAGCGGCCCATAAGTCTTCAAGCTCGCCGTGCCTCTTGTACTTAGCCATAAGCCACTCTATCGAGAGGGCAGGGCTGTCGCGCGAGTACCCAGCCCCAGCCTCTGGTTGTAGGGGTGACTCTTTTGGATAGCAATCGCAAGGCTGGTAACAGGCACCGCACACAACACATTCCTGAGCATGAACGCTCTTAGGCTGCTCAGGTACTTCGTATTCCGTGGTGCGTATGCGAATCTGCTCTATAAGAGCGTTACCCTTTGGGGTAACCGCGTACCTGCGATTTCCATTAGGTTGTATTCCCGTTAGCCGCACAATATCAAACTTTACAAGGAAGTCGAGGTAGGACGCAAAGGCCGTATCGTAAGTATCGTTGGCTACGCTGAACAGAGTAGCCAGGTGACCGTTAGACAGTTTCTTACTATGCAGTTTGTTTGTCATCTTGTTTCCTTACTACTGGCACATCGCGCCATTCAGTTTTGAAAAGTTCGTGCTCGTCGTTAACCCAGAGCTGCTGGAGTATGCGGACGGTACGCATGTGCTGGCCTCCCCCAAAGACGACACTGCCGCCAGCTTTAGCGGCTACTGGAACCTCACGTTCCTCGAATTGAAATTCAACTGTAGCGTGCATCTTTAATTTCCTTTTTGTAGTGATTTGGCGTTATGCCATTCGTTAAGGAACTTCTCAAAGTCCCTAGCTATTACCTCACACTTGTCTTTGGCTTCCTGCAAGGTAACGGCGTACCCATGAAAATAACGCAGGTGGCCTTCTTGCAGAGACTGGATGAAAAACCTTTCAACCTCAGGACTCTTGTGAGGATCTTCAGGGTCGAAGTCCTCACTCTCCACGATTCGCAGGAATGGCCTATTCTTCCAGCGAACCACCTCAACCTCTACGCTATCAGGACACACGTTATCGTTGTCCCGCTTACGCTTGTCCATAGGAATGGGATGGAACGTCAGGTTAGACTTTTTAGTTTTGGTCATTTAGCACTCCTCGTCCTCTTCCTCGTCATCACGCCCAAGTGAAAGGGCTTTGCGTAGCGTAGCTGGAATTGCCCTACTAACCAGAGTTAGAGTGTCGTGTCTGTGCCAAGCACTTCCGTTAACGCCGTAGATCATAGTCCCATCCCCTGAAATATCAGCATTGGTTATTATCAGGTCTTCGCCACGCTTGCGTTTTAAACCTGATGGTATCTCGCGTATTGTAGAACGAACCTTAACCACGTCGCCAATAGCGAAGGATACCACGTTGGGTTTACGTGCCAAAGCCCGTTGTAGGTTGTGAAAAGCTATGTTGTACTCTGCTTCGGACTTGGCTACTGCGTCTCGGCTTCCCTGATCGTCGTCCCACATTTTGTTTGCAGTAGCCTTTGCGTAATTCAAGATTACCTGCATCAAAGGATTTTGTTTAGCTTTAGTTGCCATTTGATTCTCCAATCTTAGCGGACCTAACGTTGTACGGGGATAGCGCCATTTCAGCGTCGAAGCCCCATCGCATTGCTGCGGTTGAGTTATCCATAAGTTCGCAGGCTTTGTTGCTTGCTTCCAGGCTTACACCCTGAGCGGCAATGTAGAGCCTAGCTACAGACTTTCCGAGCTCCACGTTTTTCTGGAACGCCGAGAGCATAGTATGGTCTCGCTGTGTAGGTTTAGGTTGTTGAATTCCCATTTTTATTCCCCCTAGTAGTTAACGAACAGAACAACAGTAACGCCTTGACCCGCAGCCTTGTCGACCTTGGACATGAACTTGCCGTTAGGGTTGTAGAACAGCACGTTGGTCTTGCTGCCCAGCTTAATAACCTCACCGCCGCCGGCTACCACAGCCGCTTCCTCTTCCTTGCTACGATAGCCTGTCCAGCTAAAGGTCTTGCCTGCGTACTTGCCAGTCTTAACCTTGACCTGGACCTTAGGAGTTACTGGCGGTTGGATATCCAGTTTGGACTTCTTGTACCAAGTACACCACTCCTTGTAGCCCTTGCTCAGCAGGTTAGAAAATGCAGGGCCACAACCTGCAGTAATCTGAGCCTTGCTCATCAACGAGTTGAGGTTACCTTCAGAGTACGGTGTAGTAAGGTACGCAAAAGCCAGCGGGTACGCTTTCAACAAAGACCGAATACGAGTGCTACCCACGCCCTTTTCAAACACGCCTGACGCCGCCATAGCTACGTCTAAGGTAATTCGTTCTTGCAGGGCAACTACCTCCCGGGCCAGTTTAATCCCCATTTTTTCGCTTGCCACGTAGTCTCCCCAGTGCTTCGGTTCAGTCATTCGGCACACTGCCCAGGTAGGCATGCTAACCGAAGCAAATTCCTCCGCTAAAGCCGGCCCAAAGCCGTCAAGGCCAGTATGCTGGAAGAATCGTTGTAACAAAGCCTTGTGGTTATCCGTCTTGTCCACGCAGACCAGGTTAGTGCCATCGAACGTGTAATCCCCAAACTTGGACTTAGGGGGCTTGCTCATCGGGGCAGCCTTTTCAACCTTCACGATCTTGGGGATAATGTCTCCGCTTCGGATAACTCGAACCTCAGCACCTATGCCACATCCGCGAGAACGTGCCCATTCATAGTTATGAAGTGCTGCGCGCTTAACGGTGACACCATCGAAGTCCACGGGCTCAATAATAGCCTTAGGCACCAGGACATTGAACGCGCTCTTCTTCCAAAAAATGTCTACGATCTTAGTGATGGGCGCGTTCTCTGTTTCCTCATCCAGCTTGTAGGCGAAGGCAAACTTCGGCTTCTTATCGTCGACCGGAAGCGGAGCCTTGTTAGCGTGAACCACAATGCCGTCACACTCGTACATGGAAGTCTCACGGTAGTGCTCTAGAACGGTTGTGAGCGTCTCGTCGGTGCAGTCTTTCAAGGATCGGCCACGGACAGTAATGAAGCCCAGGTCGGCCAGCATCAGAAGACCTAGGTTGATAGACACATCCTCTTCAAGCATCCGGAGAGCCACAAAGTGAATGTGATTCAGCATTGGGGACGCCTCAGTGCGGTTCAATGCACCGCTAACGCCAGCCCGAGCGCTGTCAGCTTCGTCCTTGTAATACCGCTTGTAATCGGATTTAGTAAGCACGGCTTCCATACGGATTGTCGTAGGCGCTTTGCGCTTGATTGTCTTGGGGAGTGTTTTGCAGTAGGGCGCGAGGAAGGTAATTTCCTGGCCTATTATGCCGTCGCCGCGCGTGGCGAGGAGTTGTAGTTTGCCGCCTTCGTAGTGCGATATCACAGAAGCACCGTCGAGCTTTTCCATGATAGCCTTAGGGGCTGGATCAAACTTATTGAGACGAGCAATGTGCTTTGCAGCAACACCGTCGTGCGCCTTACACTTGGTAAGGCTGGGCATGGGTACAAGAAGCCTGATGGGTTTCTTCTTGCCAAGGATGCCTGTTTTCTTGAGGCCACTCCACTTAGGGGCCTCAGCTCGAATCGCGTCTTCGAGCTTATCAAACTGGGCGTCTGTCAAAAACGATTTACCATCTTCAGAGTTGTAGTATTCGTCTTTTGCCCGTAAGTACATTTCTTTCTTCTCAGCCAAGGTTTTATTGGTCAAGGTTTTCATTTCACTCTTTCAATTGTTGAATTTGCGTTATCTGTCCGCGCAACAAAGTTGCCTTTTCAAGGAATAACTGCTGTTGCCTGAACTCTAGCGGAGTTCGATTGGGGGTATCGAACCTAGCCGCTATTTCCTCAAAGTCCTCCGCAGTACCTTCAAGCAGCTTTATGGCTGCCTGTTTTCCCCTTTCAAATCCCGTAGCCATAGTATTTCTCCTGTGTGCCACACATTAAAAATACTATTCCACTTCTATAGAGTAGCGCGAAAGGCTGCCAGGTACATGCAGTTCGTTACTCGTACCCAGCGTGCTAGCTGCAACCCACAAGCCCATATCGCCGTTCCACGATATCGAGGACATGGTGAGCTTGAATTGCATAGCCACTGCGGCTGCCTCCACCATAGTCTTCTTGCCGTCGCTGATAGGCATGCCCTTGTGAATGACTCTGTACGCTCCGTTGCTGAATGACATATAGCAATCCGGTGCTTTTATTTCCCAGTTAGACATACTGTTTTCCTTTAGGTAGCAAACTTGGCCAGGGAGTCAAGCAGTCCACCGAAAACCGAAAATTTGGTCTGCAATTCGTATACGGTATCAACCAGTTGCTGGTAACGCTCGACCCCTAAGGGCTCAACCTGGGCGCCTCCTAACTGGTACCCAATGGCTTCTGAAAGGTAGCGGGAGTCGACGGTTTGATGACCGCCGTACCCTGCAAGCATATTTTCCAACGCTTGTGCCACCAAGAGACAAAAAGTGGTGTAACGAATACCTGTTACCGACGTACGCCCAGTGCTTTCGAGAAAGCGAGCGCTAACGTCTTTTAAAGCCGACTCCAGCATCCTGTCAGAATGGTAGGACTTCAATGCCCGTACAAAACGTTCGTCTGTTATGCTAGACATATTCAAGTTTCCTTATTTGGTTAAATGCTGCGCCGCCGTTAGCTATCTTTTTGTACTTGGCCCAATCTACCTCGGACAAGTAGTCGTAAGTGAGAAGACGCTCTACAAACTTAGCGCCTAGCACAGCAACCATTGCCTGCTTCACAGCAACAGGAAGGTTCTCTTGCTCTACGTCTTTAGGAGACCGAGTGGTACGGTGTTCCCGGATAGTCTCCTCTTTTACTTTGTCCCACATCCCGTTTATATGGGATAGGTTTAGTTCCACGTAGACCCCATCCTTGTCGCTTAGCACTCTGCTCCAAGCTCTCCAATGGGCACTGTAAATTACTGCCATAGCAGGCTCCTACGGTTTGGTTTTGAAAACAATGGGGAGGTTGGCGGCAATCAGCATGTCCACCACAACCGCGTCCTTTGCCTTCTTCTGGGTGTTCATGCAGCCTACGATGTAATCGTGAACTACAGCGAACTGTTCCTTGGACAAGGCAACAGCCTCGTTCTTGTTTGCAGGATTCTTAATCATTATTTCCATGGTACTTATCCAGTTAGTAAGACTTAGCGCCGTTTAACGCCGTTTTCTTTGAGCCACGCTTCTTGCTCAGAGGGCGAAAGAAAGACAGGACGGAACCACGCCTGTGGGCAAATCTTGTCTATGTACGAAAGGGCGTAAGTACACAAAATGCCCCACACAAGATTGTAGAGAACCGGAGGGTAACCGTCAGGGTCATCCATCCAGCGGCTAGACATCGAACTGTCACGCTCACCTGCAACAAAGATAGACATAACGTCCTCTGCCTGATTAGGCAGCATGCCGTGTGCTTCCAAATCGTCTGCCAGCTTGGCAAGGAATGTTCCTTTTCCATACTTGTGTGCCATTTTCATTTTCCTTTGTGTGGGTTGCGAAGTTTACTGAAAAGTTCTTTGAGATTTTCTGATAGGTTTAGCTCAGAACGTTCAGGCACACGATCTCCTAACATTAGATGTTCGTGTTCCTTAAGGGCTGCGGTAACCTCAGCCTCAGTCTTTGAAGGTAGTGTGCTAAGAACCTTTGCTAAGCTGGCTCTGAAGATCCTTATGCCCATGTCTAAGCCTTCAACTAAACCTTGTACATAGGCATCGCGTTCTTCTGTTGATTTTAACTCTCTAAGGGTTCTCCTTAGTTTTTCAGAGTCTATGATGCTGTTAACTGTTGTAGGCACTTTAGGTGTCTCCTTCACAATTGGATTGAACTTGTGCTTCAGGGACCGTAACACGATCGCCTACCCCTACGATCTGTTTATGCACTGCCAAGGTTTTAATGCAGTTATGCGCTGGATCAAAATACTTTAGCGTAATGTCACCATGCTCTTTAACGTTGATCCTTTCGAGCAAGAGGATAGCCTGGGCCATGTCGGTATCTTTCCACATAACTGTTACCCATGTGCCGGGTTTGATTCTGCCCAGCTCAGCTTTTGTAAAGCGTGCCATTTGTTTCTCCTGATTTTAAGGAATTAAAACGAAATCCAGTTGCTGAGCTTCCAACGCCAATATGACACCGGGGCCCACTCTATCTCTACGTAGGAATAGCAATCCTGTCCTACCCTCACTGCCAAAACCTGAAAGCCCGCCCATGCAGGCGTTAGCATTACAGCCTTGTACGTTTTGCTGCTAGTAGCAGCTATTATTCTGCGTGCCATAGTAAATCTATGATGCCAGGTTTTCCTGGGACTGCCGGTGCTGAGCAGCTTGGATTGACATCTCCTTCAGCGTAGGGTAGCGCAAGCCCGTATTGGGATCAAGGAGACCGCACAGTTTCGTATCGCTGCCTACCCGGCTGCGGATCAGGGCCATGAAGTCGCAAAATTCAGTAATACCCAGCATACCGCTAACGTACTGCTGCATAGCCCCCTTAACTTCACCGTCCAGCATATCCAATTTTTGTTGGTTCATAATGTGCTCAAAAAGGTTTGTAACTAAAATCTGTCCAACCTTCAAACGGGGTGATCCCGCCTTGCTGGTAGCTTTCGCCTTCAACGATGGTATAGGTAGACTCTTTACCTACCTCACGCTGGCCTGCTTTGTCTTCTCCGTAGCCAACCCCACCGAACAGGGATTGGAAACAAGCTGCGGTAATAACTGTGTCCAAAACAACGCCGTACATTAGCTGATTATAGCTACCGTTAGGCTTGGCAAACACCGGGTACTCTCCGGGTTTTACCTTGTGGTCTCGAAACCAAGCTGCCGTCTCGTAGTGCTGGCGCAGGGTTACTTCTTGAACGGTTAAAGTTCCTACCACCCGCGCGCTGTCAAATCTGTAAGGGACTTTCATTTTGAAGCAATCAAGTACAACAGGATTGCGTACACAGCACGGCAGAGCAGAGCGCTTCCTGCCGTACCATTTCTTAGCATGCCCATTGCCATGCCGTCTTTCGTTAACTCGTCGAGTTCTCTCATTTTTGAATCCTAGCGTTAAGTATTAGAAATGCAAACGGCCCGACCTAGTCGAGCCTTTTGCGGGCAACATGATCTACCCACTAATTAGTGAGCAGCGGCCTTGCGCCAAGTCTTGCGAACAGCGCGGCGGAATGCGACTTGCGGTTCACGGGACTTGCTGATGATCTCGCCGTCGAGGGTACCTACGAAGAAACCGTGTTCACGATCCAGCGTGATCGTGATATCCGAAGAGCTAATGCTCGGGCACTTGGCGATAACGCGATCATGCGTCTTGCGCTGATCCAGGAACTTGACGTTAGCAGAAACACCGCGGGCGATAAGAACGTTACGTGTGATTGAAGACATTTGAAACTCCTAATTTACAGAGAACTAACAATGCAGGGAACTTAAAGGCGTCCCTACTAAACCGGAAACAAAAACTTAGGCGCGGACAGGAAACGGTTTGCCGCGTTTAGAACCAACGTCCAGGGCCCTGACCTCAAACCTGGGCTTAACGTAGCGTTTGGCTGCCCTAGTAGCAGCTGCTTCGGTAGGGAAGCAGAACACCGAAGCTCCATGTTTCGGCAAACCTTGGAAAAAGATTCCAAGTGGGTCGACCAAAATTTGCTTCTTGAAGTTGAACAGTGCGTACATCCGAATCTTTGCCATCTCAAACTCCTGTTAGTTGGGGGTAATTTCCGCAGAGCGTTTGCCCTACGCCTTCATTGTAGCACGTAATGCCTCAGAATACTACCTTTTTAGCACTATTTTCCTGTCAGAAACACGAAAGATGTTGAGATTTTAGGTGGTTTTTAGGTCAATTTAATCTAATTTCTAATGTTCTCACTGTAGACGTTGCCCGTCACGCAGATGACACAATTTAATTACAGCCTTAGGAGGTGGTGTTAAATCCGCTGAGTAAGGCCTTCGCTTTAAGAGGCGCTTCACTGCGTCATTGTTTAACTAAGAAAGGTATTCATACATGGCATCGGAAAAAGCAAAACTGATTGCTTCGGCAGTTAGAGGCGGTACCGTGTTTGTGTATGCTGCTTCGAGCAAAGACCCAGTCTTGGCGGCTACCCATGCCCATAAGACACTTAACAAGATGGAAACCTCTTCCTTCGAGTGCTCGGACTGCGGCAGCCAACAACACGTTGTAGCCTCGGCATCACCTGAACCATACTGCGTTACGTGCGGTTCAGATCGCGTCATCGAATCCAACCGCACGGTTCCCGAAACCGCTGCGTTTGTGTCCGACGACGAGCTGGCTAGCATTACCTGCGGTGCTTGCGCCACAGAAAATGTTATGCCCCTCAAGGCTGTTAAGGCCGCGGCCGGCTGTATGCACTGCGTTACCTGCGGTGGCGAGCTGGCAGTTGCTGAAGACGAGGAATCTCCTAAAGCGGAGGAAACTGCGGACGGCGAACCTCAACCGGAAGCTACCCCAGCGGGTGGCGGCAGTGCTGATTTGGAAGGCGAAGATGACTTCCCTGCCGAAGCAGCTGCTGACGATAGCGATCCGGAAGCGGAAGCCGAAGACGATGATTCGTACACTGAGGAGTCCACTATGGAAGATGACGGGTCTGAAGACCCCACGATTGCAATGGGTGAACCCGACTTTGGTGCTGAAGCTGGCGAAATGCCTAACTTTAGCGACATGGGCGCGGAAGAACCTGGCAATGAAGAAGAACTGTTTTTGCAAGACGTAGTCGATACCGAAGGCTCGGGAGAGCCCTTGATCGACGCTATGGAACTGAATGACACGCCGGACGGCCTGGAGTTCATGTCCAAAGCAGGTGTGCTCCTCGCAATGAAGGGCGCTCACGTTGTGGCCTTCGCTCGCGAGCGCGACGTAGGTACCAACGCAGATATCCTGCACTCCCCGGAGTTCGCCCAGGCTGTGGTAATCACTGCCCAGCAGCGCGGTACTCGCAAAGCACTGGCCCGCATGGGCTTCCAACACATTCGCGTGAAGCCCACCGATGTGAAGGCAGGTGCTAAGGCCGTTGCCCAAGCCCGTTTGAAGTTTGCTGAAGAAGCGTCGAAGAAGGATAAGATCTTCGCTGACTCTCTGGCTATCGCTTCGGTTGGCATGGCAAAGGGCATCTTCAAAGACTTCAAGGATCCTATCCGTTCGGCAGTGGAAGCACATCTGTCTACCTCGCAAGGCGCACGCACTGCTAAGGTTACAGCTAGTCGCATCATGGCCGACAACGGAATGGACTACGCAAAATCCCTGATTCAACTGGCTAACAAGCTGTCGGGTATGACTGAGCAAGTCCGCAAGGAATATGCTGAGATGCTTGACCTGGTTGAGGACGGTGCGAGCATTGAACTGCGTGCTAGCGCAGATGAAATGCCCATGAACGAAGAAGGTGCTGAGTTCGGCGACGAAGATGTGACCGACACATCCGAGGACCTGGATAGCATTCAATCGCGTCTTACGACCACAGCAGTTCTGCTGCGTCCCAAGCAAGGTGTAACGGCATCGGGTGCCCGTAAGGCTAACGTCGGCAGCAATGCTAGCGCTATCCTCGCAGGTTCCGCGCCTTTGCGTTTCAATTTCTAATAGGCAACTATTAGTTCCGTTAGTTCCCACGGCTCTAGGCAACTAGGGCTATTTCAACCTAGGTAAGGATACTCTCATGATCTACCATCCCCTCTCGCAACACATCCGTTCCACGGAATACCCTCTGGCTGCAGGCGCTACTCTCAGCGCCGATGGTCAGGCTCTCGTCGCCACAAATGTTAATGGACAGTTCGGCGTAGCTCCCTCGATGGGCGCTGCTGGCGAAGTGTTTGTCGGCTTTGTGCTGGCCCAGACTTCCGCTGCTCCGTTCCTGGAATCGCACGCGGTGAAGGTCGAGAAGCAAATCGTTCCCGCATCCGGTGTTGTGACTCTGGCGTTTGCTCCTTTGGCTTCGGCTACTGCTGTGCACGATGACACCACTGGTGCTGCCGTGGCTAGCCCCACCGTTGTGGGCAACACCATCACTGGCCTGACCGCCGGCGACGCTGTGACCGTGACGTACACCTACGCCCTGAGCGTGCAAGCTGCCATTGGCCTGATGGGCAATGCAATCCCCTCCGGCTACGCAGGTTCGCTGCTGGGTTCGGTTGGCTGCTCACAAGGCGGCAAGATCTACACCAGCCAATTCGACTCCTCGAAGAACTGGGCCGCCGCTACAGCCGTGAAGCTGGGCGCCAACGGCATGTTGACCGACCAAACGGGTTCCGGCGTGGCTATCAGCGCGATCATCGTTGCTACACCCAACCAGGACATTCCCTTCCTCGGCCTTGAGTTCAACGCGGTTTAATATCCTGCGAAGACCTGCAAATCCATTCATAACCTTTTAAGGATATTCAACCATGACACTCAAAGCAAAGCACCCCGTTGTTGCTTCGGACTACCGCATCGGCAAGCGCCAAGAACGCGCTATCGGTCAAAACGGTGAAATCAACTCGTCGTCCCGCGTGGACGCTCTGCGTAACGCTCACGCTCTGATGCAAGCTTCCGCCAACGGCGAAGTTAGCACCGAAGAAAAGCTGATCCAGGCTTCCACCAACAAGGAACTGGTGACTGCCGCGTTCCGTGACGGTGAAGCACATCGCGTTCTGGGCGAACGCATGGCCGACGAAATCTACATGACCGCCAATCGCAAGGGCTTCGCTCGTCGTTTCCTGAACCGCATGGAACTGAAACAAGGCGACATCCCACGTTTCCCGGTTCGCAAGAAAAACGTGACCGCGTTCCTGACCACCGGCCCCAGCAAGGTTGAGACCGAAGTGGTGACGGACAAATGGCTGCTGCCTGCTGAAGTTGAAATTCGTGCTCGCCCCTTCGTGCCGCAAGTCGAAATCAACCAAAGCCCCTCCGACGTGCTGGAAGAAAAGTACGTTGAAGCGCTGGAAGCAGTGATGGTCGGCGAAGATCGCTACTGGTACAACCTGTCCAAGATGACGATCGGCGTGGACAACAACTTCTCCCTGATCTCCGGTACGCTGAATCCCCTGTCACTCATGAGCGTTCGTCAGCAAGTGGCTCAGTGGGGCATGAAGGCAGCTTACTGCCTGATGGCTTCCGACCTGTTCATCGACATCGTCGGCGACGCAACCTTCATTCAAGCGATTGAACCCGTTGCACGCCACGAACTGGTGATGACCGGCCAACTGGGCGTGCTGTACGGCATGACTCTGATCTCCGAAGCATATCGCCATCCGGAACACAAGGTTCTGTCTGTCGGCGAATTCGCTGTGGTGTCCGATCCCCTGACACACGGTGCCTACTCTGACCGTGGCGGTGTTGACAGCGTGCCTATCGACGGCGTGACTGAAAAGATCGCAGGTCGCGGCTGGTTGCTGTCTGAATCCATCGCCTTCGCCGTGGCCAACAGCCGCTCGATCGCTTGGGCCAAGCGCATCTGATTTTGATAGGGGTTTTAGCCTAACAGCTAAGCCCCGATCTTTAACCAACCAATCTTTAAGGAAATATCAAAATGGGATACAACCGTGCCCTTGATCTGATGGCAATGAGTCTGGCCGCAACCCAGATCAACATGCCTGTTCGTGCTGCAAAGTTCATGCACGAAGCTGCTGCTGAAGTCTCTGCTTCAGCCGCTATCGAAGCGATTTTCGCCGCCAACAAGAAGAAGCCTGCCGCCAAGAAGAAAAAGGCCAAGGCTTCGACTGAAATGACAGCTGCACAAAAGGTGTTTGCTGAACTCGGCCTGGACGAAGACGAAGCTGAAACCTGCGAAACCGAATTGCCTGACGATCTGGAAGCAGCATTGGCCGAAGCCGGTGCTGAAGAAGGCGAAGAGGAAGAAGCCGCTTTCGGTGAAGACGAAAAGGAAGACGCCGGCGTTGTGGCTGCTAAGGCTGCCCTGGCTAAGGCCCAAAAGGTCGCCAAGGCTCGCAAGGCATTGGCCGAAGCCGAAGGTATCACCTCCCCCGAAGTGCCCTTCGACGAAGCTGATGACGCTCCCGGCGGTGACCTAAAGGTTGATGTTCCCGAAGGTGGCCCGGCCATCTCGGCTAAGAGCACAGCTTCTTTCGCTCGCGCTCTGCGTAACCTGGCTGCCCGCCAGAAGTAAGCAGTAGTTAGCTGTAAGCAACTAAAAGACGCGCATTAACTTGCGCGTCTTTTTAAAGATTGAACATGGCAACCTCTAACCAATCTAACCAAACAACTGCAGCTAAGTCAGGCATTAACCTGAAGCTAGACCCTGTTGAGAAGTTTATCTTCAGCGGGTTGCAGGAGCGTGCGTTAGAAGTTTTTGAAGCAAAGTCTATCTGGGCTACTAGCACAGACAAAACGAAGTTGCTTCAAAAATTGTTCGGTACGCAGGCATCGGGCAATAGCGACGTAAACGTCCAGTACCCGTACATGGTGTTCACGCTGGGCTCATTTACACAGAGTGAGACGCGTGGTAACAACAAGTCTCAGCTAATGAAAGGCCTCCAAGCCGCCATTAGCATGGACGACGATGAGAAGCGTACCTTCCGGGTAAAGATTCTCCCCATCGACTTTGCGGTATCCGTTGAATACTGCACCAACAGCTTTCAAGACGTCCTGCGGTATGCCAACACCTGGATGTTTGCTAGGGTTAACGGGTGGCTGAGCTTCAATGTGCGCTACGGTGACTCGGTGTTCTCAGCTAAGGCTGACTTGGATGCAAGCGTAACCATACCGCAAAGGGACTCTGACCTTAACAACGTCCAAGAGTACACGGTAACCAGCAACCTTGTGCTGCAGGGTTACATGTCGTTCGGTGTGCTACAAGAGCAACAGATCGTAGACACCGTACAGGTCAACAATGTGCTAAGTCCCGACGGGTCAACAGTTACGCAATGGAGCTTCTAACATGGTAGTCAAGGCATTGGTTCTTAACGTTGGAGTCTTTGAAGCTCACGCTAGCGTTAAGCGCTCAAAAGGCGCGTACAGCTTAAACTACGCTAACGCGGCTTCCAATATCTCTAAGGCAGAGCTGGACGTAGAACCGGGAAGCGGCTTTACCTGGCAGCCTCCTATTAAGCCTACAGGCGTGACAATGGTTCGCGTTACAGGCGGCCCCATTAAGGCCAATGTTACATTAGCTGAAGTAGTTGGTGTTCGCACAGTTCCCGAGACCATACTGATGAACATCAGCCAGTTTATGATCCTTGACGATAACGTTAGCGTAATGACGTTCCAAAATCAAGGATCCTCCGTAGTGTCTGTAGCCATAACGCAAGGATAATCCCCAATGTCTGACAAGCAAACTTCCACCAATTCGGCCACCTCAACGGGAGCCACCAACGAAGCTGCTCCCGCAGCGCCCGTTCACGCTGCTGCGCCGCACGCCTCGGTAAAGATGGCTCAAGCCATGCCGGTTCGTGTCCAACTGTTCAATGCCTCCGGTGCTACCTTGTCTGTTCCGATCATCAACAAGGCTACTGGCGAGACCGACGTCGTGTTTGTCCAGCATGGCGGTAAGCCTAAACTGCTGGCCGGCTACACCGTGGATCCAGTTTTCTCTTCGCGTAACCCAGCACTGCAGGTTACCAAGGCAAACAACTAAACAGGATAGGAAACGAACCAATGAGCAATCTCGCATCCAAGGCGTCTGACGTCTATATCAAAGAAGTTAACCTGTCGCAGACATTGACACAAGTTGCCAATGCTGTTGCATCACAGGTTGTTGTGTCCGGCAAAGGTCCTTTGGGCCCCCGTTTGTGGACTGACGCACAAAGCTATTTGGACGCCTACGGCAATCCGAACGCTGCGGTTTCCTTTGACCAGTACATGGGCCTCGATTACTTCAAGTTCGGCCAAGCTCTCTGGGCTAACCGTTGCGTGGAGAACGATGCCAAGTACGCTGCAATGGTTATGCTGCAAGACGTGAACGGCATGACCGCCTTGCGCTCTATCCCAGGCGGCCTGTCCCTTACCGAACTGCAATACCCCAACTGGGTGAACTACGTGGGCTCCGGTGAGACTCCCGTCTACGTGTTCTATCCCGCTGACGGTCCTGGTAGCTACGCTAACGGCGACTACGCGGTTAGCGTTCAAGCACAGAACCCAGCCACTCCCGACACCATCATCTCCACAGGCACTACGTCCGGCGGTTCGATGGGTTCCGGTACTTACACCTACGCGGTGTCGAGTATCAATAGCAGCGGTGCTGAGTCGTTGGTGTCAACTCCAGCTACGGTTATCATCTCCGCATCGCCTACGCAGTCAAGCGTGACCATTACCTGGGCGCCTGTTGCAGGTTCCATCGGTTACAAGATATACGGTCGCACACAAGCTATCCAGAACATGGGCCTTTTGGCCCAAGTGGGTACGGCTTCCAATACCTGGGTCGATGACGGACTGAATGTGCCCAATCAAGCACTCGGCCCGATTATCAGCACAGCCCAGCTGACAATCAGCACAGGCTTCACCCTGAGCGTCTACAAGCTGAGCCTCAGCAACTCTACTCCTGTGGAAGTGTTTACCTGTACCCTCAACGACTTCACTGACGATCTGGGCACACAAAGCGAAACCACTCAGCGCATCAACCCGTATAGCCAATACATTCGGGTTATGTCGAACCTGGCTCATCTCAGCACGTACCCTGTGTTGAACTCAGTACAGGCTAGCGTCGTTATGACCGGCGGCACTTCAGGCTCAGCGCCTACTGCGGCTACGATCAACAAAGCATGGAGCGTGTTTAGCAATAAGCAGCTGTATGTGATCGACACGATGATTAACGCAGGTCGCGCTACTCCGATCATCCAGGATCACATGGATGCTATCGCACAGCAACGTGCTGAATGCGTGGCGTTCCTCGACGTGCCTAGCGGTCAGCAATCTCGTCCCGACTCGATTGACTATCGCAACATCACGCTGAACCTGAATAGCTCGTACTCCGCGCTGTTCACTCCTGATTTGCTGGAGTCTGATCCCACCAGCGGCAAGCTGTTGTTTGTTCCTCCGTCGGGCATGATGGCTGGTCTGTATGCCAATACGACCAACGTCGGTCAGCCTTGGTACTCCTTCGCAGGCTTGAACCGCGGTCTGCTGTCGCAGGTTCTGGATGTTCGCTACACCTACGAAGACGGCGACTTCAGTCCTCTGTATCAGGCGCAGGTTAACTACATGCGGAAGTTCCCGGGTCAAGGCATTGCCTTGTGGGAACAGGCTACCTTGGCTTCACAGAGCAGCGCACTCCAGTTCCTGAACGTTCGCTTCCTGTGCAACATCATCAAGCGCGCCTCTTACGCTTACCTGCTGTACGGTCTGCAAGAACCTCTGGATGACATCCTGAAGATGCAACTGACCACTGGCCTGAATAGCTACCTCGGTGGCGTTCAATCCGGTCGCGGCATCAGTTCCTTCAAGGTCATCTGTGACAAGACCAACAACCCGGATGTGCTGGCTAACAGCGGCATTTTGGCTATCACGATTCTGATTACACCTATCCTGGCTACGCGCGTTATTGCCCTCACCCTGGGCATTAGCAAGCAAGGTTTGACCATATCGGAAAATACGATTGCAAGCATGTCAGCTTAATTCTAGTTTCTGTTGGTCTCGGTGAAGCGGAGTAATTAACCGCGCTCTTGGGTAGTCAAGATAGCCGAGACCTTACAGGATTTCATAACTACCTGTGGAACATCATGGCCAGCCGTCAACCCAATTCTGAAATATACAAAACACTCCGTCGCCTTGAGTCAGTTAAGCCTACGCTATTTGCTTCCTTGCGGAAAGCATGTTTAGATGACAAGTGCCAAGCTAGAGGTAACGGACGGTTCGTTCGACTAAGCAAGAAATTCCCAAAGCTCTTAGACCAGCTTCAAGTTCTTTGCCCCAGTACTCCCGTGTCAATAATAGAGCGTACAATACGCTTTATGCGGGAGAATAAGTGTGACGTTTGCGGTAAACCCTGCTTATGGTTCACTGAAGGTCCTTTAAAGTTTTGCAGCAACGAGTGCTGTAAAGTTGGTCACACTGAGTCAGGTTTTTACAAAGAACAAGCCAGCAAACGCTTAGCTTACTTTCAGGAAAACTATGGAGTTAAATGCTCCATGCAGCTTCCCGAGGTAAAGAATAAGATTATAAAAACTATGCGTAGGCGGTGCGGAGTAGACCACGCCCTGCAGAACAAAAACGTTTTAGAAAAATTCAAGCGTACGAATAATATAAGATACGGTGGAAACAGTCCGTCGTGTAGCTTAGAGGTCCAGCAAAGACAAATAGCTGCGCTAGAGTCGCGGTACGGTAAAGGAGTTGTAAACCCAAGCTGTATCCCAGGAATGACCGCAAAGAAAATAGAAAATTCTATGCGAAGACACGGGGTTAAACACGCGTGCCTACTACGTGAGGTTCAAGCTCGCCGTGAAGCTAGCATGCTAGAGCGCACAGGTTACGCGCATCAGATGCATAACCCGGAAATAGCCAAAAAGGTAACGCACTCTCAGCGGAACGCTAAGGAATGGACAGACCAGTTCGGTAATGTGCATGAATGCCGAGGATGCGAGCCCCAAGTTCTTAGCGCGCTAGAAGATGCTGGTGCTATTGTAGTTTCTACTGACTTTGGAGATATGCCCGAAGTGTTCTACATTAACCCCTTAAAAGGCAAGCAGTCTCTGTATCAGCCAGACGCTTTTATTGTCTGGGGTGGTGAAGGGTACATGGTTGAGGCTAAGCAGTACGACGGTTTGTTCTTTCGGGAGAACGAGTACAAGCGTAACAAGCCAAAGTTTGACGCAGCCAATAAGGTATGTAGAGCTAACGGTATTAGGTTCATGCTAGCAATACACGACAAAGAAACCGTTAGAGTCGTAAAAAGTCCTACGTACAAAAAGCTTGAAACAATTTTACATCAGAAGTTCCCCGAAAGGTTTGACGAAACCGTATGAGGCTTAAATGATTAAGACGTACACTAGAGATTCAGACGACGATTTCCTGTTACCCAAGGTAGACAGTGAGGTTGTTGCTAAAACTTCAGTTAAGGCAATTGCTGAGATTGCCAAAAGGTTAGAGTTAGCTAAAGAAAAAGCTAGCTCTGTGGATTCACCAGTTACGCGTCGATGAGCGCTTAAGGAAGACGTAATGACCGCAATAAAGGCCATAGCTTCGAGATTGGGGATTACGGCCGCCCCAATCTCGAACGGAGAAGCCGTTAGGTTTCTGGACCAGCTACGCAAAATGGATGCCTTGCTCTACAAGGGAGAGAAGCCGCAGTTCATGGACGCCTTCACCTTAATCTTTGAAGGCAAGCAAGGCGATGCTATAGCCCTGTCTCTGGAGAAGCTAGGGTGGGCACTGGTTGAACGTCGTGCTAGTAACCGCTTTAGTGCCGATGGTACTCTGAACTGGAAGTTTCTGAAGAACGGCAAGTGGCCGTTAACCGTTGAGCAAGGTTCCGAGATGACCTGGTTGACCTTGTCAAAGGACGATACAGTATTCGAGGGTATCGATGAAGCTTTCTCCGCAATGCTTAAAAAGATGGCTAAAGAAATCTTGCCGTCTGGCGCAGAGTTTCGAGGCAACGTAGCTTACTGGTCTAAGCGCGGAGGCTACGCCGGTAGCAAGGCTTTGGCGGAAGTCCAAAGACGAGCTATGGCTCTAGGATTCAAAAAAGGCGAATACGAGCCCTTCGGTAATGCTGATGGCTCCACCATGGGTGGAGGCTCTACGTTTATCAAAGGTCCTTGGATTCTTAGTACGTCTAGCAGCTATGGCGGTATGGCTTCAGACAATCGTTACAGCGCTTCATTGAGTTTCGATGCTCAGCGTGGGCGTTAAAAATCCCCCAATTGATTTAAGGAAACATTAACATGCCAGCACGCGTATCCCTACAAGACATGGCCCAAGTGGTTGATGCTCAAAGTTCCTTCGACTGGGCCATCTGGTTGCCGTCAGTGCCAGGTGGTTCGTACTCTACACGGGACTTTACGTTCCGTTGCACAGGTACCACCATCCCTGCGGTCACCCAGGAAGCCTTCAAGGTTGAGGCTCACGGTTTGGGCTTCAACTACCCTGGCCGCCGCACTTGGGCAGCAGACATTGACTTCACAGTGTACGAGACCCGTGACCAAACTACCCGCAACCTGATGCTGGCCTGGATGGATTTCGTCCGTGACATTAAGGCGAACACTGGCAACTACAAAGCCAACTACGCCGTGGATGCCGAACTGAACCTGTACGATGCTCCTGGCAACATTACCAAGCGCATCAAGATCGAACAGTTCTATCCATTGGAGCTGGGCACAGCTACGCTCGATAACACCTCAGGTCTCTTGACGTACACCTGCAAATTCAGCATGGATCGTACTTCAGAGATCGTTGGTTAAACATGGGGCACGTAATGAGCATCAACACACAACACGTCAAGGTTATAGCTGAGCGTAGCAAAGTAACCGCTAAGGCTGACGCGGCTTTTGTTAGCGCGGTTAAAGACAACTTTGAAAACGCTGCTGTCGCACAAAGTGGTAAGAAGCTTAATGACTTGGCCCGAGCCACCGTTAAGGCTTTGAAAAAAGATTACCCAGGCGTTTCCTTTGAGGCAGGTGAGCTCAGAGATGGAACCTACCAAATTGGGTTTAGCCCAGAAGACGCTGGGGATAAAACTGATTGGGTAGTCTACACGTATAGGGTAGTCTACGAACTTGCTAAGAAGAAGTTTAGCACAGAGCAAACGCTGTTCTAACTGCTAATCAGCATACCGGGAATCAAAATGATTAACGAACAACACATCAAGGCTATCGCATCCCGCACCAAGGTAATCGCAGCCAATCGCCCAGCAGAGCCGAGTCCGGCTCTGCAAAAGTTGCTAAAGGAAAAGCTAGCTCAGCTAAAGGAGTTAGAAACTGCTTTAACTTCTATGGCTGAAAATCCTAAAACCTCTGAGGAGGACGGCGGGCTAATCAGTCTGATACTTCCAAGTGTTAGAAACGCAAAGCATGCCACTGTTGACATTTTGGACAAAGCGGACATGAACTTCCTACGCAAGGCCTACCAGTCTTAAAAGTAGTACCGGGAATCAAAGGGCGCCTCGCCGGTCATCGGCGCCCACATTTACCAAGCGTCCAATTCGGCGGCGTTCCTAGGTAATAGGTGTTTCTACGTTCTGTGGAGCACTCAATCCAAAAACCTAATTATCCCACCGAGAACGCCCATTTTGGCTCTTGTGCACCGTTATCCACATCTGCCATTTTAGCACCTGTCTGACCTACGCTAGGTGCATTAGACTTAACGCTTTACCCTTGGAGTTTTGAATGGTTGATTTTACAGCTTTAGGCCAGAAGATAGGTGGAAACGCCGTAGAAGGCATGGGCGGCGGACTGAACGCTAAGTCCACGCCGTTAAACTCCTTTGTGTCCAAGGTCAACAGCACACTGGGTACAAACATAGCGCAGGTTAATCCTACGGCGATGCTTAAGTCAGCGTCCAGTGGGCAGATATCTAGTCTGTTCGGTGGAACCCAAAACGCTAACAGCCCCACACGCACAACAGGCGCGGCTTTTGCTGCGAGGGACGTTAAGAGCGATCTGTTAAAACGTCTGGACCCGGTTACTAACTTCGAGTGGATGGCCATCGTGGTTAACAAGAGCCCTGGGACAAACGATACCTTGCCTTGGTATTACATAGATGAGATCACAGTACCGGCGCCTAACTTTGGGGCCTCCCAAAAGTTTGTGGCCGGTAAGGAAAAGAAGTATGCCGAGTGGTTTACACTAGGAACCTGCACGGTAAAGATATATTCGGACGTGTCTGGCCTTGCTTTTAATTTCTGTAATAACTGGATACGTTCGGTGTACAGAGATGACAACTTTTACCAGCCACCCGTGGCTTACAAGAAAGACATCTTTGTGTTTATCTTGGACCCTACGAGAAAGGTGGTGATCGACATACAACTGCTAGGTTGCTGGCCTACAGCCTGGGGAGACTATCAGCTAACGTCTGGGGCGGCTGCTGCATTGGAGTCCTCGTTAACGCTTAGCGTAGACGATTTCAAAATGAACTACGACTCTAGCAAGGATGCCGTTATACAAAGCATCGCGGCAGTAACAGCATCAACCGGAGATACAAGTAACGTAGGTATACCTAAAATCCCAGCACAGTTAAGTCAGTTTCAGGGCGCCGTTAAGAGCGCACAAGACACAATAAATTCGGTACAAGGTAGAATAAACTCAGCCTTGAAATTTTAGTTAACGTCAGGAGCACATAATTATGATCGCACACCCCACCAAGCAGCTTAACCTAAAGCCGCAAAACCCAGGAGCCACCCAACAGTGGGGCTTCCCTGGAGCAGCCGTTGAGGAACCTAAGGCTCAGCCTCAGTCTATTCTCACGCCGGAGCAACGCGTAATCAAAAAAGAGTCTCCGTCAGACGCCTGGGGACTGGAACAAGTAGGCAAGCCTGACGCTGAAAAGGATGCCGACTTTTACTCGGTAAAGCTCCCCAGTGACTTCTTCTTCTACGACTTCAAAGCACTCAGCGTGAAGAAGGTTACAGGAAGAGTCCAAGCCAAGTTCACCCGAGCCGGAGCCGAAGGCAATGCTCGCTACTTGGTTGAGGGCGTTAGCTTTCTGCTAGGCGACGGCATATCAGCACTCGACCTTACCGCCTACGACTTCAAATGGCTATTGCATTTCATTCTGTTGCTCTCTTATCCGGCTAGCCCGCGCCGCACAGCAGTAGAGTGTCGCAACCCCGAGCACAACCATAAGGTAGACGACGGTGAGATGCCTGAGGCTTCCCTGAACTACATTATGACGTATGACCGTCCTACCCTCAAGGAAATCATATTCAATCCTGAGGCCTTGAAAGCCTTGGACCTCACTCCGTTAAGTGGCTACGACCTGGGCGTCTATACGATGCGGGATGCCATTGAGTGGGAAGAGAATTATGCTGACCGCAGCGATAACGAAGAAGACGTCTTCATCTACGATCTGGCTGCCTACCTTAAAGGAGGTACCCTCGAAGAGCGCGCTGAAAAGGTTCGCGACATGAGCGTCGCCCAGTTCAAGTGCCTTGAGGCCTATAGGGCCGTGGCACAAAATCACGGCGTAACCGCCGCCCTTAAATCTATTTGCAAGGAGTGTGGCGCAGAGAATGTTACCGATGTAACGATCTCTGTGCGCGATTTTCTATAAGTTCTTCGACTTCTTTACAGCCTCTTATCTGGACGACGGGGCCATTCTTGTAGCACGGGAAATGGGTGTGTTCATCGACACACTTAATCTTCCAATGCACACGATAATGGCATTCGTAAAGACAGCTAATGCTATGGTTGAACAGAAGAAGCTTGCAGCGCAAGCACGAAACAGCAGCCGTAAGTCACGCAACGGTTAATTGAGGATACACACGATGGCTACCAAAGGTAAAGGCAAGGGAAACAACAAGGCTAAGCAAGTACAGCAGCAACATGCCAAGCATGCTGAGGCTTATGCTAAGCACGAAGCCGACCTTGAAAATTCCATTGCCGGGGAACACGTCCGAGCCGCTAACGCCAAGGCAGGCGCTTCTAAAAAGAGCGCAGCCCAGGTAAAGGCTATGATGAAGGACGCCATCGAGAACAAAAAGTCCAGTGCTGAAGTAATGCTTGCTGCCATAGAGGGCTTTAGCAAGGCTGCGGAGATCGAACGGGATGAAGCCAAGAAGGTCGCCGCCCTGCAGAAGAAGCTAGGGGCATTGGTTGAAAAGAACCAGAAGCAGCAAACCCAAGACAACCTTGAAGCAATAGAAGCTCTTTCAGATGAGCTAGAGGAAGTCAAAGGTTCGTTTGCTGAAAAAGCCAACAAGGTGTTGGCCTCATTAGAGGCGGCCAAAAAAGCTGATGCTGCGGCTGCTAACCTTCTGGGTACCCGCATAGGTAAACAGATAGCGAAAGAGCAGCTGAAGGAACGGCGTGAAGAGTACAAGGGCAAGGAAGCTGACTTCCTAAAGAATCGCCGCGAAACTATAAATGCTTTGCAAGCAAAGATGAAGATAGCCTCGGCCACGGGAGATGCTGAGCTTCGCAAGCTGTTGGCTTTTCAGCTTGATAACGCTCGCAAGAATAACGTAGCTGACTTTGAGGCAATCCAGAAGAGAATAGATAAGAAGCTTGAGGCGTCAGACGAGTCCACGCAAGCCGCGTTTAAGACTGCTGAGAAGCTTGCTGAGAAGCGGGGGTTCATTAACCGTAAACTCGACAGTATTAAGGACGCTAAAGACGCTCTTACCCTAACCAACTTTGCAAAAGCCACGGTGGGCAAGTTGGGCTTTGGGGAAGGTCGGACTATAAACGACCTTAATGCTAACCGTCGGGCAATGAATAACATCAGCATAGCTGACCGATACAAAAAGAACGAGGATGCTGCTAAGAAGGCCAATGACCTGGCTGACCTAAAAGAAGAGCATCCTGAGATGTTTGGGAATAATAAGTCCAACCCATTTAGTGACCTTAAAGAGTCAGCAAGGCCACAAGGCGAGCCGGGTGGAGACGACATTTACCGGATGCGGGCTGAAGAAGACGCTAAGGCCGAGACCGACGAGCTAAAGGGTATAAACAAGTCTTTGGCTAAGCTGGCCAAAGACGGATTAGGGGGAGGTTCAAGCAGCGGTAGCGGTAATAGCTTGCCAATGGATCTGCTGAGTAAGGTTTCCAGCATAGGCGCGGGGATATCTAGCATTGTTGGAATCCTCGGCACAGTAGCACTGGCTGTTGCGCCCTTGGCCGTAATGTACGGCGTTACCAAGTGGGCTGAGACAGCGTCCATTAGGGACAAAAAAGGCAACATGACTGGCACTGGTAAAGTGCTTAACAGCGCCCAGAAAGCACTTGGAGGTCAGGGACTTAAACCTCAACAGGACATGAGCCGCGTAGAGCGGTTAAATGCGGATACGACGTTTGCTTCAACCTTGGGTATCTCGTCTGATCTGTTTGGCACAAAGAAGAAAGCACTAATCAAGAAGTACCAGTGGCAGTTTGAATCCGGTGCCACGTTCTCTCCTGAGGAAGCCGCAGTCCTCAAGAAGAATCTTGGTTTAGAAGTACCGCCACAGAACATTAAGAAGCCTGGGGCTACATCTGGCGCTCCTTTACCGTCTACTGGCGCGGGCGGTGGGCGCGGTAACGGCCAAGCCCAGGTTTCAGCGATGGCTAAAGACTCCGCCTCGGTAGCAGCCTCTGCGTCCAAGGCAGGCGCATCGTCAGGCTCAGCAGCCCCTTCTTCTGCGGCTTCTAGTGCGGCTGGTAGCGGACGCGGTAACGGCCAAGCCCAAATGTCTTCAATTGCCAGTAACGGCGGCAGTGACGGCAAGGCTACGTCTGTAAGCGGCCCGGGTTCGGAGAAATTACAGAACCTAGTAACCACCACAGGCAACGTAGACCTAAGCGACCTAACGCCTCAGGCCACTAGCAACCTTACCTCCTTGGCTTCTGACTACAACTCAGCCACTGGTAAAAAGCTAAAGATAAACTCCGGGTTTAGGTCTAGAGAAAAACAGGCTCAGCTTTACGCCGACTACAAGGCTGGTAAACCTGGAGCTAACCCAGCTAATCCCCCAGGTAGTAGCTTGCACGAGGTAGGGTTAGCTGTGGACGCTGATCCTTCCCAAGTAGACGAGATGGATCGCATGGGACTCATAGCCAAGAACGGCTTTGAGAGAATCTCAGGTCCTCGGGAACGCCAGCACTTGCAATTAGCCGGAGCACAGAACGCTATATCGGGCAGTGGTAGTTTAGTCTCAGGCGACGCCATTGGGGCTGGCCCGGTTAGCACAAAGAGTGCAGGCGAGTCGACGGTCGACGCTCCTACAAAATCCGCAGGTAACTCCAATACTAAAAACGGACAGATCTCCGTGGCTTCCTCAGATGACAATTCGTCTGTAACTTCGGTAGAAGGTCCTTCTAACGTAGGCGCCGGCGCCGGGCGAGGAGGCGGTGGTGGCGGAGCTAACCGGGGTTCAGCTATATCTGTGGCTAGTGTCCCAACCTTTATGTTTAACGACCCGGCGTTCTACGCTACTAACGTGCAGGCAATGGCATGAAAATAGACAAGGAAGCACTTGGCTTAGTTAAGCCCCCTGAGGTTAAGCATCTTCCAGACGAAAAGCCGGCTAACGATGATAGTCAGGTTATCCTTACCCTGCGGAATACCGTTAGCGTTCTACTAGGTCAAAAGAAAAAGAACGAGGAGGCAAGTAAGAACGAAGGCGGTAAAGAGTCTCTTAAGAACAAGAAAAGTATCTTGTCTAAGATATCGCTTAAGGGCGTTATGCTAACCCTCGGGGGTATAGCCGCGTTGCTTGCTGGTAAAAAGGCTATGGCAAGTACAGCAGAAAGCGCGTCAACCGCGGGTAGCTCTGGGGCGTACCCAGGTACGTCAAGAGCGGATGTAGATGATGCTGATCCGCAGCTAGACGAGATCAACAAGAGTATTGCAGATGAAGTTGCAACCCCTAAAGTAGAGAAAGGACCCGCCTCGGCATCCTCCACTGCGCCTAGGACGACGCCCATGTCTGGGAAGTCCGAAACAATGTTATCAAAAGATAACAGTGAGTCAGTGGACAGTGCTATAGCAAGAGCAGCTAAGGCGGTAGGGGAAAATGTTACGTGGCTTAGGGCTATGATTCATTTAGAGTCGGGTGGTGACCCCAGAGCTCGTAGCACCCAGTATCTAGGGTTGGGCCAAATTGGTAAATCAGCTTGGGAGGACATAAAAAGTTCGGGTCTAAAACTCCCAGCTTTAACAGGCGGTTCAGATGATCCCAGGTATGATCCTTATCTCAATGCTCTTGCTACTGCTAAGCTTATGGTGATAAACAGAAAGCGTATCGCATCGGCGGTTGCTGCTGCGGGATACAAAGAGACAACGCTAGGCTTGCTCTACGCGGCCCATAACCTGGGCGCTGGTACTGTAAACAAGATGCTTTCTGAGAAAGATTCTACAAAGTGGGACGAGCAAACAAAACGCTTTGTGGCTAACCAGGCATCTGAATTGACGCAAGGCGGTTTAGGTAACTACCTCAGGAACGCTGAAGCGTCAATGAAGATTCATTACGCTGCCGCCAATGTAGACGTTAGCGGTCAGAAGGTAGCAGTAGCTAAGAGTATAGGGGTTATGAGTAGTCAAAGGCCGCAGCAGTTAGCAGCGTCACAAAGAACTCCTGAGCCTATTCAGCTAGCTTCTATAGAGCCCCCAAAGGTAACAGCGTCTACCTCAACGTCCACCAAGGTTAAAGCTGCTCCCACCCAAGTAGCTTCGGCTGAGGGTGGTGGCGAAGGGGGCAGTGGTGGCGGTCCCAAGCGTAGAGTAGACCCGCAAGCATCAGCTAGAACAGAAGAGCCTTTTAGATTACCTAACGGTCAGATGGCATCGGTATAGGACATTGGAGTAAGACATGGCAGGACTATTTGACAACTTTAGCGTTAGCAATACTAACGCTTCTAGCCTAGTTGACATGGCTAAAACCGCGGGTATGACACAGATGGGGGGACTTGGGGGAGCAAAGCCCAATGCTTCATCTGGTGGAAACCCAGCTACGGATGGAAACTCCTTTTACAAGGTAAAGATTCAAGCGCAGACCGAAAACGCTGGAGTTATCAGCATCATAGCAGACTGCCCAGCTGAGTTTGCCTTCGACACAGCCGTTGATTACGACTCCCCTTACCAGAACATGGTTGAAGAAACTCTAATGAACGCGGTACCAGACAGACTTAGAGCAGCGGCGCAAAGCATAAACAAGCTGGCTAAGCTGGGCGGTACTAAAGCGTTTACTCAAGCGTTGACAGCTAAAGTCTGGAATGGTGCCGGCTCTACAACCCTTAGTCTACCTTTGATCTTCCAGGTTGAAAAAGACGCTGACGTAGAGGTAATGATGCCCCTAATGCAGCTGATGTATCTGTCTATGCCCAAGGAATCTTTGGCAGGTGGATTTCTATCTAGCCCAGGCCCCAGGTTCAACATGCAAGCGCAGGGCTCAGGAGGTCAGTCTGCTGACAAGGTTATGGCTACTAGCCCAAGTAGCACAATGGTTCCCAATACCCAAACACAAACCTCAGTGCCTATGACGTCTACAGATAATAGCCTGCTGGGGCAAGCCACTGGCATACTAACAGGCGCTGCCGAGAAGGTTGCGTCTCTAGGTTCCAGCGCTGTAGCCGCTGGTAGCAAGGTTGCTGACCAAGCTGCCGCGGCTGTTTCCAAGATGATTAAGGACCACGTAGACCAAAGCATTAGTGTCCAGATAGGCGGTGGGTTTTATCTGGATAACGTGGTCATAAAATCGGTTAATCAAACCCAACGCATTTCACCGATCGGTTTGGGGCCGGGAATGTCTAGCGGTATCAACGCGATGATCAAAGTGGACGTGGTGTTTGAAACGTTCTATACGCTTACCCAGCGTGACATTATGAAGATGCTTATGCCTATGGGTAACGGCAATGCTCCACAAACCGCAGCGCTCTACAATAAGCTAATAGGATAAAGTACCATGCCCAATAGCACACACGACTACGAAAATTACGCCACAGTATGCGCTCAGGATTCGGGACGTTGGGACATCCTGAAATGCTCGGTTAATAACATACGCTTCACCGTGCCTGCAGAGCGCACCATAACTGTCCAGGCGGGTGACGAGGCTAATCTCCCGGGCATCGCGGCCAAGTATCTGGGTTCACGCTTCTTGTGGTACGCGCTGCTGCACTACAACGGCCTCTACGATTCGGTTAACGACGTTAAGGTTGGAATGACCTTGCGTATTCCTAAACTAGACCCGCTTCTTAACGCCCTTAAGAACGGTTCCTCAGGTAGTGGCGCCTCCGGTGCAGGCAATTTGATTGTGATTTGATATGCCCATAGGTAACAGCCCATACGCCCTAGCTGGCGTATTCCGAGTCTCTTTATACTTCTCAGGCGTGGAGTTTCCGTTCACTAAGGAATCCCACATAGCTATTCTGCATATGTCTGAGAGTAGCAAGCTTGAAATTCCCATGATACGGTTACAGTTTACGGACGGTATCCAGTTCTTCAAGAACAATCCAGGGTTGTTGGTTGAGGCTTCGCAGATAGAAATAGCATTGCTTGCACGAGAAGTAGCTTCGGCTACCTACAAGTTTAGAGTAAACTCCCTTCATGTCTCCCCGTCTAAGATGGGTGACGTTGTAGACATTGACGGTTACCTAGATTTTCCCAGGTACTGGATACAGACAACCAACGCCGTGTACAAGAGCCTTACCAGTGGAGATTTGTTGAAGCAGTTGGCTACGCAGTCTGGTCTTACCTACGACGGTGATGTTACCTCTGACCAACAAACCTGGCACGGTGGTGCAAAAAGAATCCATGCGTTCTGTAACGAGATAGCTAACCATGGGTTCAGCAGCGATACCAGTTGCATGAAGTTAGCCGTGTGCTTTGACGGCACTATGCGGTATAAGGACATCTCAAAGCTGGACGTTAACGAGCCTGTAGCCAAGATGCTTATAAGCGACATCCGTCAAGGTTACATTACGGTTGTATCCCACCAGCCTAAGAACTCGGGTGGCTCCGCTAACCGTAAAGCAGGTTACAAGAAGACGGCCACCGAGTACAGCGTAGTACGAGACACGCCTTATAGGACGCACACCAACATTGCCGCAGATATCAATGAAGGTGGCGAGTTCAACATGAACCAAGACGTTCGAGACCTTGTAGAGTCAGGTGCTCACCAGTGCTATGCTATAGACTATGGCAACGTCCATGATAACTATAACAGGTCAAGATACCAGAACATTCGAGGCACAGCACTTTTTAATGTAGGGTTGGATATCCTGATAAATATGCCAGCCATCGAGAACCCTAAGGTTAGTGTCTTTGACACCATCAACATCACAGCTCCCGCTGAACAGTCTGAGCTTAACGGCTCCTATATCGTGGTTAGCCACGCTATATCTATAACCAACTCCCAGTACCATGAAAAGTTTGAATTGACCCGTCGGAGTGCTGCATCCGATCAGAGCAAGAAAGCTTCTGATAACGTCAAGTTTGAACCTATCTCTACGCCACTATACCAAGACTCCTAATTATGTTTGACAGCTTAGCCAACTCAGAAGGCGGAGGCATTCCCATTGAGGATGCTCTTCACATAGGTAAGGTAGTTCACAACAATGACCCTCAGATGCTTCAGCGTATCAAGGTCACTGTGCCCGGGTTCTTGGATGACCAAGACACAGAGAGCCTGCCCTGGGTAGGGCCTATGCACCCAAGCGAATTTGGGATGAATGAAAACTATGGCGTGGTGCGGGTTCCGCTTGTAGGTTCGTTGGTGGTCGTTAAGTTCCAAGGCGGGGATGTTCATCACGGTATGTACGTAGGTTACGTGCCTACCAGCCAGTTTGCTAAGAACCTTCCCGCGGCACTAAAGACCAACTACCCTAATAGGGTTGGCTACATTGATCCTATGGGCACGGTTGTCTACACAGACGTAACCACAGGGGAGATGACGGTTAACCACTTTGCAGGGTCCATTGTAACCTTTGAACCTGCTGGCAAGATGATTACGATTATTTCTAACCTGGACATAACAGGCGACATACACCACGTAGGCAATTTGAAACAAGAAGGAAACACCACGCAATCTGGTAACTACGACCTGTCAGGTAACAGCACAATTGGTGGAAACAACGCTGTGGGTGGTAACGAAACCGTTGGTGGCAATTCTAGTGTTTCAGGAGCAGCCTCTATGGGTTCCATATCTTCACCCACAGGCGTGGTTGGCGGCAAGAGCCTGGAAGGCCATACGCACATCGACTCGCGAGGCGGCGGTACTTCGCAGCCAATCTAAGGATTCGTATCATGGCAACCAAAGTAGCAGACGTAATAACCCCAAGCGATATCTTGAACCCGGGTCTGCAGGTTCAAGGCGCGTCGTACATAGACATAAACCCTACGTTCGACCCGCACACCAGCCCTTCCCTGATCTTACTGGACACCTATGCAATAGTTCACGGTTCTCTGGCTAACCTGTTTGTTAGCGCACAGGGAACTCGTAGCCGCATCTTCCAAGAGGATTACTGGAGCGGCCTCTACCAGTTGCTTCAGGAGCCTTTTGACTCTCAGACGGCTGACCTTATCGCGATGGCCGCAAAGACGGCTGTACGCAATTGGGAGCCTCGGATTACAAACGTGTCTGTCAGCGTGGTTGCCGATACTTCTATCCCGGGATACGCTATCACTGTTTACGGTCAGCTGATCTCAGCTGCCAATCAGCAATTCTCGGCATCCTATTCTTTACCCGTGTAATCAGGAACAACAATGGCTACGACAACTCACACTATTGCTATAACCTTTCAGCTAGGCGGTAATCCTCCATCCATGCAGGCAGTATTTGTCAATGGTAGTGAGGTGTCCATGTCTGTCCCAGCGTTCACCACGTACCTTGTTAACAACGTCTCTTACTACAACCTGGCCGCTATTGAGGTTCCCGCTGGGGCTATTGTAGAAGTAGCTCTGCAAGAAGGTAACGCCCACACTGCTGGAAGTAACGTTACCTTGTCTACGCTGTCTGTGGATTACAACTCGGGTAAGACTCAGTTGCAGTCTATGCTGGGCTCTTCTAGTGCGCCGTGGAAGGCAATACTGCCCACAGAGACAGGCGACGCGCTTATCTCCCTTATCAGCACAGTTCACTCAAGCGCCCAACAAAACATCTTGCGGTCTCTGCAAGACACGTTCCCTGCTACAGCCGTTTCTGATTCGGCAATCTACGCAGGTGCAACGATGCAGGGCGTACGCCTAAACCGCAAGCTGCCGGCTAACATGCCCGTTGCTATAACCAACAACAACGCACAGCAAATAACTATTCCGCCGTACACCCAGTTCTCCGGAGCCAATACCTACTGGTTCAATAGGGACTTTATCACAATAGAGCCTGGGCAGGTTGTGTCAGCATTCAGCTTGTTCCAAGGCATGGTAAAGTCTATGGCAACCAACGGACTCGGTACACCTTACCAAGCATGGGCTTCGCCTGAGTCTGGTTTCACTGTCTCAGACACCGACACCTTTGTTGCCGTAAACGGCACGTCTATTGCCAAGTTGACTACGGGGCTTTGGACTTCTAAAACCGGCGGCGGCTTTGTTGACAAGACTTTGGCTACAGGCGAGTTCGTCGTAGAGTTTGGGGATGGCGCTTACGGTTCAATGCCTCTTATCAGCGATACCGTTAACTTTGTTTATGTGGTTACCTCAGGGTCGGCGGCTAATTCGCTTAACGCCATGAATAAAAGCATAACTACTACGGCCTACCAGAATTTGCTAATCAACGCACTGGGTAACCCCTCGGGCGGTGCTGACGAAACCGGCGCACTGCGGTACAAGAATATTGCAGCGTATTCCTTCGGTACGTTCGGTAGTGCGGTAAACAAGAGCCAGTTCCTTACCACCATCTTGGAGTACCCAGGTATATCGGATGCGGTTACTTTCTCAGAGCGTGAGGTGTACCAGTCCAATCCCAAGCTAATGAACTACATGCAGATCACATATCTGCTTAAGGCGGGGGTTACCTGGAATTCGGTGGACGTTACTAACTTCATCGAATACCTGCACACCAATTCGCTGTACTCAGGGCGCTACAACATTGTGCCACCAGTTCCTAGCATAGTGGACGTAAACGTTATCGTTTACTGTAAGTCGTGGGCCAACCTTGACCTGGGCAACTCCTCAGCCACCGCGGCCATAACTGGTTTGTTTACTAACGCCGGGTTGAACTACGACATTATGCTGACGGACATAAGCCAAGCGATCTTGGCTTCTTACTCAGGTATCGACTACGTAGACATAGTTACACCTGCTAAAGATGCTATTGTGTCCACACCGTGGATCCCGTCACCCGCTCTAGTGCAGAATAGCCAAGCTGGTTCATTGCATGCTGGGTCGGTAACGTATGCAGTTGGCTATATATCGAATACAGGCGCTACAGTTGCTGGAAAGAATCTAGCGTACTTGGTTCTAACCGCGGGCAATAGCGGAGTTACGCTCACATGGCCTGCGGTTGCCTCTGCTACGCAATACCTTATTTACGGCCGAGGAGGCATTGGCAGCACTTGGGGGCTTATTGCTACGGTTCCTGCTAACACAGCCAATCCAGTCTACATTGATGACGGAAGCGTTGTGCCAGTGCCAACGTCCACCAATTCAGCCACGTTGCCCTACAACGTGGTTGCCTACAATAAGCTGGGCAACCTCACGGTTAAGACGTATTACACACAACGTAGCGGCAGCTCACAAGGCTAAACGATATGAGCTTACTACCAATTGATTTAGGCGACAACCACACGATTGAGTTTACAAGCTACAAGGGTGACAATAGGTCTGGGGCTATCGTCACGCACCTTACGCCTGAAGGAAAGCTGTGTGAGTCCTCGATACCTTTCAGGGATCATGCGTGGGCTCTAGAGTTTAAGTCTAAACTCCTGGAACATAGCTGGGAGCTCGTATCGGATAATCCTGTGACCTTGGCGCCTAGCCTAGCGTGCAGGGCTTGCGGTGATCACGGATTCATTCGTAACGGCAAATGGGAAAAAGCGTAAATATCATGGCATACAACAGAAGCATTCTACTCCCACCGTATTTGAACACCAGCACGTGGACTGAATTAACCGCGGCGCTGGATAAGCTGTTCCTAGATACAAGCACAGCTACCACGCAACTTCAGGGGGTGCGTAACCCCTACGTAGTTGGTCCTCAGATTCAAGATGCCATAACGTCTGGGACAATGTTCGATACAAGCAACGCACAGTATCAGCAAGACCTTCAGACTCTTCTGAAGCAGCTTACCTTTAACGGCCTGCCTCTAAACAATCCAACGTACCTCAACTCCACCCAGGCGTTGATGCTGTTCCGTAACCTAGGGGCTTACTGGTACAGCAAGGGAACAGGTAAGGTAGTGGATTTCATAAACTTTACCATGGGTGCTTCGCTGACCATGATAAATTTGTGGACACACGACTATCAGCACTTCATCCCCGAGTTAATTCTGGATTCGACTAGCGGGGCAATGATTGAGAATCCCTTGTTGCTTAACAACAAGATCACAGACCCCAACCCCGACCCCAACAATACCTACTACCCGACTACGCACGTTAGCATGGCATTGGGCGCGTCTCCTGCTTTCAAGAACGCCACAGCAGATGAGTTCCTACAGTTCTTTAACGATGTGTTTAACTACAACCTAGTGCTGTACGAGATCACAGACGAAAACACTTTGAAGATCGGGCAGCCCGATCAGCAGAACCTAATCAGCATGGGTCTGTTTTACGAAAACGTTATTTATCCTACCGGGGTATAGTGAGATGGTAACAATACAAATAGCTCCCAGAGTAAAGGTAACTGGCATTCCGAATTTGCTTGGTCCGCTTATATTGCCCGCCTTAAAAGCTGGAGGAGGACCTGTAACGCTGACGCCCCCCAGGAGTAACAGCCCGGCTCCCTGGACGTACGTCAGTAGTGACCCCTACATCGTAAAGATAGTGGGTAACACAGCTACTGCTTTAGTGGCCGGTTCGGTTACCATAAGTGCTATGCAGGTAGCGCATACAGGATTCTCCGCAGGTAAAGCCACCGCGTTTGTTACGGTTACTCAGATACTTCCTGACCACGTAAGCAATTTTGTGATTGGGAACAAGTACCTTTGCAGTGTACCGTTTACTCTACCTACACCTACGTCCAACAGCACTGGAGCATGGACTTACACCAGTAGCAACCCGATAGTTATTTCTATAAACGGGAATGTTGCTACTCCCACGGGTCTGGGATCATGCGTAATTAGTGCTACCCAGGCAGCCACAGCAACTGTGGGTGCGGGAATAATAACTGCTAACGTAACGGTAACTACCCAAACAGACTCGCTAGGACCTTTCACTGTGCCTAACCTGGTCGCAGGCACATCGCAGACCCTAACCCCGCCGACTTCCCAAAGTGGCGGCACTTGGGCGTATGCGTCAAGCAACCTCAATGTAGCAACCATAAGCAACAATACGGTTAACGCTATAGCTTCAGGTCAGTGCGTCATAACTGCTACCAAGTCGGGAGACCCTTGTTACGGGCCTGCTTCCGCTGTTGCTACGTTTACCGTGGCTACCCAGGCAGCTAGCGTAGGGGCTCTTTCTATTAACCCTACGCTGTACTTCTGTAGCCCAGACTTTACGATAACACAGCCTGTGTCTAACAGCGATGGCGCGTGGACTTACACCAGTAGCGATACTACGATACTTTCTGTATCTGGGAACATTGTTTCTATTCTGGGGAAATTGGGCACCTGCACGATAACAGCTACTCAGGCAGCTACTGCTCTATTTGCAGGCAACGCTGTTAGTGCCACAGTAAACGTCGTAGCCAAGATAAATACTCTGGGCGCGTCAACTACCTTCTCTGTGCCTAGTAAGCTCTTGACGGCCGCACCGTTCCCAGTAACACAGCCAGATTCTTCTGGGTCGGGCGCGTGGACTTATACGTCCAGTAATACCAATGTAGCATCAATTTCAGGTAGCACCTGTACTGTCGTAGGTGTGGGGAGCTGCACGATAACGGCTAGGCAGGCGGCTGATGCCTGCTACGGTTTGTTTACTGTATCGGCTGTGTTCTCAGTTACCCAGCCACCAAACAACCTGGGACCTTTGGTTATACCTCCCAAGTTGGTTGGTGATTCACCGTTTACCATAGTTCCGCCTACCACAAGTTCTGGCGGAGCATGGTCGTACAGCAGTAGCAACTCCTCGATTCTTTCAGTGTCAGGTAATACGATCACTGTGGTGGGGATGGGTAGTGCGGTAATCACAGCTACTCAGGCAGCTACAGCTTTGTATCCAACGGCATCCACAACAGGCATAGGGGTAGTAACAGCGCCAGCTTACGAGATAACGATCTCTCAGCACTCTATGAACTACAGTGTAGTCCAGAACTTAGCTATAAAGTATGGCACAGGCGTAGGTACTGCGGCTTGCTCTGTTACGGTAACCGTGGCCCCTGGTATTTGGGTGTACTCAGAGAATCCTCAACTATTTGCTCTATACATAGACAGGTTTGCACCCGGGTCTACGGTAAAGCTTATCAACCACGGCTTTATAGCTGGAAAGGGTGGGCAAGGAGGAAGCAACACTCAGCTAGGCTTTGCCCTTAACGGGTACGGTATCGGGCAGAACGGCGGCACAGCTATATTCACAAACGTAGCTCTGGTTATCGACAACACCGATCCAAATGCGTATATCGGTGGGGGTGGTGGGGGCGGCGCAGCTATCGTCTGGGCTGACCAAGGCGGTGGCGGTGGCGGAGCAGGCGGAGGACTTGGCGGGACTGGTAGCTACGATATTAGCAATGCCATTATCAAGGTACAGCAAAAGGGTGGTGCAGGTGGATCAATAGGCAGCCCGGGCGGAACCGGCATGACCTCAGGAGCACTAGCGTCACCCGGTAAGGGTGGTGGAGCAGGCGGAGGCGGCGGGATATACGGTGCAGGCGGGGGCGGTGGTGGACGGCAATTCCCAGGCTCTGGCGGAACACCGGGGGCTCTTTACATAGCCTGGTCGGGTCAAACCATTACAGCTGGAGCTGGCGGAACCGGTAACACCGCCGGCGGTGATCCTTCGTCTACCTCAGGTGGCGGCGGAGGCGGCGGAGGCGGCTGGGGTAAACCCGGCGGTAACACCACAGTCCACGGCGGTGGCGGTGGCGGTGCAGTAACATGGAAGTCCTCACCGGGAGTAGGCGTTACGTTTGTTAATAACGATACCTCCCGCGTGTACGGCGTATGCACTATCAGTTAATTTAAGTGGAACAACAGGAAACATAAAATGGCTACATCAAGCACAATAGCACCGTCAGCGTTTACGATAACGCAGGCTGGCCTCAACGCAGCCATGCTGGCACAAGGTCAAGGCTTATCTATATCCATTACTAGGTTCACCTTGGGTACTGGGTACAACTATACTCCGGGGTTGAATGACACGATCATTCACGGCACTGAGGTATACTCGGATGCTCCTTCAAGCTGGAACATGCTTAGCGAAATAACTAGGGACATTGTCTGTATTGTCCCGGCTACCGCTGGCCCGTTTACGTTTGGTGAGATAGCACTGTACCTCAGCGACGGCACACTATTCGCCTTGGCAGCTTTCGGAGCACTCCAGACAAAGGCGAGTGCTGCCTCGGGTGTTGCTAACGCCCTTACCTTTCATTGTGTTCTGAACATCGGAATGTCGCCTTCGGTTATTCAGGTTATCACGGGAACACCCGGCGTAATTGAGGTTGTGGGCTCAACCAACAACGTAACTGGTCAGCGATTTCTCCCAGGCCAGCCTGACGCCCTTATCGTTATGGAAGCGGTTAACGGTAACAACAGCTTGTTCCTTACCGCGTCTAACGGAATGCAGTGGAACGTAGCCAACTACCTTCAAGTTGACTCTGGAATCTTGGCTTCTGTAGAAAATGACGGCGTTACCCTTAACGGCCCAGCGTTTAATCTTATGGACGCGGCGTTCTTACCAGGTGACTTCCTGATGCAGGATATGCTGGGTAACGTTCGCGTTATAGCTTCAGGCAGCCCAGGTGTGGCTAACCTTACGTACCCCATAACAGGCTTGGCGGCAGGTGCCACGGTGATGTTGCTAGCTCGTGAGACCACATTGTCAGACTATGTGTTCCTTGAGACAGTCATAGAACAAAAAGATAAGGCGCAAACAGACGCGCTAAATTCGGCTATTAGTTTGTTGACGCAGACGTTGGCTGACGAGATGAATCTTTTGAATCAAAGCTTAACCGATGAAGAGGCTTTAATCAATCAGCAGTTGGCTCAGGCCAAGTTCGATATGAACAGAGCGCTGGCTGACATGAACTTGCAGGTAACTAATCAGATTGCTGCTGCTCAAGCCGCAGTTACTGCGGTTCAGCAAGCATTAAAGACACTAGGAACCGTAGACTGGACAGTTACTCAGGAAGGGGCCAACCTTGTATTCAGGTACCAAGGCAGAGCATGCCTCACAATTGACCCTTACGGTGTGCTTGTAGTCCCTAGAACTGGTGACTACACGATCAGCACACAGCTTAGCGGATACTGGTACCAAAACACTCCGGGTACCTACTACATAACTGTTCCTGTAGAAATGCGTAACGTAGTTCTGCTTGCCTCCGGTGGGGGCGGAGGGGGTGGTGCTGGAAACTGTTGCGACACTTCGTGCTCTGGTTGGGGAGGAGGCGGTGGCGGTGGCGGTGCAGTAGCTTCGGGTGGATTTAAGGTTGTCCCCGGTGATACTCTTACTATAGTTGTTGGTGGAGGTGGCGGTGGATGTCCATCTGGCAGCAACGGTGGTGCGGGTGGTGCGGGTGGTGCTACTCGCATTACTAACGGGTATGGAACTGTTGACGTGTACCTGGGCGGCGGTGGCGGTGGCGCGCAAGGAAATACAGCCGGCGGAGCCGGAGGTGGTATAGTGTCTAGCTTAGGACTGTTGTTACCTATACTTACTGCAGGTGCCGCGGGTGGTGGCGGTAACGACTACGGCTGTGGCCCAGGTCATGCTGGAAGCAATACTAGATACGCACTGGGCGGTCCGGGAGGTGCTTCTGGATACTACTCGGGTGGTGGTGGCGGCGGTGGCGCGTCGTACGGTGCAGGTGGTCAAGGAGGGGTAGGCTCTCCTTACCAGCCGCATGACGGATACCCAGGTACACTTGGAGGTGGCGGTGGCGGTGCTGGTGACGAACGCCGAGATGACCCTAACGGGTATGGTGGAGCTGGATTCGTACAGCTTCAATGGTAAAACTGAAGGAGCAAAATAAATGACTGAAGAAATTGTAAACGTATCGAGTACGGACTTAGTCCACGTTATACCCAACAGGGTTAACACAATTGAGGCTACCTTGTTTGTTCCTGAAGCTGTTATCGTTGAACGAGTTGGTTACGCCCCAGACATGGAACTGACCCAGGCACACATGGACGAACGGGTTGAGCAAACTCCCCCGGAGCGCAGAACAGATGCTCTTACAAAAAAGGAGCGCTTGGCTATATGTAAAGCGTGCCCCGAGCTAACCACCTTTGCGGGTTTCGATCAATGCGGAAAGTGCAAGTGCTTTGTATTGTTTAAAGCGTCCTTTAAGGGTTCAGATTGCCCCCTGAATAAGTGGAGCATTCCTGACGACCTACCTGCTAGGGATTTACCTTCGGGAACTCCCCCTCCACCTAATACAACGGCCTAAACCACAGGAGCATATAGCTATGAACATTAATCTTAAAGACGGCCTCGATGACGAGATCAAAGAAGTGGAAAAGAAGTACCGCAAGCACCATACGGTTGCGCTGTTTGTTCTCATCCTCATCCTCATCGCAGTGCTGTACTTCACAGACCCCGACAAAGGTGCCAGCACTCTGATGATCGTGCTGGGTATTGCAAGCGGTATGCTTGCAGTAGGCGTTACCCACCTGATCTGGAAGTCTATGTTTGACTTCCCTGAGATGAACCTTCAGCGTATGTTCCGAAAGTCTCAAGAGTCTCCTGAAGGCTCAGGCATGGCTTTGATAGCTATTGCTATAGTGATGGCAGCTTTGCTGCTGATGTTTGGCAGTAAAGCACATGCAGCGGTTAGGATAGACGTTCAGACGTACATACCCGAGAATGCTAACGTGTACGCGCCCACCCTTGTGAAGCAACAAAAGCTCTACTGGGCGGATCATACCATGCCGTATTTGCTGGGTGGCCTTGTAGAGCAGGAGTCGTGTGTCTCTTTAACGTACAAGTCGTGCTGGAATCCAAAATCGCAACTCAAGACTTCTCGCGAGGAAGGTGCAGGTCTGGGACAGATCACGCGGGCCTATGATGCCAATGGCAACACACGGATGGACGCACTCAAGGGAATGACTTCCAAGTACCCGGTACAGCTTTCAGGCCTTACCTGGGATACCGTTTATACCCGCCCTGATCTACAGCTGCGTGCTATGGTACTTCAGGAACACGATAGCTATACCAGTGTCCTTCGTGTAGTACCTGATGCTCTTGACAAAGACAAACTGGCCTTCACGGACGCTTCCTACAACGGTGGCTACGGTGGGCTGTCACAAGATAGACGCAAGTGCCAGCTGATTTCTACGTGCAACCCTAAGGTGTGGTTCGGCAATGTAGAGAAGTCGTGCAGCAAGTCTACCCAACCTATCTACGGCAACCGTAGTGCCTGCGACATAAACCGAGAGCACGTCTACAGCGTAATGACCGTGCGTTCTAACAAGTACAAGAAGTTCTTTGGATAGATCAATTTAATAGCATCATGTCCATAAAACGCCTAACTTCCAAAAATGCGCCACTAGATCCTCGTGCTTTAGTGGCGCAGCTTATCTCTGAACTCAAGGCTGTGCTGGGACCTTTCGGAGCGCCTTTGAAGCACCCTTCCTCAGGTAAGTGGGCCTTTTCGGTTGTGGGCTGCAAGATCGGAAAGCATAAGGAAGTAGTTAAGCTGCTAGGTAACATCGACTTCGTCACCGTAGATCGTCCCGTTGCCTTTTGTGCCGGCGGTATGCTGATTGAGCCTACGGGCGAAAAGACGTTTGTCAATTACAACGCAGCAGTGGGCGTGCTGACTATAGGCACCACAGTGCAGAAGGATATTGAGCTATGAATTTTGTCGAACTACTCTACGTAATCCTGATTTACCATATCTCAGGAAACGCTAGGCCCTCTAAAGAGGGTATTACGATCATCAAAGAAGCCCACACAAAGTCAGCTGAGCTCCTCACAATGACGCCATACCTGGACGATGTTATCCAGGCAATGAGCCGCGGTGAAAGCGTTGACCTGTTGGCACTGTCTATCTCCCTGAAGGAGATGATTGACGAGTACGCTAAGAAGCCTCATGCGAAGGCTTCTTTCGCTGATGTGGTTGAGCAGTTTGCTAAGTGGTTTAAGAATCAAAGCAGTAGCTCCCACAAATACTTGGCAAAAATATCAAGCCGTTGCGAGTCTTCCTACATCCGTTCTATGATAACGGAAGATGCTCCGGACCAAACGTTGGTCCAGAAAGACCTTAAGAGCCTTTGTGCCAAGATGGGCTTCAAAGGCAAGACGGTGCTAACACCGGATGAAGCAATGGAAGCTAAGACGCAGGATCCTGATCTGTATAAGCAGTACCTTGCGTTGCGCCGTGCTCACTCCATGTCCTGGAAGAATGAGCTTAGCAACTACGTCAAAGAGTCGGGAAAGAAAACAGTTCCTTGCCAGCAGGCGCTGGACCATTTGGCCCAGTTAGGCATTCAGCACTCTATCCCTACTGGCTTCACTGGCCTTATTGATGCTGAAGGCAACTGGTACACCAACGACGGCAAAATGCTTGGTAACGTTCCTAAGTATCCCGTGTACACCACGGTTACGATGAAGACCAAAGCTGACGGAACCGCAGACTGGATTTGCAAGGCCAATAAGCCTAACGGTGAATACGCCTACGTCTATTCCAAAGAGCATTCTGAAAATAGCTGGAATCACAAATACGAGGTAGCTAATGCTCTTATCAAGAATATTGAAAAGTACCGCAAGAAGTGGCTCCAGAACGTCAAGAGCCCGTTTCAGTATGGTGACGTTAATGCGGTCGCTTCGGTTGTTATTGAACTGCTGTATCTTAGCAGTGACCGTGCTGGTTCCGTTGCTGGTGGTAATGAGGGTTCTCAAGGCTTCGGGATGTGCTCCATCTTGGCCAAGCACGTTACTGTGCGACCTGACCACAGCGTACTGATCTCTTATCGAGGCAAGGACGCTGTCCAATTCAAGTTTGTATTGAAGCCTGGCAACGCCAAAGACAAGATCATCTGCGAAGTAATGGCAAAGTTAGTAGAGGGCAAAGGTCCTAAAGACCCTGTGTTCTCTATTGAAAAGCTAAACGGTACCTGGAAGCCTGTTCGCTACGGGGCAGTAACGTCTTACTTCAAGAGTTTGACCGGTGGGGCTAACATCCACAAACTCCGTACCGTGGCCGGCACCGGCTTGTTTAACATCGAAGCCCAGAAAATCCAAGAGACTATGGCTGGGAAGAAGGTAGACGAGAAGAAGGCCGTTGAGATGGTTTTGAAGATTGCCACGATGGTGGGCAAAAAGCTGGGTCACATAAAGACTGATGCACAAGGCAACATCTCTACGCAGCCTATGACCTCTCTGAAGAACTACATCGACTTTGCCTCACAGGTTCAGTTCTTTGAGTTCTTTGGTTTGCCTGTGCCTGCATACTTAGAGAAGATGATGCGGACGGACAACTCTATTCAGAGCGCCGTTATAGTCGCGGAAAGCGAGCATACGCCCACTGATCCTACAAAGGCTCCGGACACCGTTAAGCCCAGAGACAAAGACGACCTCATTGACGATGAGGGTAACCATATTGACCGTGAAGGTGGGCCGGTTACAAAGCGCCTGGCTGAAAAGTTTCTAGACGGCTATGCCCAGAACAGTGGGCAAGCGTTCTAGTAAACGCTGAAGCAAAAAAAAAGCCCGCGTAGCATCTTGTGCTACGCGGGCTTTTCGCTGGTGCTTACTTACGGGGCTTTGCGCTAATCCGCACATGCTCTCCATAAAAGTCCATTGCTTTGATAATGGCGCCACAACTGCTGCAGGCGCACATGGGGTACTTGTGAACCCAAGAACCGTAGGAAACGGTAACGTCGTATATCTTAATTTTCATGCTATTCTCCGTTAGTGAGTTTGTTGATTCCAGGAAACGCTTCTTCCAGATATTGACGTCTGGATTTACCTAGGTCGCCTTGCTGATCTATCAGGACAAGGCAGTAGCTAATGTCAGCTAGACACTTGACCTCAGCAGCTAAGTCTTCCAAGTCCTCTGGAGACCTGGATGCCAGGTTGCTAGTGTCCAATGTCAGCTTTCTAAGCGTTGTAGCGCTCTCAAGCTGATTCAGCAACAGAACCCATTGCTTGAGTTGCAGGGTAACTGTAACCTCTTTAAAGGGAATTTCTTCCATAAGTTTTCCTTTCGTTAAATAACCGTCAGTCTCAAAAAGCGTTCCAGCGTGAAGGAACGGAACGCCATCTTTTCCACGTCCCACACCGTAACAAGGTATGGGTTGTTTTCACGCTTCTTCATTGTCTCATAGCTGATGCCGTCGTAGTCTTCGTCAGGCATAAACGTGGGCAACAGCGTGCAAAGCATAATCCGTATAGTGTCATCGGCCTTTACAAAACGCACCTCGCAGAGATCGTGATGCAAGCGTTTCAGGACCATCGTCTTGAGCTTGGGGCACAGCCCATAGTCTTTTCCGCGTATGACCTTAGGCACATTTTTAGACATTTGAGTGTCCTTCATGTAGCACCAGATAAGGTGCGACACTGTGCTGCGGCTTGTGACAACGCCCAGGTCCTTGCCGTTAACAAGGACATGGACCTCTAAGTTATCGTCTACCCACAAGGCGTAGGCAACCTCGCGGTTCTTGTAAGTTGCAAAACCCTTAGAGTCGCTAACAGCTTCAAACACCCAGCCGTTGTCTGAATGCTCTAGGAGCCTTTTCTGAATGGGGCGAATCTTCGCCGCGTCCATCATAAGTCGTTTATGGCTTCGCATGATCTAGTCCCTTGAAGTAGGTAGGCACCGAATACTGCCATTGGCAAAAGTAGCTTCACCGTGTCTTTCGCAGTTCTTAACAGTTCTATCTTCACCGAAGGTTAGCCCTGCTGAAAAGCCTACCCAGAATATGGCTAAGAACCCGGCTGCAAAAAGTAATCTTCTTTTCATTGGACTCACCCTTAGCCTGGGATAACTGTGAAGGGAACGCTTGCCTCAAACAGGCAGCGCATGAGCCACTTGTGGCCGTCTTCGTTACGGAAGAAGTTGAAGTCAGCTTCCAGGCTGACCTTACTGTTGTAGCTCACAACATCGAACCAGTGAATTTTCTCGTTGGACAAGAAGTTAACTTTAGCGCGTTGGTTAACCGAATCCTTTTCGGTATCGTCTTGGCCTTTAAGGACCTCGCAGGCAAAGGTGATATGCACATCAGGGTTATTCAAGAGTCCCTGCAACTCTATAATGATACGTGCGCCCATGTTAGGCTCTCCCGTTAAGTTTGAATGAAAGGAACTTGGCTGCCGCTATGTCCAGCACAACCAGTATGAGGCTTGTTACGACAACCGGAACGCCCAGCTCGAAAAGCCCAAACGTGATAGCCACGTTAAGCATCAGAAGCACGATTGCTGAAATAAGAATAACCAGATTGCGTTTTGTGTAGAGCATGTCTGTTCTCCTTTTAACCGTAAACAATGTTGCCCTTGCGGGTACGAATAACGCCGGTAAGCCAGCCGAACGAATCACGCTCACCGCAGCTAACAGGAAAACCTGCTGCTTCAAGAGTGCGGTGAGCGGGAAAGTTGCAGCCGCCTTTACTGTCGATAAGCTCTTCGTCAGCCAGTTGCAAAGCAGTTGCAATAGACTTGGGAAGTGTCCCGCCTTCATCGTCAGTCAGCCATGTTTTTGCTTCAACCGAAGCGTCAACCTCTACAGCCTTTAGGGCCTCAATAAGTTTCTCTGTGCTCATTTTGTTACTCCCGTTTTAACGATCATTGATCTGACGAACCTGGTAGATCGGCACTGGCGGCCGACCTTTTAGTTGCCTGCATCCGAGCTCTTCAGGGTCAACACCTTCACCCTTGTAGAGCTCGTCCTCAAGCTTCTGCATTTGCTCTTCGGTACAAGACCAGAAGACATCCATAAAGCTAAAGTAAACCTTTTTGTTCACTATAGGCCGTCAGTGAAAGCCAGAAACTTAATCCAGCTATCTATGGGCAGTACCAACAGTGCGTGATACTGATGAATAAGGGTAAACTCTATTTGATACTTAGTCAAATAGTTAGCGAATACCTCGCCGGCTGTTTCACCCAAGTCAGCGCAAAAATGAATGGAATACGCAGGGGCTTTGAAGCAGTTGTAAGCACCCCAATCTACTGGCTGAATGGCTACGTTGGTACCCACCATTCCTGAAGCTGCTATAGCTTTTTGTTTTATCAGCTTGATCTGATTTTTAGTTAAAACTGACACTTCGATGGTCCAGGACCCATCGTTGTTATTTGCGTCCAGCTCGTCCGTATGGTCTTCCGCAGAACCATCTTCTGAAAGCAGCTCGAGCACTGCCTGCATGTAATCTGGTGTGTAAACTTCCAGATCACAAACTACAGAGTGGTCTGCATAAACTATTTTGTTGTGTTCAATCTTTGCCATTTTCATTCTCCAATTAGGTTTGTTAACCGGTGGGTAAAGCTCTTGAATTCCTTACCCACCGTCTATCACTTACTCTTCTTCGCACTCGCAGTAGGACTAGCCGCAGTTCCCACAAATAATCTCAGGCACTTTAACTTTGCCCTGTACCCTGATAACCTGCGAGGACTCAAGCGTAGTGCCTTGAATTGTCGGTGTAGGCGACCAGCAAGTAAACGTAATGTCACCTGCGTTGCGCTTAGGCTTTTCAAGAAGCAGGACAACGCTGTTAGGCCCGTCCAACCACCTAATTTCAAGCCATGTTCCGGGTTGCAACTTCAGGAACTCTTTCTTTGTCATCGGCGTCTGAGCATTGTAGTGCTCAGCGTTGTACTCCGTAACGTACGGTAAAACTGTTTGTATCGTTTTCTTCATCTCATACTCCTAAACTGTGTATATCGTTTACTGCCACAGGCGTGTGCCTGCACCTTATTATAACACGTCTAGTGTGAAAAAACAACAGAATAATCAGGAAAAGCACAGGAAAAGCAGTGGATTTAACACGTTTCTGACAAAGATGGCCGTAAAAAAGCCCCGTAGTACAGTGAGCACTACGGGGCTTTTTGGGGTGGTTTTTCAGGTCACTTAGGAGTCAGGCTTGTTACCTGCACGATACGCGGCGCGCTGTAGTCCGGTTCGGAGTTGACCTGTTCCGGATTGACCGCCTCAGGCTCCGGCTTGACCGCAGTAGACACTTCGGTGGGCGACACCGCAGCCGGGTCTGGTTGAGTAGCTGAGGAAGCGGTCTCAGGCTTGGGCAATGCAGAAGCCAATTGCCGAATGAAGTTCACCAGTTCAGCCAGGCGGGCTTCTTGGTGAGTGATACGGTCGGTCAGATCAGCGCAAAAGTTGAGAAGTGCTGCGTTGGTGAGGTCCGCGTTGTTGGGTCCACCAGCCACTTCGACGGGCGGGATATAGGTGAGAGCCTCATCCAGCAAAATACGGGGAGCGATGTCGATAAGGGCTTCACCGTCGGTGATAAGTTGAAGGGAACCGTTGGTACGGAGTTCAACACTTTTGATTGTGGGCATTTAGTTAGTCCTTGGTTTCTTGCAGGAGGCGGGAGAGTGCTTGTTCTAAGCGGGAAGGGGTGGATGATTCGGAAGGACTCGGCTTACCGCTGAAGCGTAACTTCTTTCGAGTGTAACGTTTAACGGCGTCGGGCGTTATGTTTCGAGAGTTACCAATGCTTACGCAGTACGCTTGCTCCAGTGCGTAAAACGCTTGTATGTCCTTGTAGGCTTGGATCAAGGACATCTTGAGCGCGTGGTCTTTTCGGGCTCTGCGCGTAGCCCACACGGTCACAAGAACCGTTAACAGTGAGCTACAGATTATGGACACTGCGGTGACTACGGATACTAAGAGTTCAGTGTTCATGGCAAAACTCGCTCCAGCTCTTCTTCAGACAGCTCAAAGTAGTCAGAGCACTTGCACACCACGGTCATAAGGCCGGTAGTCCAATCCACAGGACTCTTAGACATAGCCCAAATGCCGATGAAGGCGTGACCCTCGACGATAACGTCGTACAGCTTTCCAATGGTGTCAAACTCTAGACCGCTGCATTGGATGGTCACAGAGTTCAAGTCCAATTGAGGTAGTATAGGCGGTTGCTCTGGAACTACTTCACCCATTCGTGTGGTACGGAACAGGTTTAGGAACGTGGATAAAAACCCAGTAGCAACCGGGGTGGCTTCAACCTTATTGACTTCCGGAGTAACTTCAGGCTCTGGCCATATCAGTTTCCAGTTAGTAGGTGTGACTGTGTATCCGTGGATAAGCATGATTCAAGTCCTAGTGGCGGAGTCCGAGCGCTTTACGCGCGTTAGCTAACGCGGTGCGTGAGCCTTTTTCGTAAGCTGCGCCCAAGAGGTTTGCCACTACCGAAGGGATTGGGAAGTAGACAAAGCCTTCCGAGTCCTCAAAGCGCACAGCCACGAGGTTAGGGCCGCAGAAGTGGGCTGGGCCTCGAACGATATGCGGTATGACAGGCCACTCGCTAGGCAAGTCTTTCCACTCACCTATGCGGACAACGTCCTGCGGGAATACAGTTTGTTCGCCAACCTTGGCAATCTTCTCCAGCCTTCGGCTATCGGCCAGCATGTCCACACGGACAGATGCAAAAGGCGTAGCTGTAGGTAGCACGTTTGAACTTTCCTGTTCTTCAGAAAGAACTTCTTGTTCTTGGGAGGATTCGTCAGACATTGTTGTTCCTTATTTTGTCAAGGCTACTACAGACAGAATAACGTCGGCCAAGGTAGTCCATTTCTCGGCTACCTCGTCGGCTATTTCAATCAGGTACACGTCCTCAAGGTCCATGACCAGCTCGATGCTGTCGAGGCTATCGAAGCCTTGGTCTGCCAGCGGGGCGTTAATGTCGATCTCGCCAGAGAAACCTATGTTGTCCTTAACGTATTTGAAAAGATACTCTTGGATCTCAGCTTGTGTTTTGGGTGTGCGTGTTGTGGTCATAGTAAACAGGGTGGCTCCTGACCACCCTGTCCTTTAGTTATACTGCGGAAGTTGTGTCCGAGATTTGCTCGGCAATCGTGGGTAACGGCGCGGCTTCTTGGGCTTCGGCAACGCTTCGCGCTTCAGAAGCCGCAGCGTCATTGGCCGCGTCAATTGCGGATTTGGCAGCTTGAATAGCCGCTGAGATTGCGGTGGAAAGGCGCACCGTGGCGGCCGACACCTTGGCGGTCATAATGGAGCTGGTGATGGTGTCTGCAACGGTATTGATTTCCAGCTTGAGCGGCAGGTGCAGGTCGATGTTGAGGGAAGGAACAACGATGCGGACGTGCGATGGAATGTTGCTGTCAGAGAACTGGCTGTCAGACACTTGGTCGGCCAGGGCCATGAAGGCCAGAACTTGCTGAGCGTAGCCGTTTACGAACTGGTTGTACTCGGCCAACGGGATGGCTTTGAAATCGTCCAGAGTGGCTGGGGTGGAATCCAGGCTATGGATGGGCGTATAGTTTGCTGCGCTGTTGGTATCGTTCATGGGAGGCTCCTAGTGAAAAGTTAAGGTCGGTGGTGGTTGTAGGGAATTCGTTTTAGTTTGTTGCTAAGACAGGGCTTCTCCAAGAGAATCGCCTGCCTTAGCACGGGGTCTTTGTCTTTAATTGTCCAGTTTGCTTTTTCCAGGATATAATCCTCGTCGCCAGACTTGATAAACATGCTGAGGGCGAGTATCTGATCCAGGATAGGCGTGTCCTGCATGTAGACGCAAAGGTCGGCCACATGCACGTCTGTCTTTGTGTAGAGCTCTAGCTTGTACGGTATCATGTGCCCGCTGATGTTTATCGTCTTGTCAATCAAGCCTGAGTAACGGCTCTTGGACAAAAGGAATTTGAACATGCTATCGGGGTGTGATACCTCAACAGCACTTCCACCAAGGAACACTTTAACCTCGTTGCCAAAGCCCACGTTGTCCATTAGCTTCAGTGCTCTCTTGATGGAACCTTTGGCACGTTCCACCTTGATCGCATGAAGTCTTTTTTGCTCTCTTTTGTACCTGGCTTCGGACGCTAACTGCTCAGGTGTAGGCGTCCAATCTGAGCTTACGGGATAGTAAATCCAGCTAGTAAGCGATGTGCCGGTTGGCGTACATAGGCTTATGAACTGCGTGGATGTCGCCGCGGTTGTAGTTATTATTTGAGGCGGGATGTAAAATGTGCCAACCGTTGAGGGTGTGGTGTACACAGTTCCGCTACCTGTGTACCACATGCCTGTATTGTTAGCAGTAGCAGTAGTAGGCCAGTAGATTGCCCCCGTACCTTGTACAGGCGGAGGCGACACCACTATGGGCATACTAGCCCCCGACGACTGGCCTTACGGCTAGTGCCTGCTTACCCTTAACAACCTCGTCGGCGTCTTTGGCACGGCCAATCGAGGTGAACTCTTTTGACTTGCCTGTACGCTTGGCTAACTGGGCCGTACGGTCTTTCATAAGCGTAGCAAGGTCACGGTCGTCCATGTCCTTTACCAGCTTATCAAACTCGGCGTCTTCGATTACCAGGCTAGTAATCGTGTCTACGCCTTTTTCGCCGATCTTGCGCTTTACCTTTACGGCTTCGATAACAACCTTGCGGAGAGTAAAGAAGACGTATCCCTTAGCCATCTTGTCTCGGACAAGTGCTTTAATCTTCTCGTCGTTCTCTGCGTCCCAGGTAATGGTAACGTCGCCTGTTGCGTTAAGGAAGGTAAGCGAGTTACCAAAGTCTTCTTCGGTAGTTTGTACTGCTTCTAACATTTATGTTCCTATGTTGTGTTAGTGTAGGGTGTAGTTGTAGATAAGAACTGCGGTCAAGGCGACAAGGGTAGAAACTAATACCGCCGATATGTAGGTAATAGCTTTTTTCCTTAAGGCTTCTTTGCTTTCCTGTCGCTTGGCGTATTCTTCCTGCAACTCTTCCCATTTAACAAATTTCTTGCTATTACGGAAATCTTCAGTCATAATAGGTTAACTACCCTTATTAAAAAGTTTAGCGCGCTCAAATAAAGACATGCGGTACTTTGCCTCGAGCGTCCCAATGTCGATTAGTCCCAGCTTTATATGTAACTGTTCTGCTCGACTAAGCACTTGCCTACGACCTTTGCTGAATATCAACGTTGGACCTAGAGCGCCTTGCCAATCTATGCGAGGTTCCTCTAAGTCATCTGAGTCTTGCTCAGTAAGCACTATTGCACCAAGGTGTTTTCTTTGGGCGTCGTAACAACCCAAGCCAGACCATTTTCGGTCATCTGGTATTCGTATCCCTGCGAGTGAAGGATACCGATAGCTGCGTCCATTGCAGGGCCGTAGTATTGGTCGCTAGGCGTAGAAGGCTTGGGTTCGATGTCAGTTACGACACTGGGATCGGCTGCCTCGTCTTGCTGGTCAGACATAGCGACGAAATCGTTAACGATGTCTGTTACCAGATTTTTGTAAAGCGAACGTAGGTTTTCCCAGCTGGGAAACACAACCTTGCCATTTTGGTCTACCGCGCCGTGCTTACTGGCGTAAGTCTCAATGGACTTGTTTCCTAGCTTAATGCCTTGCTGTGTCATAAAATTCCTAAGGTTGGTGGGTGAATAGCAACATTCAAATTGTTTGCTATCTACGGTTAGGCCCTAGTAATCAGAGGCTTCAAGATGTTTACCGCAGTCTTGGCATGTACCCGATGTAAACTGAATATTCCACTTAGTCTTTTGATGGCGGCATTCAGGGCTTTTTGGTTTGCCTAGATCAACCATGTGCTTAGCATTAATCGTTAAGCTCCCCAAAAGATCGTTGTTAAGTTTTATTTCGCCCGTATGATGCTCTACGTAGCATTTGAGCAGGAAGGTGAGGTACCGATTGTCTGCGGCAAGCTTGGCGTAGCGTTCTGCTGCATCGACAGGTTCTTTTTTCTGCTCTGTGTTTTCAGCCATGTTAGGTTGTCCTCTTTAAGTTTTCTTTTCTTGTATAGGCACCAAGTGGTGTTCCATGCTTCCCATAAGGTTTCAGCAGGTTTGAGTTTGTTGGGCCCTCGGATTCGCTTTGGTCTAACCTCCTCGTCTTTAGCCATCTCGTGGCTAAGCAGAGATATAAAACTACAGCAACTTCTGCAGGTGTGCGAGTAGTCTTTACGGACTCCACTGTAGGAGAACCAAACTGTCTTTTTTTGAATCTCTCCGCAGCAGTTACAGCACCTAAAGATAGTATTGTCTTTTAGTATGTCGCTGGGATATCCTTCAGCAGGAACTAAACCAAATGCCCAGTCTACTGGACCCTTTATTCGGCTGGCTAAGTTAGGCATACAAGGTCATTCCTGATCGTTGGGCGCATCGGGTGCCGTTAGCACACTGTAGATAAGGATCCCAATTGAGAGAACCCAAAAGGATACGACTGAGATACTTACACCGAAAGCCCAGGCAGGTAAAGTTAGAATAAATTCAAGCATGTTCTAGTCTTTCCAATCCAGCATAACTCGGAAGTCAGCCATGTCAAGCCAACCCATCTTGCTAGTAATCACGATGTCGCCGTCACGGTGTCCGATAGCTTCAGACCGCTTTTCATCCTTTTTGCCAGCCGAGTCCTCGGTACTGTGAGGGTAGGTGAAGTCGCATCTACTAGCTATGATGTGAAGGTTATCTTCAGTAACGTGTATCCATTTAGGATTGGCCATCTGCTTGTTCCTTTCTGTCCTTACAGTAGTCAATTACTAGGTGTACGACGCAGAACAGGTAGACAAATCCTGAGACCATAACAGCGTAGGGAGCCCACCAAGGCCGATGTGAAAGTATCTCAACTAGCATTTTATTGCTCCTCCATTTCGATATGCGCCAAGCACACAGGACATTGCGTGTGCCGTATCTTTTTTGGTTTAGGAGTTAAATCAACCTCTTCACCATTGTCAAAGTGTTCCTCAAAACTCTTTAATCGCAGGTACAGTTCAAAGATCACTGGACTCTTGTGCTTGATGTTGTCGAGCTCCACCAGTAGCTCAGAGTCGGTCATGTTCATTAGCATGCTTGGTTTCATCATGGCCGTTTCCTAGTAATGCTTTGGTAGCCTGGCTTTAACCGACTCTTTAAACGCTAGGTATGTTCGAGGATTCATCATAAGAGTATTCCCGACCTTCTTTGCCTGACCGTCTTCTATGAGATTAGACATACCAAAGAACCCAAGCATCCATAAGTTTATCTCCGCTCTGAACTCTGGTGTAACCGGACAGTCATCCGACAGAACCATTTTTGGTTGATCTTGGGTTACGATGATCTTGCAGCCCATATTTTCATAGGCCGCTTGCATTGGGTTTGCGAACATCATATCAGCACCCTCATAGTGGTTCTTGCCCGGGTATCCGCAACGTAAAGGCATTCCAACTTTTCGTCTGGGTCAGGGTTAGCCAAGATGTCTCTAACGTCAACGTAAACCTTGTTGATACTGCTACCTTGCGCCCTGTGCGCCGTGAAAGCATAGGCGAACCGTACTAGCGTAAACTCCTCACGGAGAGACCAATACTCTTTCCACCGTTGAGACGCTTCTTCCCTTAAGCGCCTTGAGTTGGCCTTGTCGCTGAAGCTCTGCTGCTTAACCCGCTTGGCCGCTGTAGCCATTTGCTGTAAAGCATCTTCAAGGCCATGATCTTCCAATAGAGGCATGTTGACAACTATCTGGGTAGGCTTGTCTTGAAAGTCCGTTGTCTGTGTAGTCAGTTCCCAATAGTCGATCATAGGCAGGTTGGGGAAGAACATGGACTGAGGCTTCATGCTCTTTTGTGCCACTACCTGCACCACAACCTCTTCGTCGATGTTGGCAATGATTACGCTCCTTCGGTAGTTAACCTTCTGGAGCTTAGGCTGGGCAAGCATAAGAAGGTCACCCACGTTATACTCATCGTTGAACCCAATGTTCTTACGGATTATATCGTTGTAGTGTTCTACCGTTCGGTTTCGCCAAGCAATTACCTTAACGTCCTTGAAGTCCTCAGGGGTCTTCAATTGTAGGATGTGCGCCTCAAATGTGGCTTTGTCTTTGAATACCTCGACCTCTTCAGGTACATGCAGGAACAAGTCAGATGGCCCACCTGGAGGAAGTTTGCCTTTCCGGATACAAGCACGAATACGGACGCTTAAGTCTAGTAGCTCGTTCTCAAAACGCTTAACCTCAAGGAGCTTAACGTGCCTAACAAGGTTCTGTTGGGCATTGTCGATGCGTGTCTCGACAATTGAGAGGTCCCACGCTGAACTTCTAGCCTCGCCGACAGGCCTCAACTGGTCGGGGTCACCAATCAAAAGAACGCGTAGGTTCAAGTCTTGTGCACACTGCTTAACCTTCTGGGTTACCATGCCGTTAAGCATGCTGGCCTCGTCAATACACAGCAGTGAACCGCTGCGAATGTCCAGAGAGGAGTAGTTGTCCTGAGCCATGTCTACGAGGACCTGTTGATCCTCGTCCGTGCTCATTGTCAGCTTGAGTGCTGAGTAGATCGTCTTGCACTTGCCTTTATCTATCCCAGGAATAGACGAGGTTAGGACTTTTGTGGCTTTATTGGTCGGGGCAGTCAATAGCCATTCAACGCCTACCAAGTCGCAGAACATAACTAACCTGCGTACGATGTAGCTCTTACCTGTACCCGCGTAACCTTGAAGACTAAAGAACCTGTTGGGGCTTCTGTCCAGCACAAAGTCAGCCATGTAGTTAAACGCGGCTCTTTGACCCTTGGTAAGGTTAGCACTCAGAACTTTCTGAATGACACTAAGGTTTTCCTTAGGGTGACTAAAGGCGTCTATTAGGTCAGCCCAAGCATCCTCGGTAAGCTTCTTGGGCAAGGGGTTTACAGATGTGCCTGAGTAGAGAGCCTGAATGATCTTGGGCAGACCTTGCGTATTGGTACCTGCGATTATAGAAGCTGCTGTTGGTGCTGCAGGCAAATCAAAGTTAAATGAGACTCCCTCCGGTTTCTTCTTTGCCTTGTTAACCGGAGGTACTACGTCATCTAGATCAAGTGCCATGATGTTTACCGAACACTCTGAGGAATTTTGATACCGAAGAGTTAGGATTGTCCACTGACAGTTCCCAAACTTGAGTAGGTGTAAGCTCAGGCCTCTCCGCTTGTGTCGCACTTCGGCGCATGTACTTTGTGGGAAGTTGGCCCATTGGTAGCTTTTGTGCGGCACCACCACCGCCTCCGCCGGTACCACCCACAACGGCACTTATCGTAGCTCCCCTAGCTGAGGATACCGGAGAGCGTATTTCGTCCAAGAGACTCTTAAGGTTACCCCTAAAACGAGGTGCTTCCCACAGGGCATCCCGGTATAAGGGAATGCGTAACAGCTTGTTGCGGGCCTCGGCAAAGCCTTTGGCAATCTGGATTTTATCCCACTCGTACTGCGCCTCGATAATAACCCTTACAATAGACTGGGCACGGGCTACCTGCTGGTCAAGCGTAAGGGGTGGTTCTGGGATTACCTTTGGGGGCACTAAGGGCTCTATCTTATCTCGGGAGACAAGGCCGAGGGTCAACGTGCTGTTACTGCTTCCGTTTGGGCCTATGAAACCCACATCGGAACCTGTAATATTATCTGTAAGGTAGACAGTCTTACCGTCGATGACGTAAGCCAGTTTAGGATTATTCATTGTGTAGTACCAAAGTTGCTTGGTTGAAACGCTTGCTAGGCGCGGGAAGGTTTACTTCACCCGGGCCGTAGCAGTCGCAGATTATGTTATTCATGCGGTAGATAGTTTGGCATTTACAGCAGACGTAAACGCTCACGAACTGTGAGTCCAAGAGAAGACCAGACTTTGTGCCTTCTCGGACCGCCCTAAAGATATTCATTCTGTTTAGACTTTTAGGGCGCATAAAATTCACAGGTAAATACCTTCGTACTTTATCTCGGCGCCTTCGTCGGCCAAAAACTGCTTGGCTTTGTTGTAGTTGTGCAGTGAGAGGCCGTCGTATTGGTCTACACGGATAAAATTAGGGCACTCCAGATCACGGTCATCGAAAACCACGTACTGGGTTACCTTGAATTTTTCTACAAACAGAGCTATCTCTTCTTCGCGGCTACCTCGGTGCTCTGTTACCTGGGTACTAAGGTAGTCACCCGCGTTGTCCCCAAGCCACGGAGGAGAACTGGCTAGGAGCCCAGTGTGGCAATACTTGTCGTTACGCAGCGTACTGGTCACCACGATTTGTGCGGCAAAGTCCATGGCAAGTTTGTAGACCAAACCAAGGCAGAGTTGGTCAATGTAGGAGTTCCACACTGGCGTACGGGCGCCTCTATAGGGCCTATCAGGGGTGTGGTTGTAGAGAATGCTCTTGTGGGTTACGATAACACCCTCAATGTCCAAGAAGATTACCTTGTGGAATTCACCCAGTTCTTTGTCAGAGTCAGTCATTTCTTTTTCGCTTTCTTTTTATCTTGGTTAACCTTTTTCACAAAAGCATTAAAAGGTTTTTGTGCCACAACCGTAACCCGGGTCATTTTGTGCTCATTCATGTAGGGGATATTGCAGTCGCAATTTATGTTGTTATCCCAGTATAAGCCACCGCAGCCGTTGCACACGTAGGCGCTCTTACGCCGACCCGTGGGAACAACAAACGAACCCAGGTAGGCTTCCATGCTCGCCTGGGCTTCAGCGTGTGCTTTCTCTAAAGGCTCCTGCTGATGATAGATTGTATTTTCTTGACCCTTCAACGCTACCGCAGTTAGGGCGTATGCGTCTATAAGGTCAAAAGCCTTTTTGATTTTGAGAGTAGTAATCATTTTGTTTCTAACTTTTGTAGATACGCACCAACCTTATCCGTGTGCCAAGTTTCACCTACAAGTATTTCCATCTCGCCCTCGAAGGATTGATCTTCTTTGGGCTCGGTCAACCTGTACTTGGCTAAGTTTGTGCGAACGTCTATTATCTCTTTTATATGAGATTCAAGATCGGGAGAGTAAATCTCCTTCTTTTCTGCCGCAATCTCTATCTTGGCAAGCACGTTTGCCATAGAGTCCATAGCTGCAGATAGCTCTTCTGAAAGCGTTATTACTTGTTTTTTGTTCATTATTTTTCCTTTTAGACTATAGGTTTTTAGAGATCGGGTGGTTGGCTATCTCTGCCACAAAAGACTCTTTTGATCTAGGCACAGGGAGGTAAACCGAACCACGTATGCGAGATATGAGGGCTCGGGCTTTCTGTATGCTCTCAATTGAGTGCATCTCAAGTTCTTCTGAGAAAGATCCTTTGCCCGTGTCTCGGTTACGGGCAGCGTCTAGTGCCTGCCTGCCTTTACCTTGGATAAAGTGATCTGCTCTAGCCACATTAAGCGACTGATAGAACCCAAAAGGTAGGCGCAGGTCAAGGTAGTTACGCATCATTAGCTTTTGATTTAGCCTCCATGCTGCCATATCAGAAGCGGTTATGTTTACCCAGTCCAGCTTCAAGCCTTTCTTGCCCACCTCTTTAACGCCCGTCGGTTCAAGTAGCCACCTGCCAAGGATGTCCAATTCAGCATAATTAAGGAACCCGTCCTCGTTAGCTTCTATCTGTCGTATGTCAGCTATCGTAGGGCCAAGCATTAGGGTCCTTAACCCTAAATCGTTTGTAGCACAGAGGGCCATACTGGTAAGGTACTCTAAAGAATCGCACAAGGGATTAGCATCCCGTATCGTTATGTCTTCGCTACTGTCCTTGGCATTAAGGACACCCAACCACTCTCGAATGTACTCTTTGCCGAAGGTATTGTCTACGCGAATCTTCAAAGACTTCTCTGACCTAGCCTGGGCTGACATACCCTTAATTACTTCCAAGTTCTTTAGGCCGCTGGGGCCCATAGCAACAGCTTGCTCTTCCTTGAGGTAATACATCTGCTTAACCAACAGCAAACCATTGCTTCGAACCTTCTTCAGTAACACCCCTGTATTGGGACCCCTAATGATAGAAGACTCTAGCGACTGTTCGCCGCTCTCGTTAACTTGTTCGGCGATCTCCTCAGTTATTATGTTCCAGGATTTGCCTGTAACCTTCAGGTAGTCTAATAGGCTGAAAGACGTACCGTGCATCTTAACGGTGCTAGTAACAAGCTCGCCTAGTAGGTTAAGATTGAAGTTGCGCTCCTCAATAGTCTTTCCGAAAGGGACCTCTGAGGCAAACGTAAGGCTATAGATTCCAATGTCCAGGTTATCTAGCCTATTGCACTCTTTCGCCGTAAAGAACCTCCTGCCCAGCGATAACTCACAGCACTCATTCACTAGGTAGAAGCCTATAACGGACATAGCTTCAAAGGCTGTACACTTTAGATTCTTACGCGTCTCAGTAACGGCTTCGTGATCCTTTACACTCTCAATGTTCTGCCCGCTAAGGACTTTAGTAGGCGAACCTCGCGTACAAAGGAAACAGGAGCCATCCGAATACCTAACCAGTGCCACGTTAAGAGACGCAAAGTCACGCGTAAAGAAACAGAACACTATCTTGTTAGCGGCACTGTTCTTTTCCCTTTTAACTAACGTGAACGGCCCTTTGCTTAGTTTACCTTTGTTTAGGTCACACAGCTCTTGGAGCATGTCCTTTTTCTTGTGCCACTCTTTTGGATCTAGTCTAACTCCACGCTCGACCTCAGTCGTAGTTACCTGTACCGTGTTGTCTGTCTCAACTGATGCGCTGCAATCATCGTATATCATCGTAATCCCTTTCTAGTTCTCATTAAAACATTGCGGATTCAAATTGTTATGAATAGTAGATGTTATGAATAGTAGGACTTTTTTCTGTTATTCATAACACGGGTGGGTAAACACAGTAGAAACGCTACCTGGCGTAGCACACGTACACACTATGCCATTGCTACTACAGACTATTGCCACAGTTAACGTACACACTACTGCTTACTTGCTATATGTTTGCTTACTTGCTATATGTTTGCTTACTTGCTATATGTTTGCTTACTTGCTATATGTTAATAGCCCTGACTTCCAACCACAAGCACAGAACCCCTTAGAACGTCTATTCTAAGGGGTTTTTATCCCGTGTGGGTTAGTTATCAGGAAACGCAATCTACCCCTGTTCTAGCCTACGCTAGCATACCTAGCGTAGGTAGTCCAACCAAGTGTCTTTCCCTCATGCTTTCCTGTGTTTTACCTCGCCTAGGGCGAATACGCTGTTTACAAGATCACGGACATCGTGCGCGTCAACCCGAGGAACTCTTGTCTTGGATTCCATCATATACATATTGGTAACCCGTTTAACTCCTGGGCTAAGTTCCTCAATGAAGGTTCCTCGCTTAGAAGGGTCGTCCGTCTCGTCTGTCTCAGGGTTGTAGACTTTTGAGGTCTTGAGCTTACGACGTTTTACCTGCTTCTCAGTCTGTGTTTCTCTGTAGGCCAATCCAAGTGCTGTTATCTCGTAAAGGTAAAGGCCATTTAACTTCTTCAAAGGGTGTTCTTTGTCTAAGCCACGCTTAGCTATCTGCACAAGGTAGCCTTTATCTGCGCACTCGTACAGGCGTAGGCGCAGGTGCCTTTCACTCAAAAAGTCTACCTTACCTCTTACTTCCTCGAACTGCACAAAGCCTTTAGAAGGGAAGCACTTTAGCAGTAGCTTATCGTTTAGCTCTCTTCTGAGCTTTATGTTGTCGGTTGGTTCATCTGAAGTTGGTGACATAATTAGAACAGGCTCCTGGGCGCCTTAATAGAGAGTTGCTTGTAATAAGCACTCTTGATGTTTTGGCGGTTTTTCTTTATCCGGTCTACGCTGTAGAGATTGGGCTGCAACTCGAAGCAGTTATCCAAGAGCTTGACTAGGCGCCTATTACGGTTTAACTCCCTAGCGTTTTCGTTGGCCCAGATGCGATTCTTCTCCAGGTACGCCTTAAGAGTCTTGTACCGTAAGATAATTCCCTTTGCTACCGCAGGGGTCATGATCTTAGGAATGTTGTCAGTGCCATCCCCAATTAGAGTTTGGTAATCCAGATACTGTTGAGGCGTAAACCCAGTTGTGCGTAGCAGGTCAGCCGCCGTGAACAGGACGTTACCGCCTTTGGCTTTGCTTCCAGGTTTCAGGATGTGGCAAACCTTGCTTAAACCTTGGTGGTTGTCTTTATCTGGCGTAGCCAGTATGACCTTGCTCTTACCCCTGGTGTGGTGTTGCCATTGAACCGAGCCCGTGTGTAGCAAATCGTCTGCCTCAAAGCACTCTCCGAACTCGCAGTAAAATCCCAGGCTTTCCAAGTACCTTGATACAGGCAAAAGATAATCAGAGGGACCTACTTCCCCGGGCTGCTTAACCGGCCTGTTACCCTTATAGGTGTCTAGGATGTCGTGCCGGAAAGACCGACCTGAGTCAAACGCCACAAGCACGTGCGTGGCTTTTGTTTCTACGATGTACTGGCACACCCAGCCTAAGACCATGTACTGGATAGAACTGGGACGTATGTGGAAGGCCCTATGGATGTGCCAAGTGCCGTCCACAATAACCAAGATTTCTTCTTTAGCCATGTTGGTGTTCGCTATTTTGTGCCGCTAGCTCGGCGTAGAGTTTCTGGAGGTCCTGCATGGAGTCACTCCTAACCCGACCGGCTAACTGATCGAACCTGTCGCGCTTCTTGGGCTTGGCAAGCTGCACTGGGTCGGGCATGTAGTTAACCTTGGGGCGATCTGGCTTGACCCCCAAGCTGGGTTTGTTGCTGTGCGCCGCGCCGTGACCGTTCAAGATAGGCTTGGTGCCCTCTTCTTCTTTTTGCGCCTTCAGAACTTCGTCCAGGTTCTGGTAGAGTTTGTTCTTGTACCATTTCTGATCTACCATTATGCCCCGCACATAGCAGTCGCTGATCTCACCGTACCCGGGCTTCTCTATCGCAGGGCCTTCGTAGGGATCACGGTGCAAGAAGCCACCGGCGTAGTATTTGTGGGTTCCGTCTTTTAGCGTACGAATCTTGGGCTCATGTGGATCGGTCATCTCAGGAACATGTATTTCTTTAGTCATATCGTATCCTCCTGTTAGTATTCGGGTGGGTTAAACAATGTGGTATTAAAAGTATTCTGTACAATTTTAAGCACATAGAAGGAAGCACAAAGCATGGCAAACATAACATTAGCCACCTCAACCACGGACTTTCCTGTAACGGCAACACCTGCAATGAAGGTAGCCTTTGGTTCAGGTTTCGGTTACGTTCCAAGTGGAACTCAGACGGGGATGCACGGACAAACTCTGTGGACTTCTCCGACTATGGTTGCGCCCGTCTACGCAATGCCTGGCGTTATCCAATACTCCTTTAGCATACCTACGTCGGTGAACCTAGCGTTCACCTTCGGGGAGCTACTCTTTACGGACGCAAGCGGCGGAATAATTTACGCAGTGGGTGTCCTTGATTCTCCCGTGGGTCGTTCCATCGGTGAGGACATTGAGTGCTTGATATACTTCGATATGCGAGGTAGTCACTCGGCTGGCTTTGGTAGCACCACAAGCCTTCAGTCGATGCCCGCAACCCCATACTACAGCGCCCTTAGCCTCCTTCCTCCTGCGGCAGGCGTGCCCAACATCTTGGCTGTAGTGGGTGACCCAACCAACCCAACAGGTAGCTTGATTGCGGCTGTGTCTTACGCCAACCCTAACGTCGTGGGCGACTTCACAAGCTGGAGCATTGAAGACTATGCTCAGGTGTCGCTCGGTTCGGTAACACAAGTCCTGGGTTCTCAGCTAGAACTTCCCGTGCTGCCACAGACCGGAGGCGCCTTCACGACTGGGCAGTATCTGTTCCAGACAGCCAACTACATTGCGATTTGCACCAGCGTTACGCCGTCTCCTGCAGGTAACAGCATTTACGTTACCCTGTCTAACTACCAGTTGACTTTGGCTCCCGCTGGCACGAGCTACAAACTGCTGGAGTACAGCTCATTAAGCAGTGGGGCTGCTTCGTTTGTTAACCGCATCACGGTAACTCCGGAACAGCTAAACGCCATAGCAGTTGTAGACCCAACAAAGGTTTTGCTGTCCGACGGTAGCGTTCCGTTGGCATCAAACCTGAACTTCGCTACATTCAAGGGCGTCAACGTTGGTGATCCTACACAGCCTCAAGATTTGGCTACTGACGCTTTTGTTGCTCAGTCTACAGGTTCTGCTAACTTGACTGCTAACGCAACGCTTAACGAACTAGCTACGGTAGCGGCTGACATTGAGAGCGTTCAGGCTTCGGTTAACCTGTTAATGGCTTGGATGCTTCAGGGGGCTGGAGGATCGCAAGCCGGCGGAACTATTCAAACAGTTACTGGCCCAACGGGACCCACAGGTCCTGCGGGACCTAGAGGTCCAGCTTCAACGGTACCTGGGCCTCCCGGGCCAAACATTGGTATTGTAGGTCCAGGCGGACCTCCGGGACCTCAGGGTATCCAAGGACCAGTGGGTCCCGCAAGTACCGTAGCTGGCCCGACCGGCCCTCAAGGCGCACAGGGACCTCAGGGCCCCCAAGGACCTCAGGGACCCGGTGGTTCTAACGGTGTGTCAGGCGTGGGCATAGCAGGCCAAGCTTGGTATAACATGGCTGGGCAGCGGTCGCTTAACGTTAACTATACCAACTCTTCAGGTAATGCTATTCAGCTTAGCGTTACGGGAACCAACGCGCCTAACGGGTCATTCCTCTACGTTTACATAAACGGGGTAAACATCGGCGCACAAGGTGCAGGGGCGATAGCGTCTGGCTCAGTAGCAGCTAACGTAACGCACATCATACCAAACGGAGCGGTCTACCAGGTGTACGGCGCAACGTCCTGGAATAACGCGGTTATGGGTTTGAGTTCATGGTGGGAGCTTAGGTAAGAATTATGAAACACTTTATCGATCCAAAAACCAACAGTGTCTATGCCTATGAGGAAGATGGTTCTCAAGACCAGCTCATTGCGGATAGCCTGGTTCCCATTGACGAAAAGGATGTGTCTGCTCACATAGCTGCCTACACTCCTGTGGAAGTTAAGATAAGCCAGACAAAGTTTGTCAGGGACTCTCTTCTTTCTCAGTCTGACTGGACACAACTTCCGGATGTTCCCGCAGCAACCAAAGACAAATGGAAGGCGTACCGGCAAGCATTGCGAGACATTACAGCCCAAAAGACGTTTCCGGAAAGCGTTGTCTGGCCTACAAGCCCCTGAGGACTAACACATGCAATTCGTTCTAACGCCCTACGGCGCAAACCTGTTCACTACCACTGGCATACCGAAAAGCTTGACGTTTGTTGCGGGTAGTGCTTTTGGGTATGCTCCAGTAGACACTGATACTGCTATTCACGGAAGCATAATTGCTTCCGGAATTGCTTTGATGGTCAACACGACTGGATCACAGCCAGTCTTTAACGTTACGATCTCCTCGGTAGATTTTCCAGATGCTGTGGCCTTTGGAGAGCTTGGTCTTTTCTTCTCAGGCGTTTTGATAGCACTAGGCTCAGGCGTTTCCTCCATTCCGTTGCTGGGCAAAAACGTTAGCTTAGAGTGCGTGTTGCCTCTAACCTCAGGCGTGCTTGGCCCGTTCTCTCCCGTTGCACTTGCTGCTAATGCAGGCAATATCAACGTCCTACCTTCGGTGGACGTCTTGCCTAACGCTAACACGGCAACCACATACACACAAGCAACGGGCATCTCCAATAGCTACATTATTGCGGAGACAGGCCTTCTAGCCGTATCCACTGGTGTACATTGGGACTTGGTTGGTGGACTTTTCCTAACCGAGCTCTCAGCCGATGCTGCTGACTTCACTAGCGTCTACGTTCAGGTGGGTGGCTCTGCTGACGAGTTTCTGTCGCAGATACCTGTACCAACCACAATGTACCTTACGGTAACTTCTGGCTTGAATGCCGGTCTAGCTCGTAAGGTAACCTTCACTGGCCTTGAACGGTACTCGTACAGCACAGGTCCAGCAATAAGCTACAAGTTCTTGACCGTAGCGCCTTGGACTGGATTGTTCCAAGTAGGCGATACGCTTAATGCTTACGTGGCGTCACCTGCCATAATCAAGGTTAACCAAGGCGGACTTGGCCCACCTGGCCCACCAGGACTAGATAGCTTTGTCGTGGGTCCGACTGGCCCAACCGGTGCTACTGGCCCAGCTGGGCCTACTGGCGCAGCACTAATGGACGGGCTATTCGTACTAGACGTTACTCCGATTGTTGCTGGAGGAATTGTTGGTAGCAAGGTATACCCACCCTCTGTGCCGGCTAACCGGGTGGTTAGCAGTTGCACAACGGACAACGCCCATGTACGCATTACTGTTGGCATAAACGGGAACGCTGCTTCGTACTCACCTACCGTGCTTATCGGAATGACACAAGCTACGATAACGGAGAGTGCAACTACGCGTTGGTTTACAGCCGTTGCTGATGTTACGGTAGGCACAGGCACAACTACCGTTGAGGTAGTGAGTAACACCGGGTCCAGGACTTCTGTAGACGTTACCCTGGCAGGCGCCGGGCCAAATATCCTTAGTGCCCTACTAGGTGCGTATCCCAATTCTCAGACGACTCTCAAGGCCGGAGATCAGATCACTGTTACGGTTACTACCGAAGCTGGGGCTACAGAAGTCCAACTTCTTGCCACAGGCGCCGCAGGGGCTTCTGTTCCGTACCCAGTAACTGGGACTACAGCAACCTGCTTAGTAACCATAGGGAACGCCCAGGGACCTCAGGTTCTGACCTTTAAGGCAAAGAACTCTTTCGGTACTTACGGCAACACCTACCCCACAGTCCCGCTTACGCTTGATCAAGCTGTTCCTACTTTTGGGGCGATCACAGTCTCCTACCCAGTTGGGCAAGGCGCGCTAAACACCAGCGAAACGGCTACGGTATCTTGTACGGTTAGCGATCAAACCTCCGTGGCATACACGGCTGTTGGCCTTACCGTTGATACGCCTTCGGTGTACGGTGTGTCTAAACAGGTAACCCTGTCGTCAACAGGCTACGTAGACTCGGGAACCAACTATACTATTACGGCACAGAAGGCTTCTAACGGTTCGAGTGCCGTAAAGACTGGACTTGTTAACCTAGCTACCGTGGCACCGGCGGCGGCAATAACCACTAGCCCAGCTGGCCGAATGGTTGGCAGCCCCACTGGTATCAGCTACACCGTCACTGTTACAAGTACCCAAAACCTAACCTCGGCTCCATCGTTAACAGCCAGCGCAGGCGCGTGGGCTGGGGCATGGGCTGGCTCAGGAAAGGTTTGGACAAGAGCTCTGAACATAACCGACTCTACGCCTAAAGGTAGCGCGTTGTTTAGCGCCCTAGCTATTACCAACCAAGCCCTCATAAACGGCTCGGTCATAAGCTCAGGTAGCACGTACACGGTGGGCGGATTTAGTTCCCGGACCATTACGTTCCCTTCGTTCTCCCGGGTTGCTGCGATAGGTACAACGGTTACAGACCAAACCAAAACTTCCTGCCAGATTGTGGCAGGTAACGTGCTAACTAGGTATTCAGACAATACCGTACATAGCAACGGGTACTACATTGCGAATGCTGACGGCACTTACAATGCCCAAGGCGCCTATGTAGCATTGTCTGACTCTGCCTTTGCAGGATCAAATACCAGCGGCACACTTCAAGTTACTTTGGCGGAGACCGCATAATGGCTACCTTTAACGATTTTGTACAAACGGAACTTCCGCTACGCCCATTCGTAGCTACTGACGGCACAGCTGGGCAAACCCTAGTCAGAAGCAACAACCCATTGGCTCCTCGTGAGCTAGTGTGGGCTGACGGTGTAGGCGGCTCGGGTGGCGGAGGACTAGGTCCCCAAGGACCTACAGGTCCCGCAGGTCCACCTGGCCCAACAGGCTTGGGCTCAACGCTGTACAACGGCAGCGGACCTCCGCAGGATACTTTGGGCAGCGACGGCGATTACTACATCGACGACGTTGCTTACGATATGTATTTCAAGCAGACCGGGACGTACTCGGTCATCTTTAACTTCAAAGGATCGGTAGGAGGTAAGCGTAAGGCAATAACGCACACAGAAACTGCGATTCTTCCTTCGGCACCTAGGGACTTTCAAATCCCTATGTCCAAGACGGTAATCATCCACCTTCTATCCGTTGATGTTGCTTGCCAGGTAATGGCCTTTGAGACGGCAAGTCGATACGATACCAACCCCTTCACCTTTATAGCTACATCAGATCACTTGTCAGACGACGGCACGATGTTGATGTCAGATGGGACAATTCTTCGTGGGAGACGCTACACAATTCTTTCCAACATGGACAATCCACCCGTAATTGACCAGTACTTCCGTATCGTAAATACGGGCACTACGCCTATCGACGTTACGCTTACCATTGATTTCCTCCCGATAGAGTAACCACTCTAATTTCATAGTTCACCTCAACCAACCTTTCTTTTCATTGGAGATACTTTATGTCTTTTACCGTTCAACGCTCTGGCTATACCGACGTACCTGGCCTGTTTTACCAAGTCGTAACTGACCTTTTGGCTAACGGCTTCACCTTGGTGTACCCCACCTCGCCGCTTCCCGCACCCTCCGGTTCAACCCCGTACACCCCGTTTGCAGTTACCTTGACTGCCTCGGCTACGGTTGACCCAGCCTACACCCAGCAGCCCTGGAACATCATGTTCGATTGCACAGGCCACCAAACTCTGCAGTCGGGTAGCACTCCGCAGGTTGGAGACATTTTTGTAGGTACTTCGCTTCAGTTGCCATCGACCGGCGGCGTTACTCCCGTGGACGTTCAAGACGGTGGCTCGACACAGTATCCGCTGCCTTCCGGCCACATCAACGGCCTGGGTCACGTGGTTACCACAACAACGGTAGACAACGTTGCTATGAGCTTCATTACGCGCAAGCAGCGTATCATAGCCTCTGTGCTGAACGGCACCAACGCAGCAGGTAACTACCCGATGACCTACCGTCTGTCGGTTGGCGCTAACGGCTTTACGCTGTTCGTGTGGGAAGATGCTTCGGACAATATCGGCGGCATGTTCTCCTGGATTTCCATCCAGCGTCCGGTGGACCACCTCACTGGCGCCCCAGTAATCACAGGTCACGCGCCTTTGTTTGCTACGTTTGGAATGAACGGCGACGTTTTCAAGCTGGTTGTTCGCGAGAACGACATCCTGAAACCTACCGTCGGCGTGTCTGCCTCCAAGGACACCATCAACAGCGCAGCTATCATCAACGTCCAGCCGCAAGTGGCCATCTCGGAAAATAACAAGTACGTTATCACTTTCCCGAACGGCTTGAATACGCAGCGTTACGCGTACACCAGCGAACTGGACATGATCGCGTACACCAGTGCCAACGTGGTTGCCGGTTACACGGACGTACCTTTGACAGTGTACGGCGAGTCCACTCCTCGCACCTACAAGGCGATGAGCGCAACTGACGCTAACAACACCGGTATGCGTCTGTTGATGCTGACTGCTGGCGGCCCGATGGCCTAAAACCTAGCTTAGGTAAAATGACGGGGTAGCGTGTGCTACCCCGTAATCTATTTAAGGCTCCTAAATGACCGCTTCCCTGCTTAACTACAGCAGTATAGTACCGCCCCTCACAAACCAGCCTACTAACACAGTAGTGCTGTCTGCTCCTCTCTCAGTAGTAGGACCTATAAGCGTTTCCACCACGCAGGCTGGCGTATCTTTCTATGCTAACGGGGCAAACCGTGGTCAGGCTGCTAGCTACGGAGGTACAACCGCGGTTCAAGTCCAGGTAACCACAAGCAGTGCCTACAATACCGCAGTCCATGCGATAATAACCGTTAACGGTTTCCAGTATTCCTTTTCCGCAGTAACAGCCGCAGACTTTACCGTAACAGGTTCTCAGAACCCCTTACAGTTCTCTCTTACTGACGCGAACACAATAACAAGAAACACAGCGCATACGACAAACGCTGTAGCAGTAATAGCCACCACGGCTGCCCTGGCAATTCCCGTCAGCGTACCTAATCTTTTTGGTGCTAAGCTGATAAAGAACGGAGTTGCCTTAGGTACTACAGTAACCACAGCTGTTTTGGGAGACCAGATAGCCGTGGTGCTAACTGCGCCGTCGCAGTATAGCGCTAGTATCCAGATTCCTCTGTTCATTGGCAATACCTACGACACATTCTTTGCCGTAACTAACGCGCCTAAAGACATACCTACGGGTTTTACGTTCACCAATGTGGTTGGCGCAGCCTTTAACACTCCGGTAGCGTCAAACAACGTTATCGTAGCAGGGTTAGACACTAACGCCACAGTTAGCGTTACCGTTAGTGCAGGCGCTACCCTGTTTAAGAACGGCGTAGCCCTGGTAAGCCAGACCGCTACTGTGCTAAATGGAGACCTAATAAGAGTCTCCGTAACCTCAGCTTCAGACCCTAACTACGACACTACAACCTACGTCAGCGTTTCCGTAGGGGCTACCTTTAAAACCTACTGGTCTGTTACCACAAAGAGTTCTACAGACCTATGGGTAAAAAATTCCCTGCAGGGTAAGGCTCTCTACGACTTGGGCGCAGGCGGGCTAAACGCCTTCAGCACGTCCTTCAACGGTACAACAGACTACCTTACGGTGTCCGCCAATGCTGCCTTAGCACTTGGTACAGGTGACTTCACCGTAGAGACCTGGGTCTACTTTAACTCGCTGGCGGGAGCCTACGTTCCTATTTGTCAGAGCGACGTCTTAGGATCTAGTTCAACCAATAAATGGTTCTTTGCTGTTCACGGCAACACCTTAAACTTTGGTACGCACAACAGCGGAGCCTACAACGTATCCGTACCCTGGGTCCCTGTTACGGGAACCTGGTATCACGTAGCGGCGGTTAGGTCCTCTGGCGTTACAAGCCTTTTTGTTAACGGCATAGCTAGCGTAGCCACAGGGGCAGCAACAGGTAACGGGTACACATTATCCCAAGCGGGTGTTGTGCTTGGCACAATGTCAACTCCGTTTTTCCTAAGCGGTAAGCTCTCTAACTTTAGAATAATTAAGGGCACTGCCCTCTATGTTTCTAACTTTACGCCTAGCCCAACCTTTTTGACAGCTGTTCCGGGCACATCGCTTCTTACTGTTTTGGACGGTACTAAGACAGACTACTCCGGACTTGCCATAACGGTTACGCCTACAGGCAACCCCGCCCTGTCAATAGATTCCCCGTTTAATCCTGCAAAGGCAGCACTAAACCAGAACAACTCTATCTACAAGATAGACGTTAGCACTTACGGGATAACCTCGGCCACTTCTTTGTATAACCCATCGGTTGGAACGGACGCTAGTTTAAGCACGTTCATCCACTCGATGTCTTACTATGAGGGAATTACCTACAAGCTGAACCTGGCCGGTGCTGTGGTTGGGTCATCTGCGAATCCCGCAGGCTACACCGTGTACGACGAGTGCTACGCACCCAAGTACGTTATGAGTACAGCACAGATTGCTACTCGACGGTTCGTAACCTTGTATAACGGAGCTCTGGGGCTCCTGCGGGACACTAGCGGGACTAACGCTGACATATCTTTTGGGGCACTCGCGCCTTACGGAACAGATAGCGACATAACAGGCTCAGCTGTCTATGTTTCGATGTCTAATAACACGCTTGCCAAGATAGTCCTATCTGGTTCGACGTATGTTCTGTCCAAGTACATAAGTCTAGGCGGGTCTACCTTAGGCGGTCTGCGGCAAGTGGTGGTAGATAACGCTAACAAAGTTTGGGTAGTTGACGTCTACAATAGCAGAGTCGTAGTCGTGAATAGCGCGGACACTATTGTAGCAAACATATCTTTGCCTAACTGCGACCCTTGGGACATCTGTGTAGACAACGGAATGAACTCTTGGGTAGCCTGCTCTTTCAGCAATGCCTTGGCTAGAATTTCGTACTCGTACGCAGTTACCTACATCCAGTGTTCGGGTGTGCCTAGCTGTGTTGCTGTAGACAAAACTAACGGTAACGTGTGGGTAGGTCACTACGGCTCAAACCTCATAGATATTTTTGATCCCAATACTCTGGCTTTGCTCCGCCAGATTTCTATGCCGCACCCTGTCTCAGCACTAAGCTATGACGGCGCTGGAGGCATATGGGCTCAGTGCTTGTACTCTGATCTTGCTACGCAGCAGAATAGGCTAAACGCTATAACACCTATAGACGCAGTCTCGTTTACCTCAAGTTTAGACGTGCCCGTGTCTACGGCAGCTGTGTCTAACGCTGTTACCGTGTCTGGCTTAGCAAAATCTATAACGGTAAGCGTACCCTCAAATCTTAATCTTTCTATAGCTGTTACCGGCTCGGCATTTAACGTTACCTCTACTAGCGCAGTAGTTAACAACGGAGCCACGGTAACGCTGACTGAGAACCCCGTAAGTTCAAAGTATTACACTACCAACGCTCTTCCCTTGCTGCAAGCGGGTAGCCGGTCTAAGACTCCCTGGGTAACGCGTACTATAGGCGATGCGATTCCCGATCCTGTTTATTTTGACAACGTTTACGACGTACCTGCCGGTGCCTACTGCAATTCAGCGTCCGTGCCCATAACAGGTATCAGTCCCGGGGTTAGCATTACCCTCACCCTGGATGACCCTACCTGGGGAATTGCGGTTAACGGTGGCTCTCCTGTGTACGGGGGACCCACGACGGCGGGGCTTGGAGACACAATCCAGATTGTGGGGTCCCTTAGCGCTACCATAGCCTCCTTGGCGTATAAGTCTGTAAATGTCCTTGTAGACATAACAACGGTAGTTAACTCTTTGCCGGTTGTAACGCCTACGGTATTCGGGAACTTTACCGTTTATTCACTGTACGTCGATGGTCAGGCGCCTAACATACAGAAAGCACCTGGCCGGTTTGTAGACATGTACTACGAACAGGCCGTTAAGAAACCACACCTGTCCCTGTCGGAAGCCACACAAGAGTTTGAAAGCTTTACTCGCCGAAACTTTCCTAGCTTAGTAGATGCTTATACTGCTGAAGTTGGCTTGTCTACTAGTCCAGCCTACGCTGACTGGTTCGACGCAGAGCTAGGTAAAGCCAATAGCCCTGCGTATGCAGATTGGTTTGAAGCCGAGCTAGGAAAGGCCAATAGCCCCGCCTACGCTGACTGGTTTGCCGCCGAGATTAGGCAGCAGACTCTTGTTGACTTCTACGTTCTTAAAGAATTCCAGTACGGTACAAGAATTGGGCTAAAGGCTCCACAAGTCACCAACAGCTTTGAGAAAGGTTTAAGCACCGACTTCACTGAGGGCGGACATCTGTCTGCCTACGCTAAAGCTAGAGAAAACTTCCCTAACTTTGTAGACTTTGAATTCGATAAACCAGTCCTAAGTAGCTTCAGAGAAGTAGGCGAAAGGGAATACAGCGCTGGGTCACTACTAAGCTTCCTTGAAATAGACGTTTCGTATGAGTACGTCCCTGGAAGAAAGATGGTTGAAGGAGAAAGGTTCTATGAACAGGGCCAGAACCTAGCTACAGCACTTGCTGAGCACATTGACCCAGTTCTGTCTGTTCTGTCTAACCAGCACTTTGGAGATTACGAGTACATTCCCTATAATAACATGGGTGAGAAGCTGGCTGACTGGGTACCCCCGATACCCAAAGTACGCGGTAACGCTATGTACTTTACCCCGACTATGGACAAGGGGTTCACAGTAAAGCGTTTCCAGAAAACCTTTAGTATGGGATTCGTTAGGAACACAAGACACTCTGAAGTCTTGGCCAATACGCCTAACCCCATGCTGACGTATGTTATCGGAGATTCAGGCGGCGGTCCCGTAGACACCCAGCAACACCTGTACACTACGGCTGCTCTAGCTATAGCGGCAGGCACAAAAGCTGGATACGTTAACGTCCGGGCGTACGGTTTCAACACAGTGGTCTATAAGAACGGTATTGCGGTTCCTACTAAGGCGTATATGTACGTGGTTCCCGTGGGAGTAACTAGCCGCAATTGTCTGATAGACATGCCCATTAGCAACAACGTAATACCGCTTAAGTGGTACGTGCAAGGCGGTTAACATCATGGCAGGACATTCCATAAAACTTACCCAGCCTTTCTTTAGGCACTTCATACCAGTGGCCGAGGACATTTTGGTCCACACGCCAGCAACCCAGGTTTTAAGGCCTTTCGTAATAGACCTTAGCAAATGGCTTATTCAAGGGGCTTACCCCATAGACCCTAAGCTAATATCAAAGGCAGACAATCATACGGCTTGGCAGTTTCAGGGAGGGTACCGGTGTACAATCGAGATTCTGTCCCAGCCAGCCAACGGCATTGCTACTATCTCAGAAAATCAGTTAGGGTTGGCATACACGCCTAAGATAACTTACCGGGGACCTGACGCCTTCGGGTACCGGATTGTAAACGTTATGGGGCAACCGTCCGACGCCTATTGCGTTACCCTTTATGTGAGAACCTAATGTCCAAGCTACTTGTAGAACCTTACTACGGCAAATCTCGTAATCCCCCGGTGTGGTACCAAAAGCATTCTCTAGAGTTAATAAAGAGCATGGCTTGGGGACCCGGGTACGGCTTAGCTGTGGGTAACCATGGTACCGTGCGCTTGTCCTCCGACGGATTAACCTGGGACGCTATACCCACAATAGCCACCTTGGGTTCTATGCTAACTCAGGTTCTCTGGGTGGGTTGGGGTTGGATAGTTGTAGGTAGCGAAAGCGACGGCACTACTACAACCCAGTTTGCCATGTACTCCACAGATACGGTTACATGGAAAAGAATAGTTATGCCGGACACAGCCAATACCCAATTGTTGGGTGTGGCCTACGATGGTAATACCTATATGTTTATGGGTTATTTCAAGTCGTACGCAACCACAGACTTTATTGGCTTCACTGGTATAAATAACCAGTACGGCACTCGAACCTATACCGGCGTGGCTTGGTGCGGCGCTGGTTCAGTATTTGCCTTTTACGGCTACGGCAGGTCAGGTACCTCGTACATACTGGACACCTTGACCTTTAATGGGACGACATGGGTCCTAAAGAACTTTGCCTACGCAGGTATCTTTAACGTTGGGAATGCCGTAGCTGGATTTCTTACCAACAATGCTGGGCAAGCCGTATTTATGACCATCTCCGGTGGGTACTGGTTTTCAACTCAGGACGGCGGAGTTACTTGGACCGGGGCCTCTACCGGTCTCGTAGCGGCGGGTGGCGATGGCACAGGTCCTTCACAGCCTACGCCAGGCTGCTGGACAGGTTCGCAGTTTGTAGTTAACTTCGGCGGGAAGCGATTCACTTCTCCTGACGGTGCAAACTGGACAAGAGACTTATCCAAGTATCCTGAAGCATACACCATGTACTGCTCAGACGGAAACTGGATTTTTGGTCACGCCAAGTCTTATTATTTTGGCCGTTCTCCCGACCAAGGTCTAAACTGGGAAATAACCAAGTCCACTCCAGCACTTGACCTAACTACAGGGTCCTGCTCTAATCTGCACAGCGTAACGGCAACAAGTCTAGGTCTATTTGCCTACAACATATCCAACAAAATGTTCTACTCCAATAATGGAGGAGACACCTGGTGGAATTGCGGTACCACAGTATTCAGTGCTCCTGCGACATATAAGCTTTGGGATTGTGGAGCCTTCACTGCCTTGTTTACCACTGCTACCAAGCTATTCATGACCTATAACGGTCTGGACTGGTACTACGATGTTCAGACTACGGTATCATCGCCAACTCTTACTGGCAGTAGCTTTACGGCGGTCCAGGTTTACTGTGGTGCAGGTGTGGGTGGTACGGTAGTTTTGGGCGGAAACTCCGGGTTTATTGACTGTTCACAAGACGGTGGGTTTACCTGGATAAAGAACGTAGCCAAGACTCCCGCAGCCGCAGCTAACTTCCGGGGACTATCCTGGAACGGTAGCCAGTTCCTTGCCACCGGTGCTGGCCATATTGTGTATTCCGCAGACGGAGTTAACTGGAATAAAGTTACGTTCCCAACCGGGGTAGGCGCGGCTGGCGGGTACCACATCTGGACAGGTACCTATTACATAATGACCACTAACACCAAGGAGGTCATTGTCTCTCCTGACGGCTTAACGTGGACAAAGCGTGTAACCCCATTGGCTATATTTTCAGATTTTGCCAGCAATGGGAGCCGAGTAGTAGGTTTAGTCGCAGCCGGTGCGGCTCAGCTTGGGACAAGCATAGCGTACACCGACGACATGGGTGTAACCTGGACAACCGTTAAGGTACCTTGCTCAGGCATTCCCTACTTCATAACCTGTACTCCGCAAGGCAGGTTCCATCTTTCTTTTCAAGTTGCTACAAGCTTTAGAGTTTGGTCAGATGACGCCGTAACTTGGCACACCGACGCTATGCTTCAACCTGTTCACATGGTTGGTATGCGTAGGGACGCTGCCGGGGTTATGTACTCTGGTAACGCTATATGCGCCTTAAAGTCTACTGACGACGGTAAAACATGGGAGCCAAGATATTTCGGCTATGAGGTAACAAGCTGGGCTATCACCAACTCTGGGCAGTACAACGTAAAGTCCCAAGGCACGATGTACTACTCCACAGATGGCTTTATCTGGACCAGCAAGGTCCTTGGGTCTAACTACTCTACGCCATTGCGTAACTCCATAGACTATAATCCTACTACTAACGTGTTGGTTTCGGGAGACAGCTGGGGCCGCCAGGTAATAAACACTATGGGTGCCCATAGGTCGACCGACGGCGGTGTAACCTGGAACCTTCTTCCTGTTCCAGCTAATAGCCCATTAGGTAACGGCGTCTGGGGTGGAAGCGGTAACACACGGTACCTGGGTAACAACACCTGGTTCATGGATTACAACTACATCTATGCTTATGACTCTTGCATAATTTCTTTTGACGACGGTGCAAACTGGACTTCGGGTCCGAATACGGTACAGGGCGGAACAACGTTTGACTTCTGTCTAGGAGAAGTTAACGGCGTAGCTGTTAGCAGTGCAGGTATTCACACCTACTATACCCCGTCTAACACCTGGTCGCAAACCAAGGCTCTTACAACCTACAATGGACTGGGATTTGGGAATAAGTGCTTTGTTGTTACCGGCCTAACCTTGGGAGCCTATTCCTATGATGACGGTCTATCTTGGTTCCCTATGTCCCACGGTTCGGATTCTCCACCTGCAGGACCCTGTTACTGGGACGGTACTTCAATCTATGCCTATAAAACTAACGGAACAATAAGTTATCTAACTCCACCTCCACCAATAGAGTTCTGAAACTCTAAACAATTTTATCTTGAGCGCCTTAGGGCGCCCTTAATTCATCTTCGACAAAGGCACGCCCTACTATGCTTTTCGCACTAACCAATTACGGCTATCAGTTGTTCGCTACTACGGGCGTGCCAAGCAGCCTGGACTTCGCGGTCGGCAATGCCAGTGGCTATATAGCCACAAGTAACGACACTGACATTCACGGAGCTAAAGTCTATTACGGACAAGCGCCCTTGACAGGAATGGACGGAGGCTCTCCGTCCTTTTCCGTTTCAATCTCTCACGGCCTCGGTAGCCCAGCTATCGTAATGGGCGAGATCGGACTGTACTTTAACGGCGTCTGCGTCGCACTGGGTTCGTCCGATTCCGACATTCCTATTACAGACAACGTTTCTGTTGCTTGTATCTTGCCTATGCAGGCAGGCGGTCGCGCACCGTTCTCCCCGGTGGCCCTCTCAGCTGCGGCCGGTAACCTGAACGTCCTGCCGTCTGTTGACGCACTGCCTAACGCGGCGGACTCTACGACGTACACTCAGGAAACAGGTATTACAAATACCTATGTGATCTCAGGCAAGTCCCTGATCGCAGTGTCCGACGGTAGCTCTTGGCGTCTCGCAGGTTCCTACAACCTGGGCGATTTGACTATCGCAGCGTCAGACTTCACCAGCATCTACATACCTGTAAACAGTGCTAGCCTAGGCGCGCTGTCCAAGGTAGATCGCACAATCTCATTCTTTGTCACTCCACGTACCGGTGCAAATGCCGGTATCGCTCGCACATGCTCGATGGTTGGTACCGTCCTGTATCGTGTTGACGGCGTGGTTACTGACTGCTACCACTTCAAGACCACAGCACCGTGGAACAACCTGTTCGAGAACGGCGACATTGCGACGTTCTTTGCTGAGTCGCTCGTGGTGCCAATGCAGCCCGGTACTGTTGGACCCACTGGTGCTCCAGGCAGCGAAGGCCTAATGGGACCAACAGGTCCTCAAGGTCCTCAAGGCGCTGACAGTACCGTTGAAGGTCCTCAAGGTGTGCCTGGAGTTGCAGGTGCCACAGGTCCTAAGGGAGCTACTGGTGCAACCGGCGCGGCGTCTACTGTGGTTGGACCTCAGGGTAATCAAGGCCCACAAGGCTTGCAAGGCCTCCAAGGTATTCAAGGAAACACTGGCTCTCAGGGACCTACAGGCCCCACTGGCGCAACTGGACCTGTTGGTGGCCTGGGCCCTATGGGTACACAAGGTACTCAAGGTATCCAAGGTATCCAAGGTAACGTTGGGCCTACTGGCGCTACTGGCGCGCAGGGAACCACTGGCGTTGCTGGACCAACAGGCGCTACTGGAGCACAAGGTATCCAAGGTTCTGCAGGTATTGGTATCAACCTGAAGGGTAACGTAGCCACAACAGCTAACCTGCCCACAACGGCTACCCAAAGCGATGCGTATGTCGTTAACGCTAACGGACACCTGTACTCGTGGAATGGAGCTGGCTGGATTGACGTTGGCCTAATCCAGGGTCCCCAAGGTTCGGTTGGCCCTACTGGCGCTCAGGGACCTGCTGGTTCGCAAGGCGTTGCAGGCCCCACAGGTTCTACAGGCCCTGCCGGCTCACAAGGCATTCAGGGTCTGCAAGGTAACGGCGGCGCCCAAGGTATTCAAGGCGTTGCTGGAGCTACTGGCGCACAAGGTATAGCCGGCCCAACGGGAGCTACTGGCGCGCAGGGAACCACTGGCGTTGCTGGACCAACAGGCGCTACAGGCTCTGTAGGCGCAACAGGTCCTCAAGGCGCTGTAGGCCCTATCGGCTTCACAGGTGCAAACGGTGCTACAGGTGCAACAGGCACGTCTGGTTCGCAAGGACCTGCTGGAGCTCAAGGTGCTCAAGGACCTATTGGTAACACTGGCCCGACCGGCCCCACAGGTGCTACTGGCGCGGCGTCCACTGTAGCAGGACCCACAGGCTCAACCGGACCTACTGGTGCTACAGGCTCACAAGGTGTGTCCGGCGTTGCTGGCCCCACTGGTGCCACAGGCTCACAAGGTATAGCTGGCATTGGCATAAACCTGAAAGGTACTGTAGCGACGGTTGGTGCTCTTCCAGCAACAGGCTCAGCTGTTAACGACGCCTACGTGGTGTCGGCTAACGGACACCTGTACTCGTGGACAGGCTCAGCTTGGACAGACGTAGGCGCTATTGTAGGCCCGACGGGTGCTACTGGCGCCCAAGGTATCCAGGGTACTACTGGTGTCGCAGGTCCCTCCGGTGCTACTGGCCCCGCTGGACCAACAGGCGCGACAGGTGCTGCTAGCTTGGTTGCTGGCCCTACAGGTTCTGCCGGCCCAGCTGGCCCTGCAGGCCCCACCGGTGCCCAAGGCTCAGCTGGCGTAGCTGGTCCTACAGGTGCAACCGGTAGCACTGGAGCGGTTGGCCCCACAGGTTCTCAGGGTATCCAGGGAACTACTGGTGTCGCAGGACCTACAGGCCCAACTGGCAATACTGGTTCTGCGGGCCCCGCTGGACCCACAGGCGCAAACGGAGCAACAGGTACAACTGGCGTAGCAGGACCCACTGGCGCCCAAGGCCCTGCGGGTGTGGGCATAAACATGAAGGGAACTGTAGCTACTGTAGCTAGTTTGCCTTCTACCGGACAGGCAACTAACGACTCATACGTGGTTGCAGCTGACGGTAACCTGTACACTTGGAGTGGCTCAGCCTGGGTAGACGTAGGCGCTATCGTTGGACCCACTGGACCCGCAGGTCTTCAAGGGTCAGCAGGTCCCACAGGTCCTACGGGAGCCCAAGGTACCGTAGGTCCAACGGGAGCCACAGGCCCAACCTCAACAGTACCCGGCCCTGCAGGTCCTACTGGACCCCAAGGTGCAAACTCTACAGTACCTGGACCTCAAGGTGTAGCAGGACCCACAGGTGCTACAGGACCCCAAGGTGCCGCTTCAACCGTAGCAGGTCCTGTTGGGCCTACTGGTGCAAACGGCCCAACAGGCGCGGCGTCTACAGTACCTGGACCAGCAGGTCCAGCAGGTCCAACAGGCTCTACTGGCCCAGCAGGACCAACCGGTGCTACTGGTGCGGCCTCAACCGTAGCAGGCCCCACAGGTGCAACCGGTGCTACTGGAGCAGACGGAGCACAGGGACCTGGCGGAGCAATGATCGGCGTTATCCACAATACTGTGTCGCGCTATCAGGTTCTGACCACTACGGGACTTGCTGTCTCAGTTACCAGTGCTTCTCAGATTCGTGTGGGTGTGCAGTGGGCTCAGGTAGGTACAGCACTTACTCTGACCTACAACGCTCACGGTCACTCGGTAGGCGATCTGGCTATCATCCGTAATGCCAATGTGGATTACCAAGTAGCGTTGATTACCTCGGTTACTGCAAATACGTTTACGGTTACCAGTAGCGGTGCAGGAGCCGCAATGGGCTTTAGCTGTAACTACACGATGGGCTTCACGTTTGCACATAACGGACCTTCTGGTTCTATTAGCGGAGGCACAATAAGCGCCCCAGCTACTGCAGGTGCAGACATTCAGCTCATGGGTGTCCGTATTCACCTGGCAACAGGCACACGGACAGGTACAACCTACACGCTGAATGTCCCGGCTGGCATCCTTAACGGTGCTGGTGGAGACACAAGCATGGATGACGTATGGATTCCAGTCCAGCAAATTCGGCAGGACGGTACTACTCTCAGCGCAGTGGGTAACACCATTGCAACATCAATCAGTGGTAGCTTCGCGGCGTTCCAGTTTGGGGCGCTTCCAGCGTCCGCAACTGGCATCGTTATCCTGGCTAACTTCTAATCAGTAAGGATGCTATAAATGCGGCCAATAAACGCAACCCTATTCGTTAGTTCGTTCGTAGGTACTGGGAACGCAGGCGAGTATTCCTTCACTGACGCTAACTTTGACAACCAAGCGGATGCCACAGGCAACGGCGCGGCGGACATTACCATAGGCTGCAAAGTCTATGTCCAGCCCACAGACGTTAACACTGGCAGTCCTGTATCAGGAGCCATGCACCGATACAAGCTTACCTCAGTAAGCCCAACAGGTGCCAGTCTCTTGAGCGGAACTATGCTGTGGGATGAGCCTACTGCTGAGGTAGACATTCCGTCTAGTGGCGCCTATGTAATGCTAGCGCAGGCTACGCCCAACCATGGGCTTAGCCTTGTTCCCAGCAACGCTGTGTATGCCAACTTGCCTAGCGGTTCCGACATCCAGGCTATGGTGTTGGACTCTAGGGATGTTACTGACAACATTGGCCTGGGTGGCGGGGGCGGGGGTCTTGTAACTACGACTATAGACGTCTCAGGTTCCACAACCAACGCAACACCGCTTACCCTGGGTCCCGTTCAAGATTTGACTTTGCCCAGTTTGAGCACTGCTGTTTTCCGCACCATAGTAGTAGGCCACAGAGCAGGCGCGCCTAATCAGCGTTGTATCTTTATCATCGAAGGTACGCTCTACATGGATGACAATTTGAATACACTAGCCCTTATGGGCAACACCCTAACAACTATAGTGGCGCGCTCTAATACGAGCTGGGACGCGCAGGCCTCAGCCAATGCAGCTACAGGCGCTCTCGATATTCAGGTAACTGGATCTTCCGCAACTTCCCTCAACTGGTCAGCATCAACTACGCTGACAATTTTCACGGCTTAACTGCCTTAACTCGGAGTCTATATGACAATCAAAGGTATCGTTCTTGACAATGCTGGCACAGCCGGTGGCTTGGTACTGCGTGGCCCCGCATCTGGCGTTGGTACTATCGTTTTTCCGGACACCACGTCCGCGCAAAACGGCCAAGTGCTCGCGTTCAATACATCTTCGGGTGGCTTGGATCTCGTTACTCCCACCGTCGTTACTGTGCCGACCAAGGTCAGTGACTTCGCCAATGACGTTGGCTACCAAACTGCTGCCAATGTGACAAGCACTGTGGACGCAGCGATTGCTGCTGTTGTAGGCGCTGCTCCTACAGCACTGGACACTCTGGCTGAAATCGCTGCTGCCCTGGCTGCCGATGAATCCGCTGCTGCTGCGCTGACAACGTCTGTTGCTGGCAAGGTTGACGCCTCTGCTCTGGCACCTGTTGCGTTCTCCGGCGTGTACTCTGACCTGACCGGCAAGCCTTCGATCCCCACGGTTCCTACCGTGGTTTCTGCTTTCACCAATGACGCTGGATACGCTCTCAGCTCGGCATTGGCTACAGTGGCAACTACAGGTTCCTACACCGACCTGAGCAACAAGCCTTCGATCCCGACCGTACCTACAGTGGTGAGCGCATTCACCAACGACGCCGGCTATCAGACCAGCGCTCAAGTGGTTACTGCTCTGGGTGACTACGCAACGATCGCTTCCCTGTCGGCTTACGCCACAACGTCTTCCCTGTCGGCATACGCTACCAACGCTTCGTTGGCCGCCTACGCTACTGTGGTGTCCCTGGGCGCTTACGCTACAACGTCGTCACTGGCTACAGTGGCTACATCTGGCCAGTACTCCGACCTGTTGGGCCTGCCCACAATCCCCACGGTTCCTACCGTGGTTTCTGCTTTCACCAATGACTCCGGTTACCAAACCGCAGCAAACGTTGCTACAGCAATCGCTGGCAAGGTGGACGCTACCGCCCTGGCTACCGTGGCTACTTCAGGTTCGTACTCTGACCTGATTAACAAGCCCACAATCCCGACCGTGCCTACCAACGTTAGCGCGTTCACCAATGACTCCACCTACCAGACTGCTGCTCAAGTCACCGCCGCAATCGCTGCTGTTGTAGGCGCTGCTCCTACGGCACTGGATACACTGGCTGAAATCGCAACGGCCCTGGCTGCTGACGAGTCTGCAGCTGCTGCGCTGACCACTGCTGTTGCCTTCAAGGCAAACACTGCTGACCTGGCTGCTGTTGCGTTCTCCGGCGCTTACAGTGCTTTGATTGGCGCACCGACGATCCCGACGATCCCGACTCTGGTGTCCGTGTTCACCAACGACGCTGGCTACCAGACCGCTGCCAATGTGTCTACCGCAATCGCTGGCAAGGCTGACACTTCCAGCTTGGCTGCTGTTGCTCTGTCAGGCTCATACGCTGACCTGACCGGTACCCCAACGATCCCGACAGTCCCCACAACCGTGTCTTCGTTCACCAACGACGCTGGTTATCAAACTGCTGGCAACGTTGCTACCGCACTGGCTCCCTACGCTCTGACCTCGGCTCTGTCTTCGTACGCCACGACCGCTTCGCTGTCCAGCTACGTCCTGACCTCCGCCCTGGCCGCCTACGCTACTACAGCCTCACTGGCTACTGTGGCAACCACTGGTGCATACGCTGATCTGTCTGGTGCTCCCACCATTCCGACCGTACCTACCGTGGTGTCAGCGTTCACCAACGACGCAGGTTACCTGACTGCTGTGCCCGTGGCTACTGCCTCGGTGCTGGGCGGTGTGAAGGTAGGTTCTGGTCTGGCTGTTGACGGTGCTGGTGTCCTGAGCGTGACTGGTGCAACTCTGCTGGCCGGCGGCTCTGGTACTCGTACTGCCGTGGCTACAGTGCCTACAACCGACGCTACTGCAACTTCTGCTCTGACCGTGGCCGTGGCCTCAGGCGCCGTGGTGCAGTTCACTGCTGACGTAGTTGGCAAGACAGCTGGCGGCGCATTGGTTGGTGCTTTCACACTCGAAGGCGCTATCAAGAACGTTGCAGGCACTATCAGCATCGTCGGCGGCAGTGTGTTGAAAGACATCATCGCCCTGGAAGACACCTCGTGGGATGCAAATGCGTCTACCGATGGTAGCGGTCTGGCCATCACTGTGCAAGGCGCTGCTGCAACTTCGATCACCTGGGTTGTTGGCATCAAAACTACCACTATCGTCTAATCAACGCTAGTGGGTTACGTCGGGGCCGGTGTTTATTTTATTCACCGGCCCTTCTATTAAAGATTTGAAGGGCGACCAAGCAATGTCCATAATAATTGACAACGCGAGAAATCACATACACTTTGGCACTGACACAGAGCTATTGCGCGAAGGTGCCAATGCGCTGTCAACGCCCGGCTCGTTCAAAGCTGCACAGCTAATTGCTGGCTCTTCAGGCGTTAAGTTTTCTGACAACTCCGTTCAAACTACAGCGGTCGTAGTACCGACTGTTATCTCAGGCTTTACCAATGACGCTGGCTACCAGACAGCCGCGCAGGTTGCTACGGCAATTTCTGGTAAAGCCAATACCTCCAGCCTGGCTGCGGTTGCCTTATCCGGCGCCTATAGCGATCTGTCAGGTACACCCTCTATCCCCTCAGCGTACACCTTGCCTGTTGCAAGCTCATCTGTACTGGGCGGCGTAAAGCAGGGTACCGGCGTTACTATCGCAGGTGACGGCACTATTAGCGCATCTGGCGGCACTGGCGGTGGCGTATCTAAGGTTTACGATACAACCTGCCGCTATCCAGTCAACACCACAACAGGTCAATCCGTGTGGGTTGCCACTAGCGCCCCCGTTACCACCGGCCTTTCGTGGGCACAAACCAGCACAAACCTGGTTATCACTGACAACGGTCACGGTCACTCTGTCGGCGAGATGGTTATCGTCCACAACGCTAACGTGGAGTTTCAGAACGGTCTAATCACCGCGGTAACTACCAATACTTTCACAATTACTTCCAGCGGTACTGGTGGTTCTTCGGGTACAGCTGCAGCGTACTCTATGGGCTACACCTTTGCCCATAATGCCTCTGGTGTTAACAACATCAATGCAGGTATCTTAACCGCACCTGCTGGTGTTAGCAACATAACGTTGCTGGGTATGCGTATTCACTTGGCAACTGGCACTCGCACAGGTACCTCGTACAATTTGACAATACCAGTCCAGCCCACTGGCGCATGGAGTAGCTTTGACAACGCTATAGTTCCAGTCCAACAGGTTCGCCAAGATGGTGTTAGCCTTAGCGCTGTGGGCAACACGATAGCTGTGGTAAGTGGTACAAGCTGGAATATGTTCCAGTATGGCGCCTTGCCCGCAAGCACGACAGGTATCGTATTCCTAATGTCCTTCTAAAGGTTGAATGTAATGGCGCGTCCAATAAATGCAGCTTTAACAGTCAGCGCCTTTACGCCTACTGGAAACGCTGGAGAATACACATTTGAATCAGCCCAGTTCTCTAACCAAGCTGATGCTACCGGTAACGGTGCCTACGACGTTACACCTGGGTTTGTTCTTTACATACCTGCAAGCGACGTTAATACGTTCATGCAGATACCAGGTATCTTCCATAGATACGTCTTAACGGCTGCTACCCCCATAGACCAGAGTACCTTAAGTGGTACAATTTTATGGGACGAACCAGGTGACGAGGTTGACGCGGTAACCAACTCAACAGCTTGTCTATTGGCTCAGGTAACCCCAAACCTCAAACTAGGTATGCTGCCCTCAGACGCAGTGTACACCGAGCTTGTCACAGGCAATACGGCTGAGGCCTTTGCTGTTGATGAGCGTAACATTTTGGATGCGGTGGCTGGCACAATAACGCCAGCCACCGGAACTAAAACTCAGGAGCTTATAGCAATAAGTGAAACAGGGCTTAGTAATAAGCAATTGCTTCACACCCCATTGGACCCACCTAGCGTGGTCATCTGGATAAACGGTATACGGTACACTTACGGCGGAGACTTCCTCATAGCTGGGGCAACAATCGGCTGGCAAAATAATTACTTTAACCCGGATTCCTTTGACAATGTTATAGTGGAGTACACGTATTGAACGTCTTTGCAAAGATACTCTTTTTGTTAGTGTGTTAGTTTAATTCAACCCCCGGAGAAATATCCATCATGGCAGCTACCCCTACCACAATCAATGGCTCGCAGATACGCACTGCTTCCGTTCCACAGTCCGCAATTGATGCAGCGTTCCAGGCATACCTGTCTGGTCTCAGCACCAACATTGCGAACATCTTCACGACCTTGGCAACTGATGAGGCTACCGTAGCTTCCATCAACGCCGCTACCCAAGCTTGGGAAGCATCGGACAGCAGCATTACAACTGCCATCCAAAGCCTGATCACTGGCACCCTGACCGGCGCTGGCCTGACCACCGGTGGTGCTTACGTTGCCCCCACCAACAGCAACTACCTGGGCGCAGCTACTTCTCTGTTCACAGCAGACGTGGCCCTGGACACAGCACTGGCCGCTGAAGCATCGCGTGCGTCTACAGCTGAAGCCGGTTTGCAATCACAGATCTCCGCGATCGTTGCAAGCACTTCATCTGCCGATGCCCTGGCCTCTGAAATCACCCGTGCAACTGCTGCCGAATCCGCTCTGAACACCAGCATCGCTGCTGAAGTTACACGCGCTACGGCCGCTGAAGCTGCGCTGTCCACCGCCAACGGCAACAACGCCACGGCCATCACGACCGAGTCCACACGTGCCCAAGCCGCTGAAAGCGCCATCACCTCTGCCTATCAGTCCGCTGACAGCGCCGAAGTGACTCGTGCTACAGCTGCTGAAGCTACGCTGCAAGCCAACATCACCGCACTCGCTGGTACCTCGGCTACTGCTGCAAACCTGGCAACTGAAGTCACACGTGCTACTGCTGCTGAAACGGCCATCGCTGCTGCTGCCGCTGCCTACACCGACGCTGAAACAACTCGCGCTACCGCTGCCGAAGCTGCTGCTGTTACAGCTGCTGCCGATGCACTGGCTGCCGAAGTTCTGGCCCGCACCAACGCTGACACGTCCGAAGCCAATGCCCGCATTGCCGCTGTTGCTGCTGAAGCATCCCGCGCTACTGCTGCTGAAGGCGTTCTGACCTCGGCTGTTTCCGCTGAAGTTACCCGTGCAACTGCTGCTGAAGGCACACTGACCACCAACCTGGCCGGTGAAGTGACTCGTGCAACTGCCGCCGAAGGCGTGTTGCAAGGCAACATCGACTCCGAAGCTACAGCACGCATCGCTGGCGACGCCGCTGTTACTACCGCGTTCACCGCGGCTGTTGCAGCTGAAGCCTCACGTGCTACTGCCGCCGAAGGCACACTGACTACAGCCGTTGCTGCTGAAGTGACTCGTGCTACAGCCGCTGAAGGTTCCATCTCCACAGCCTTCGCTGCTGCCGATGCAACTGAACTGGCTCGCGCACTGGCCGCTGAAGCTGCCCTGGGTACCAGCATTGGTGCTGAAACAACCCGTGCAACCGCTGCCGAAGGTTCGATCACCACTGCCTACACTACGGCCATCGCCGCAGACAACGCACTGTGGAACACTGCCGTTACTGCTGAAGCTTCTGCCCGTACGTCAGCCGACGCTGCAATCACCACAGCCTACACAGCTGCGATTGCTGCCGAAGCCGCCGCCCGCGACACAGCTATCTCCTCAGCTACCAGCCCGATCATCACCTCGGTGTCGAACGAAGCTGCTCGCGCTACCGCTGCCGAGTCCGCTCTGACTACAGCCATCGCCGCAGAAGCCTCGCGCGCCACAGCCGCTGAATTGGTGAACACCAATGCAGTAGCCGCCGAAGTGACTCGTGCTACAGCTGCTGAAGGTGCTGAACTGGCCCGCGCTACTGCCGCAGAAGCCGCCTTGGCTGCTCGTGTGTATGTGCTGGAACAAGATCAGCCCAACGATCTGACCTACGACAAGGTTGTTGTCCGCGAAATCCCAGCAGGTACCGTCAATGGCACCAACGCTGTGTTCGTCCTGGCCAATACACCTCACGCTGGTACAGAACAACTGTACGTCAACGGCGTGTTGCAAAACATGGGCAGCGACAACGACTACACAATTTCTGGAACAGGAGTCACCTTGAACACAGCGCCGCTCGTCGGCGATGTGATCTTGGTGAGCTATTTTCGTTAACGTAGGGACAATGGCTTCGATCCAAGCTAACTGGGGTTCCACAACCGAAACCTGGGCTAGCCCTACTCAAACTTGGCCCTAAAGGCTGAGGGACAGTAGTGAAGTGACGCACAAAGGCGCTGGTTGCTAAAACAACCAGCGCCTTTCCTGTTTCTGGGCCACATAATTATGGTTAAAGTTAAAAGCTTCGAGGTAACTGCGAGCACGCTAAATTATGTGGGTATAGAAATAGTTAGCTCTCCAACGGTTACCACAGATCCCCTACCCCCGGCAATTGATCCTCATGCGCCGGAAACGAAATCCACATTCCTACTAGGAGTATTTATGAGCATAGGTTCAACCCCGAACCTGCACCTTCCTCTACCAGGGGGTACAGTCTATGACACTCGGCTGGGTGACATAGATGCAGCACAAGCTGCATTGTTCCAGCTGGACAGTATCATCTATGGTTTGCAGCAAGACGTTGCAGCCAAGTCGAGCACTGGTCCCACAGGCGCGGCGGGCGCACAAGGCGTTCCCGGTATTCAGGGTCCTCAAGGCCCTACAGGCCCCCAAGGTGCTGACGGAGCCACAGGCCCAACTGGCCCCGCAGGAGCCGACGGCGCCGCAGGTCCTACAGGTGCTCGTGGCCTGCAAGGCTTCGACGGCGCAGCAGGCCCCATTGGTCCCCAAGGTACCAACGGTACTGCAGGTACTAACGGCGCGGCGGGTGCCACAGGCTCAACCGGTGCCACAGGAGCTACTGGTGCCACAGGCGCAACCGGTGCCGCCTCTACTGCTGTTGGCCCAACAGGCCCCACTGGTGCTACAGGCGCAGCGTCAACCGTAGCTGGCCCGACCGGACCTACAGGAGCTAACGGTACTAACGGTACTAATGGAACCAACGGCGCAACTGGACCCACCGGCGCTACGGGAACCAACGGTACCAATGGGACCAATGGTGCTACTGGCGCTACAGGAGCAACCGGTGCTACTGGCGCTGACGGCTCTTCGGTAACGTCTACAGCTTCGGTTACAACCTGGACTGGTCTGCCTAACGACATTACAGGCTCATGCTTCGGCGTGCCTGCAGCGTCTCAAGTGGATTTGCGCTTTACAGCTGGCCGGGCCTTCACAATCCCTGCAAACCTCGCAGGTTCTATTGTGGCTGCAAAGACTGCTGCAACCGCCAGTGCTGTGTGGAACCTGCAAAAGAATGGCTCTACGGTTGCGACGTTTACGTTTGCTGCCGCTGGTGCTACTGGTGCATTGTCCACGCAAGCGGCTATTGTGTTTAGCGTTGGCGATAAGCTGTCTATCGTGGCTCCCGCTACGCCTGACGCTACCTTGGCTGATGTTGACTTCACGATCCTGGCTGTCCTGAACTAAGGACTATAGACGGCGGTGTGCTTTGCCCTTCCCAGGGTACGGCCCATCGCCGTTTTTGTTTCATGTCTCATATTTAACAACACAAGAGAACCCCATCATGTTTAGATACCTCCGCCGTGCTCGTACTGCTACCGCTGTAGCCGCTATCCTTGACTCTTACTTTGGCTATACCAGCCTGCTGCTTAACGGCGAGACCGCCGTAGCACCCTTCACGCAAGACGCGTCCTCAAATAACTTGCTCGTTACCACATTTGGTGGCGTGCGTAACGATACATTTTCTCCGTTCGATGCTGGAAACTACAGCACGCAGTTCAACGGCACAACAGACTTTCTAACGCTTCCCACTACAGCTACTGCTAACCTGGGTACAAGCAACTTCACGTTTGAAACCTGGGTTTATGCTGATAGCACAGGCGCCGGTTCAATACGCCAGATAGCTTTTCTGGATGGCTTCAACAATGGCTACGTCGGCCTTAGCGTGCAGATAACTGCTGCTGACCAACTGGGCATTACCTTGGCCAGTAACCTGACAAACAATATCACAGCTGCCTGGACTACCTACAACCAATGGACGCACATTGCTGTTGTTCGCAATGGTTCTGTATTCACAGCCTACGTAAACGGTGTAAGCATAGGTACCTACTCCAACGCTTCAGCAATGCCGGCTTGGACAATAAACAACATTGGTTGCTACAACAATGCTTACTATTACTTTAAAGGTTACATCTCTAACCTGCGTCTTGTGTCGGGCACTGCTCTTTACAACGGAACCTTTACACCGTCTAGCACACCTCTCACTGCTGTCTCTGGTACGGTAATTCTTGCTTGCCAAGCACCTCAGTTCAAAGACAACAGCACCAACAACTTTGCAGTGACCGTTAGCGGAACACCTAAGGTGCAACCTAAGGTTCCCTTTAATTACACACCAGTAGCTGCGTCTGCGTTCTTCAACGGCACGACTGACTACCTCACTACAGCTACGTCCGCGGCCGCCTACGCGTTTGGCTCAGGCTCCTTGACAATTGAAGCCTGGGTATTTCAGGCTACTGGGGCTAGCACAGGCACGATCTTTAGCTCGGTTGTATCAAGCGACGACGGACTTATCTTTAACCTCAACTCTACCGGTACCCTGGCAGCCTCAGGCTCAACTACTGGTATTTCAACGTCTGTGGCAACGGTGCCCCGAAACCAGTGGGTACACGTTGCGGTTACTCGTAACGCTAGCTCAGTGTGGAACTTCTGGATTAATGGAGTTGACGCTGGCGGCTCTACCACGGTTGCTCGTAACTTCACGGGTATAAACGGTAACATAGGTTCTTGGCTGACCAACACACCGTTCCCTGGCTACATTAGCAATCTTCGAGTGGTCAAAGGCACTGCTGTCTATACTGGCTCATTCACTCCCCCCACGGCCGCGCTCAGCGTTATCTCAGGCACTAGCTTGCTGACTCTGCAGAACGCTGGCGCTGCTAACAACATCAGCTTCCTTGACGCCAGCCTTAACGATCTGGCTATAAGTCGCGTAGGTATTCCAACGCAAGGCACGTTTAGCCCGTTTTCGCAAGACGGCTGGAGCAACTATTTCCCAGGTGGGTCTTCCAACTCTCTTAGCTTCCCTGCAGCTAACGTTGCTATGGGACTGGGTCAGTTCTGTATTGAAGCCTACGTAAACCCATTGTCCTTGGCTTCTACCAATACGATTATTGAAAGCCGGGCGTACAACACCACTGGCACTGGCACTTGGCAACTCGCAATTGACATTACCACGGGTCTGCTGAACCTCTACAGCCTTCAAGCTGTATCTATCATCATAGCAGGCCCGGCTATTCAGACCGGCGTTTGGACCCACGTAGCTATATCTCGTGATTCGGCAAACGTGATTCGCCTGTTTGTAAACGGTGTGCTTGTCAACTCTGTGGTCAACGCTTTTAACTTTAGCAGCGTTAACGCACTCTTTGTGGGTTACAACAGCGATTCGTCTAACCTGTCGTTCAACGGATACATCAGCAACGTTCGCGTGGTTAAGGGTGACCCTGTCTACACTGCCAGCTTTACTCCCAGCACTGCCCCTCTCACAGCTATTCCTGGAACAGCCCTGCTGACTTGCCAGAGCAACCGCTACCTGGACAACAGCGTGAATGCGCTTACCTGCACTGCGTTGGGTACCGTGTCTGTTCAGGCGACCTCTCCCTTTGAGCCTGTGGCTGCGTGGTCAGCATTGACCAACGGTGGATCAATGTACTTCAACGGTACTACAGACTACCTTACCATTCCCGATGCCTTGGTTTTGCAGTTTGGGGCAAACAACTTTACAGCCGAATGCTGGGTATATCCTACAGCAACTCCGGCTTCAGGTGCCACCATTCTCTGCAAACTTGCTAGTGCCTCATCTTTCGGGCAATTCAGTATCTACTTTGGCGCTTCTAGCATAGTTAAGACTGTACTTAGCTCCAATGGAACATCCTTTGATATAGCGAGTGGTGTGGGAACTATTGCCGCTACTATCAACACTTGGAACCATGTTGCACTGGTAAGGTCTGGAAACGTTTTCACTCTTTGGGTTAACGGCGCTGTCTCAGGTACAGTCACCAGTGCTTTGGCTCTTAACACCTCTCCTGGAGTTCCGTTCTCTGTTGGCGCATCTGCTAACGGTACTGGCATGTTCAACGGTGGATACATTTCCAACTTGCGTATCGTTAACGGTACTTCCGTCTACACAGGCTTGTCCACCCCGTACGCGCAGCTCGCTGACTCGTCGGTGGCGGATCCGTATTTTCAATACAACTCGTTGCTGTTGCACGGTGAAGGTTCCAACGGTGCCCAGAACAACACAATCCTGGACTCCAGTAGCAACGCCCTGACCATAGCACGTACAGGTACGCCAACCCAGGGCACATTCTCTCCGTTCGGCAATAGCGGCTGGAGCAACTACTTTACAGGTGTTACAGGTACACAGATTTCTGTGGCTGACACTGGTGGCGTGTTTGACTTTGGTGACGACACCACAGGTAACTGCGTGCCTTGCACCATTGAAGGCTGGTTCAATATATCAACCTACGCTACTCGTCAGGCTATCGTCAACCACTACACAAGTGCTGGCTCAGGCTGGAACGTGTCCGTAATGACCAGCGGTTTCTTGAACGTTGGATTCCAGGGCAACTCAGGAAACATACTGGGTACTACCACGGTGACGTTGAACACCTGGCACCACTTTGCAATCTCCGGTAGCGATTACAACTACCGTGTGTATCTGGACGGTGTTCTGCAAGGCGTACAGACAGCTTACTCCGACTTCGGTGTTGGTACAGTTTTGGTCATCGGTCAGCTCGCATCAGCTAGCCCTATGTCCGGCTATGTAAGCAACCTCCGTATGATCCGCGGCACAGCGCTCTACACCAAGAACTTTGCTGTTCCTACAGCACCGCTTACGGCGGTGGCTGGCACCGTGCTATTGACCTGCAACTCAAACAGCTTCAAAGATAACTCTACGTACAACCTAGCTGTTACGCCAGCTGGAGGTTCACAGTGCGTGCCTGTCTGTCCGTTGACAGTTAGCAGTTCCTACAGTGCTTCGGTGAATGGCGGTTCGCTGTACTTCCCAGGAAGCGAGGCAGTTAGCGCTGCACCCTCTTCTTTGTTGAACATCACAGGTGACTTCACGATTGAGTGCTGGATTTACCCTCAGTACGCTTCATACCCAGCTTACGCAGGTATAACAGGCGCTTCGTCTAGTGGCGGATCTAACTGGGATTTGTTCTTGTGGAATGGAAGCCTGCGATTAGAAGTTGCTGGCACTACTGCGGTTAACATCTACAACACCGGCGTGGTGCTTGCTCCTAACTCTTGGCACCATGTTGCGGCCACACGTAACGGTAACGTATTCACCTTATGGTTGAACGGTGTGCAGAATGCTACGGTCACAACGTCCACTACGGTAGGCACACAAGCGTTCTCTACGTTTGTTGGTCACACCGGGGACACCACGAACGTTCAACGATTTGTTGGCTACATTTCCAACTTCCGCTTTGTTAAGGGCACCGCGCTCTACAATAGCGCATTCTCCGTGCCTACTGCCCCGCTGACCGCGGTGTCCGGCACAGCTATGCTGCTTAATGGCACCAACTCGGCTGTGCTGGATAGCACAGGTAAGAACCTTGTAACTACTTTAGGTACAGCTCAGACTAGCACTGCCGCAGTTAAGTACGGTTCTTCTTCCCTGGCCTTTAGCGGTGCAGTTGGCACGTATGCTACTATTCCGTCTTCTCTAGGCTATGCCATGGGAACAGGTGACTACACTGTAGAGTGCTGGATATACCCTACAGCGTTCCCAGCTACCTGGCGCATTATTACTCGGGGCGACGGTAACGGCAGCTTGATTGGCGACGCTACTGGACAACTCCTGTATTACTACTCCGGCTCCAGCTACATAGCTATACCGGCTGCCGGTGGCGTTGCGGTTAACACCTGGAGTCATGTGGCTGTTAGCAGAACCTCAGGAGTGACCCGTATATTCCACAACGGTGTTGCTAAAGCTTCCGTTACTGAGTCCACAGCAATGGGCGCTACTGATCTAACCTTGGGTTCTTATAGTGGTGGCTCTCAAAACTACGCTGGATACATCGACGACTTCCGTATAACCAAAGGCGTGTCTCGTTATACAAATAGCTTCCAAGTTCCGAGTTCTCCTGTAGCGGCTATCAGCAGTACCTCGCTGTTGCTCTTGGGTACTAACCTCGGTGCGCAGGACGCTACGGGTAAAAACGACGGCATCTCGATGGGTGGTACTACGTCTACGGCGCAAAAGAAATTTGGTAGTCGCTCGCTGTACTTTGGCGGTTCTTCCAGCGACGCTATTCTGTACCCAGCAAATCCGACAATGGCATTTGGCACAGGCGACTTCACGGTTGAGACCTGGATGTATCCCCAGTCAGTTACTAACAATGGAATTATCCAAATCTCACCAACTCGTTACCCAGCCAACAACACCGGTTTAGACCTTGCACTGGTTACTGGAAAGGTTCAAGTCGCTGTGGCAGGTTCGGTGTACACCAGTGTTGCGACTATAACTGTGGGTAGCTGGTACCACGTTGCTGTGCAACGCAAGAGCGGTGTGACTAAGCTGTTTATCAACGGTGTTATGGACACTGGCATTGGAATGCTGGCTGACGTAACCAACTACACAGGCCAGTTCTGCGTGGTGGGTGGTTACTACTCTTCCGGTTATGCTTTCGTAGGTTACCTGGATGACGTTCGCGTTACCCAAGGTTACGCACGCTACGGCCTTGCTGGGTTTACTTTGCCCACTACGGCTCTGCCTGATAGCAGTGCTACAGACCCGTACTTCAATCAAGTCTCTCTGTTGCTCCACGCTGACGGCACTAGCTATTCAGCTCCAGCAGCAAACAACAACGTGATTGTGGACAGCTCGTATAACGCTCTTACGGTTACTCGCACTGGTAGCCCAACGCAAGGCACGTTTAGCCCGTTTGGAAACAACGGATGGAGTGGCTTGTTTAACGGAAGCACTGACTATTTAACTACGGCTAGCAGCACTGGGTTTGCCTTTAGCAGTAACTTCACAATGGAAGCTTGGGTTTTCCCAACAGCATCTGGAACGTCTCGTATATTTAGTTTTCCAAGTAATACGGATGAGTTTTTGTTGCTGCCTGCTAACACGGTTAACTACTGGGATGGCACAACAAATTTTACTACCAGTTTAACTGTAGCACTAAACTCCTGGTCGCACGTAGCGGTTTGTAAGGTTGGGACAGCAGTTACAGTTTACGTTAACGGTGTAGCTGGCGCCACAGGTACCTCAACCTATTCCACAACGGCTTCTAGAGCATTGGTTATAGGTAGATTCGGTTCTAGTTCTACCAACTTCTTCTCTGGCTATATTAGCAATGCTCGTATAGTTAACGGTACGGCGGTTTATACTACGGCGTTTACGCCTACCACTGCACCGCTTACGGCTGTAGCTGGTGGTACCTCTTTGCTGACTCTGCAAAGCAACCGCTTTAAGGATAACTCGGGTAACAACCTTGCGCTTACTGTAGCTGGTACTCCCAGTGTCCAAGCTAACTCTCCGTTAGCTGTAAGCGCCTATGACCCGGCTGTGAATGGCGGCTCAATGTGCTTCCCTGCTACCACTGACTCAGTTTCTATAACAACTGGCTTAGACAATTTTGCTTTTGGTACTGGCAACTTTACTATTGAAGCGTGGGTTTACCAGACCAGCGCGTCATTAAACGTTGTTATGCCTTCGGCTGGTACCAACACCTGGGGATTTTTGACCTACTTAAATGGGTTTTACTGGCAAGAAGGTGGGGCCAACATCTACTCAGCTGGGTCTGTTCCGTCCAACCAGTGGGTACACTTAGCTGTATCTCGCAGCAACGGTGTACTGTATAGGTTTATTAACGGAGTCCTGATTGACTTCAATAACAATACCTATAACCACACCGCTCTGACCAACCGTATTGTCGGCTCTTCTGGAACGGGCTACGTTAGCAACGTTCGCGTAATCAAGGGAACAGCGCTCTACACGGCGGCGTTCACACCACCTACCGCACCATTGGCTGTAACGGGTAACACCGCATGGCTGTTGAATGGCGTTGGCGCAGGCATTGTGGATGGCACTGGTAAGAACGATGTGATTACTGTTAGCGGTGCGGCTATCCAGTCTTCGGTGGTCAAGTATGGCACTGGGGCTATTAGCTTCAACGGCACAAATGACTTCCTCAGACTTCAGACGGGACAGCCCCACCTTTCGGTTGGTACCTTAGACTTCACGATTGAGGCATGGGTCTACCCAACTAAACAGTCAGGCACACAAGCTATCTATGGATCTCAAGCTGACGGTACTACGGCAGCTGGTTCATCCTTCTGCTGCTACATATCAGCAACTACTGCGACTTGCGACGTCTATATTGGGGCAACACCTTACGTAGCTACAAGTCCTAACCCACCGGCTAACCAGTGGAGTCATGTGGCGTATGTTCGCAGCGGAAATACTTGGAAAACTTATCTGAACGGAAGTTTAGTTGGGTCTACCGGTTTACCAGCCTCTGCCTCTATCAATGCAGGTGCGACTACCTATGCTCCCGCCATTGGGGCAATCAACGCAGGCGGTAACCTGTTCCAAGGTTACATTAGCGACTTCCGATTCACCAAGGGCGTTGCTAGGTACACTGGAGCTTTCACTCCGCCTGCCGCAGCATTGCCTAACGCATCAGATGCTGACTCGTACTTCAACCAAGTATCTGTGTTGCTTAACACCAATGTTCAGAACGTTACTCGTACAGTAGCCAAGAACAACGTGTTTGTGGACTCCAGTGCCAACAACTTTGCCATAACTTCAGGCGGTGCACCTTCGCAAGGCGCCTTTAGCCCGTTCAGCAACAATGGTTGGAGCACCAACTTTAATAGCTCCCAGTACGTTACAACTCCGGCTAATACGGCCTACGACATTGTTGGTGGGGACTTCACGGTAGAGTGCTGGATTAACTTCACTGCGTACAACGCAATGGGAAGCACAGCCAATCAGCTGGTTGGAACCTTTACAGGCGGCGGTGGGTGGCTAATATCCATCAACGGTGTTAATACCGTATCTGGAATAGCTTTCACTAGCTATACCGCTGGTACAGGCACTACGGTTACTGTATCCGGGATTAGTCCTACCCAGATGCCACTGGGTGTATGGCACCATGTAGCTGTGGTCAAGTCAGGCGCCTCACTGTACTTCTACCTCAACGGTATAAACTACGGCGGAGCCCAAACCGCAGTATCGGCAGCGGCAGGCAACGCTCTGGCTGTAGGCGTGTATCAGCAGAACTTGTCCTACGCAGGTAATCCTAACTGGAACCTGAGCAACATGCGTATCGTCAAGGGCACTGCGGTTTACACCACCAACTTTAGCGTGCCTACTGCTAAGCTTACCGCAATAAGTGGAACGTCCTTTTTGGCCTTCCAGGATAGCAGGATCAAGGATAACAGTACGATCGCTGCTTTGTTTACGGTATCTGGGGCTCCTAGCGTTCAAGCTAAGTCTACGTTTGCCGTTAACTCGGTTTACTCTGCAGATACACATGGCGCGTCCTTGTACTTCAACGGCACGACGGACTACATTACGTCTGCAGCTAGTTCAGCGTACGCATTTGGAACTGGAGACTTTACGATTGAAGGCTGGGTGTACATGACCAGCTTTAACTCTACGGCTAACGGTGTATTCCAACAAGGTACTTCCAACTTCCCAAGTTCTACAGTAAACAGCGTTGCCTTCGGTACAACAGGGTCTACGGCATGGCAGATTTACTCAAATAACGGGAACTACACCACTACCGGTATTGCGGCTGTGACACCGGTGCTAAATCAGTGGATACACTTTGCGGTTGTCAAAGCCTCGTCTGTAATAAAACTTTACATCAACGGTATTCTTGGTCTTTCGACTCCCGACGGAACCAACTATACGGGAACATTCTTTGGAGTAGGTTCCATCTACGGAACTCCTTCTACAGATACTTTCCCGGGTTATATTAGCAACCTGCGGGTTATTAAGGGCACTGCGGTCTACACCTCGGCGTTTACGCCGCCTACTGCTCAGCTTACGGCTGTTACCAATACTCAGCTGTTACTGCTTGGTAAAACAAGCGGTGTCTCGGATACAGCAGGTAACAACGATGTGGTGCTCTACGGTAACGCACAGGTCAGTAGCTTCAGCAAGGTTGGCAGCGGTTCTATTGCGCTTAACGGCTCGACAGACTACGCCGTACTGCCACCTCAGCAGACGCTACAGTTAGGTGCAGGTGACTTCACTATAGAGTTCTGGATGTACCTGAATGCACTACCAAGTGCTTACACCCGGGTGTTCAGTATCTCCAATACGTCGGTTGCTGGTCAAGGCGATGAAGGTCTTGTTATCGAGATAGCTAGTAACAACGTAATGACTTCCACCTTCATCAGCGGTACTACTAGCTATGGGTCGGTTACTGACCCGGTAGCAATTACTGCAGGTGCTTGGATACATTGGGCTTATACTCGTAACGGAACTACATCTCGACTGTTCCGCAACGGCGTGTTGGTAGCTACCGGAAACGCAGGTACCGCCTACGTTAACTGGGCCGCAACTTGGAAGGGATACATTGGAGCCTGGCTTGGTACTAGCCGATTTGTCAATGGCTACATTGACGATCTGCGTATAACTAAGGGCGTGTGTCGTTACACTGGTAACTTCGCTGTACCAACAGCGGCGTTCCCGACTAACTAAGCAAAGGCAATGAAGGGCCCAGAAATTGGGCCCTTCTCAATTTCATTACGTGCCGCAATGCACGTTTCTCCATCTTTAACAACACAAGTGAGATTACTATGTTCCGTTACCTCCGTCGTTCACGCACTTCAGCTTCTGTCCAAGCCATTCTGGACTCCTACTTCGGCTACACCAGCCTGTTGCTCAACGGTGAAACATCTGCTACGCCTTTCAATGCAGATGCAAGCACCAACAACCTGAACATTGCACCTTTTGGTTCTGTTCACAATGACCAGTTCTCTCCTTTTGACGGGAATAACTACAGCACTCTGTTTAACGGCAGTACAGACTATCTGTCCTTACCCGCCAATACAAACTTGGCTATTGGGTCAGGAGATTTTACGATTGAGTTTTGGCTAAATGCTCCAGCACAACTGAATACTTTTATCTACGATAACCGGGCTAGTACGGTTTCGTCTTATCCTTACGTGGCACTTGGAACTTCAAGTCCCGTTCTTCGTTGGGGCCCCACCGGTCTTTCCGGTACAACCGTTATTGCAAATAACTTATGGCACCACTGCGCGGTTACCCGCCAATCTGGGACTATAAAGTTGTGGGTAGACGGAGTTCTTGACACTAGCGGTACTGACGCTACAAGCTACTCTACAAACTACACAACGCGTATCGGTAATAACAGCTACGGTGGAAACTTTCTTTCCGGATTCCTGTCCAACTTCCGAATTGTGAAGGGAACTGCTGTCTATACAAGCACGTTCACACCGCCTACTACGCCACTAACCACTACTACAGATACTGTTCTGCTTACATGCCAAGCACCTCAGTTCAAAGACAGCAGCACAAACAACTTTGCAGTAACGGTTACCGGTACCCCGAAGGTTCAACCCAAGTCCCCGTTCTCTTACACACCTAGCTCGGCCTCGGCGTTCTTCAACGGCACAACCGACTACATGATGGCCCCAGCAAATAGCCAATTCCAACTGGCAGGCAACTTCACGGTTGAAGGCTGGTTCAACATTAGTGCTTACCCCAGCGCTGCAACCAGCACACTGCTGGATCAAAGAACTACAAACGGCAATGCCACTGGTATCGGCTTCTACCTTAGCCCCTCTACTGGCGGTTTGTCAGCATGGTCGGGCGGTGCGGCTATATTTGCCTCATCTACTAGCCCGTCTCTCAATGCCTGGCATCATTTCGCTTATGTTCGGTCGGGCGGTACGATTACAGCTTACCTTGACGGCGTTAGCGTAGCCGCTGCTGTAGCCTCTGCCAACTACACAGACACAGCATGCCGAATTGGCGTGAACGCTGCCACGGCCGGCTACTTTTTCGGATACCTTAGCAACGTTAGGCTGGTAAATGGCACAGCCATGTACACCACGGCTTTTACGCCACCCACTTCTCCCATTACGGTTGTTACCAATACCTCGATGCTCACGCTGCAAGGCTCGGGCCCTGCAGGTAACGCTGGGTTCTTGGACATTAGCGGTAGCGACTTGTCAATAGCCAAGACCGGCACGCCAACTCAAGGCACCTTCTCTCCTTTCTCTCAGTCAGGCTGGAGCACCTACTTCAATGGAACTACGGATTCCCTTGCAGTTCCTACTACTCAGGCATTGGTATTTGGCACAGGCGACTTCACAATGGAAGCCTGGGTTAACCCAGTGTCCTTTGCAGCCAACAACAGCTTTATGGGCGGCGTATCAGCCGGAGCTCCCGTAGTAAACCTTAACACAGGTACTACGGTTACTCTTAACCCGTACGGCTCTGCTGCTACGGTTACGGCTACCTACGCGTTTGCACTAAACACCTGGTACCACATTGTGGTTACCCGAGCTAGTGGCGTGTCCAAGATTTTTATCAACGGTGTGCTTACAGCTAGCTCTATGGATGCAACCAACTACAGCGTTGCGGTGACCAACGTTGGTTCTATTCCGGCTGCAGCACAATGGTTCCCAGGTTACGTTAGCAATGCTCGTGTTACCAAGGGCATCTCGTTGTACTCAGTAAACTTTGCGCCTATCACAGTACCCTTGACCGCAGTGCCTGGTACTAGCTTGCTGATGTGCCAAGGCAACAAGCATGCTGACAACAGCACTCTGTCACAAGCTATTACGATAAGCGGTACGCCTAGCGTCCAAGCTGTGTCTCCCTTCGAGCCCTCAGCTGCTTGGGCGCCTTTGACCAACGGCGGTTCGATGTACTTTAACGGTACAACCGATTACGTTTCAGCACAAGCCTCGGCCACACTTGCCTTCGGTACCGGCGACTTTACGGTAGAAGCATGGGTTTACTTCAACTCTGTGGCTGGTACCTATGTACCTATCTGCCAAAGCGATGTACCTGGCTCTAGCTCAGTGGACAAATGGTTCCTTGCGCTGCATACTAGCACTTTAAACTTTGGTACGCACAGCAGCGGATCGTACAACGCTTCGATGCCCTGGACTCCATCAACCGGTCAGTGGTACCACGTAGCAGCTGTTAGGTCCTCTGGTGTTACCAGCCTTTTTGTTAACGGCGTTGCCGGAGTGATGACCGGAGGCTCATCCGGTAACAACTACACCTTGGGTCAGAACGGTATCTCAATGGGCGTAATGTCCACACCGTTCTATCTTAACGGTTACTTGGCTAACGTGCGGGTGTCGCGTAGTGCCCTCTACACTGCACTGTCAGTGCCTTACGCTCAGTTCCCAGACGTGTCTTCAACCGACCCGTACTTCCAGTACGACTCCCTGTTGCTGCACGCTGACGGCGCTAATGCGGCTCAAAACAACGTGTTTGTAGACTCAAGTGCCAACAACCTTACGCTGACCAAGGTCGGTAGCCCTAGCCAAGGTTCTAAGAGCCCGTTTAGCAATTCTGGCTGGAACGTTAACTTCCCGACAGCATCGGACTACGTTAGCACAGCCAACACAGCAGCTACCCAGGTTGGTACAGGCGACTTCACTATTGAGTGCTGGGCTTATGTGCCCACAACAGTTCCGGCTAACGTAGCCGTCCTTTCCAAGAACGGATATAGCTGGCTTATTGCGGTAAGCTCCGGAAGCGTAAACGTCTATATCTCTACAACCGGTAGCACTTGGGACGTAATGAACACGACCATAGGTACTATTTCCTATAACACCTGGAATCATTTTGCTATAACCCGGCAAGGTAACACAGTTCGAGCCTTCTACAACGGAGTGCTAGGCGGGTCAGCTACGACTGCTGGTGCAATATCAGACACTACTTTTGGTGTTTACTCTGGCTATTGGACTTCAGGCGGTGCTACGTTCAACGGTACCGGCATTAGCGTGTCTAACGCCCGTGTCCTGAAAGGCACTGCGCTTTACACAACCAACTTTGCACCTCCTACTTCTGCGCTAACCGCAGTATCAGGCACAGGTGCTTTGTTGTTCCAAAGCTCACGCTTCAAAGACAACAGTGCAAACAACCTGGCTATCACTGTTACCGGCTCTCCCAGCGTGCAGCAAGGTTCACCGTTCCCTGTTAGCAGTTCCTACAACTCTTCAGTCAACGGTGGCTCCCTGTACTTCAACGGAACATCCGACTACTTGACCGTACCTGCAAGCACCAATGTTATGCTTGGCGCAGGTGACTTCACGCTGGAGTGCTGGGTTAATACCAGCGGTGCTAGCACGACTTACGGGTATCAGGTCGCCGGCACTTACGCAGGTTCGGGAAGCGGTTGGGCTATTTTGGTTAACCGGGGCACGGGAACATCCGGAGTAGCCTTTGTTATAAACGGTAGCTTGCTTTTGGCTACAAGCTCTTACCTGCCTGTAAATTCCTGGAACCATATTGCAATTGTCCGTCAAGGCACTGGCACTAACAACTGCGTGCTTTACGTTAACGGCGTTAACGTTACTCAAATCAGCTACAACACGGCTGACGCTTTCAGCGGTACACTGTACGTAGGCGCGCAAGGTGCCGGTGGTCAGCTTTACCCTGGTTACCTTAGCAACCTTCGGATAGTTAAGTCTGCTGTCTACACGACTAGCTTTGTTCCTAGCACTGCACCGCTGACCGCAATTACCAATACGTCGTTTTTGCTGAGCGGAACCAACGCGGGTATTGTAGACAACACGGGCAAGAACGTTCTGTTGACCACCAGTGGTGCTAAACTAAGCACTGCTGTATCTAAGTTTGGCAGTGCTTCAATGCAGTTCAACGGAACTACAGACGGCTTTTACATGCCGGCTAACACCGCACTGGTATTTAATACTGGTGACTTCACGATTGAAATGTGGGTTTACCCTACAGGACGGACTGTGGGTACGCTGTACGCTATGGTGCTGGGCGGGTCTACGTCCGGTATCCAGATAACGGTTAACACAACCGGCACAGTTTACTTGGCAGACACGACAGCACAGAAGCTTACCACTACAGGTATCCTTGCCCTGAATGCTTGGACTCACTTGGCTGTGGTTAAGACAAGCGGTGTTGTGTCAGTGTATCTTAACGGATACAAAGATAGCAGCGTTGCCTGGGCTAACTCTCTGGTCGATAACACTGTAGCTGGAATAGGCTACTACGCTACGGGCACGGGCTCGCAATACTTCACAGGCTACATCGACGAAGTGCGTATCACCAAGGGTGTTGCACGGTACACAGGCAGCTTCGCCGTGCCTACTACACCGTTGACCACCAATGCCAACACCGCGCTGCTGTTGACTAGCGCTAACCTGGCTATTGTGGACGCTACTGGTAAGAACGATGTTAACACCATCGCGGGTGCGCGTACCTCTACTGTCCAGAAAAAGTTTGGTAGTAAGTCCATGTACTTCAACGGTACAACAGACTACCTTACCATCCCGCATAACCCCAACCTGGTCTTCGGCAGCGGTGACTTCACGGTGGAGTGCTGGATCAACACTCCTGGAACTATCAACCCCTGCGGTGTGTGGGCTAAGAAGACGGTAAATGGCTACGGCATCGAGTTGACTCTCAATCCTTTGGCCCCTGCTATGGTTGTATCGGTTAACGGAACTACCTGGGGTATAAACCTTTCGAGTTCAATAAGCCTTGTAGCCAACACCTGGGCACACGTAGCGATGACGCGTAAGGGTAATACCTTCTCGTTGTTTGTCAACGGTGCCTTGGGAGCAAGCGCTACTCTGGCGGGCTCGGTGTACGACAACAGTCTGCCCTTTGTTGTGGGTAGTGCTCAGGCAGACACGACCTACGCGTTCCAAGGCTACATTGACGATTTCCGATTCACCAAGGGCTACGCACGCTACTGGTCAGGCTTTGTGCCGCCAGTACAGACGTTCGGTGATAGCAGTTCCGCAGACCCTTACTTCAATCAAGTAAGTTTGCTGCTGCACGCTGACGGCACTAGCTACTCAGCTCCGGCTATGAACAACAACCTTGTTGTGGATAGCAGCTATAACGCAGCCACTATAACCCGGGTAGGCACACCTACGCAAGCAACGTTCTCTCCGTACACCACAGCAAGCTGGAGCAGCCTGTTTAACGGAAGTTCCGACTACGTTACTGTGCCCTTAGCTTCAGCTAGCGCTCTCACTCTGGGTACAGGCGACTTCACGATGGAATGGTGGCAGTACTCCACTGTCAGCTCAGCATACCAACCCATCATGAAGAACAGCTCGGGTAGTGGCTGGGCTAACTTCCAATGGTACGTTTCTGTTGACGCCACCGGTGCTTTCATACTGGCAGGCTCTGACGGCGGCGGTGCGTTCAACTACTTCTCAGGACCTACTGGTGCCGTAGTTGCCAATAAATGGCAGCACATTGCTGTAGTTCGGTCTTCGGGAACTTGGTTGCTGTTCATAGACGGTGTGTCCAAGACTCTTGCTTCGGGAACAGGCTATACAAGCTCCATGGAAGTCAATACGGTTTCACAACCTTTGAACCTTGGTGGATTTCCAGGTTGGGCTCCCCTCACAGGTTACATGAGCAACTTCCGCCTTGTAAAAGGTACAGCGCTCTACTCGGCCGGATTCACGCCTACTACAAGTCCCTTGACTGCTGTAGCCGGTACAAGCGTACTTGCTCTTCAGAGCAACCGTTTCAAGGATAACAGTGCCAGCAACTTTACTTTGACTCCCTCGGGAACTCCTAGTATTCAGGCGTTTTCTCCGTTCTCGTCCGTAACCTACAACCCGGCTGTTCACGGCGGCTCCCTGTACTTCAATGGCTCAACAGACTACTTTACTGCCCCTGCAAGCAGCAACTGGATATTTGCTGGGGACCACACTATTGAAGCTTGGATTTATCCTAAGACTACAGGTGACATGGAGATTGTCTGCACCGGCGGTTCAGGTTCTAGTGACCAGTTCCTGATTACTCCTGGGACTGGAACTGGCAAGATAGCTTGGGGTTACGCTGCAGTGGGTTACCTCACTACTACTGCCAACATTCCAATCAACACATGGACACACTTGGCCGTGTCTCGCTCAAGCAGCGTCCTGCGCGCTTTTGTTAACGGTGTGTCTGTTTACGTTGGCAATGTGGCTGCAACGATAGGCCAAAATGCAGTAATGTATATTGGTATGCGGAACGACGTCACAGGCTTGGTCAACGGTTACCTTAGCAATGTTCGAGTTGTTAACGGTACAGCTTTGTACACTAGCAACTTTGCAGTGCCCACAGGTCCCTTGGCTCCGGTGAACAACACGGTTCTTTTGCTGAACGGCGTAGGCGCAGGCATTGTGGATGGCACTGGTAAGAACGCTATCGTTACCGTTAGCGGTGCGGCCACCCAAACGTCGGTGGTCAAGTACGGCACAGGCGCTATGAAGTTCAACGGAAGCACAGACTACCTAGTAACGTCGCCAAGCCTGGGTTTAGCTTTCAGTGGGAACTTCACGATTGAAGCATGGGTCTATCCTACAGCTGCCAGCACATCACGCATCGTGAGTTTTGCCAATACGGATGAGTTTTTGTTGCTGCCCGCTAACACGGTTAGCTACTTTGACGGCACGGTAAACATAACAAGCTCGGCAACAGTTGCTTTGAATACCTGGTCACACGTGGCTGTGTGCAAAGTAGGTACCACCGTAACAGTGTACGTTAATGGTGTAGCTAGCGCAACCGCAACCTCAACCTATACGTCTAGCGCGGCACGCTCGGCTACTATAGGTCGATACGGTCCAAGTGCACTTAACTACTTTCCTGGCTACATCGACGATCTGCGAATCACTAACGGCCTAGCTCGGTACACTGCCAACTTTACAGCACCGACAGCTGCATTGCCTGATAGCAGTGCTACTGACCCGTACTTCAGCTTTAACTCTTTGTTGTTACAAGGTGACATCCAGAACGTTACCCAGAATGTGTCTACCAACAAGGTATTCCTTGACAGTAGCGCCAACTCCTTGGCAGTTACAGCTACAGGTAACCCAACGCAAGGCACGTTTAGCCCGTTTGGAAACAACGCCGAAACAAAAGGTGGCTCTATCTACTTCAATGGAACTACAGATTACTTAGTTGCGTCTAACTCTGGAACTTCTTTGTCGACCTTCAATGCTGGGGATTTCACTATTGAAGCTTGGGTTTATACAAACTCGTTAGCTGCTATTCAACAGATTGTCTTCCTGAGTGACGGCGGGGCTAATAACTGGGCAAACCATCAGTGTGACGTAAGTATTCTTACCACAGGGGCTATTAACTTTGAGTACGCCACTGGGGTAGGTAATACAGCTTCTCAGTTAGGTTCTACTTCCACTATCTCAGTCAATACGTGGAATCACATAGCTCTTGTGGCTAGCGGCGGAGTTTTAACCTTCTACATAAACGGGATCGCTTCAGGGTCAGGATCTATAAGCACTTTTGGCACTAGGTCCGCCTCGTATCGCGCCACTGTAGGTAGGACAGACCCTGTAGTTACTACGCCAGCCTATTACTTTAACGGATACATTTCCAACCTGCGTATCGTTAAAGGCTCGGCTCAATACCCAGCTAACTTCACGCCCTCTACCACCCCGCTAACCGCGGTTAGTAATGCCAAGTTGCTGCTTAGCGGTACCAACGGTGCGGCGACAGACACCTCAGGTGCTAACGATGTTGTTCTGGCAGGTAATGCTAAGGTCAGCAGCTTCAGCAAGTTTGGTAACGGATCGCTTTATCTTAGCGGGGCTAACGACTACGCAACGATACCTTCCTCGGCCAACCTTGCCTTGGGCACTGGTGACTTCACTATGGAGTTCTGGACTTATCCCACCGCGTTGGCTAACGGGTTTGCTACCTTGTTAGGCTTCCGCCCAGCGGGTGCTAACGGCACGTACCCTTGGCTGTACCTGGCTTCAGGTACTACCTTGACCTACTATGTTAGCACAGCAGCGCGTATCACAGGCCCTGTATTGGCAGTAAACACTTGGTACCACATCGCTCTGTCCCGCGTCAACGGCGTGACTAAGATGTACGTTAACGGTGTTCAGGTTGGATCTTCTTACGCAGACACAACCAACTACACGATAGGTGCAAGTGGCGTTACCGTGGGATTCGACAATGCTGGAACAGGAACTTACTACTACGCTGGATACATTGATGACCTGCGTATAACTAAGGGCACTGGCCGGTATACCGCAGACTTTGCAGTACCCACCGCAGCGTTCCCTACTAACTAACGTAGCAACAAACTAGGCCTAAGAAATCTCTTAGGCCTAGTTAAGACTTTTAACCAAGGAAATTATCATGAGCGTTAGTACCACACCCCGTTTGAACATGCCTATACCAGGCGGAACAATTTACGATGCCCGTCTAGGCGACATTGACGCCGTACTGGCTGCCCTAGTCCAGCTTGACGGTATCATCTACGGCATTCAGCAAGACTTGGCAGCTAAACAGGCCACAGGCCCAACAGGCCCAGCAGGCCCCCAAGGTATACCTGGCATTCAGGGACCACAGGGCCCTACTGGCTCTCAGGGACCTACAGGCCCCACAGGCGCTAACGGATACGTTGGGTCAGACGGTGCTACGGGTGCTACAGGCCCTCGAGGTTTACAAGGCATTGACGGACCAGCTGGGCCCCAAGGACCCACCGGAGCTAACGGATACATAGGGACTAACGGGGCAACCGGAGCTACAGGACCTCAGGGAGCAACAGGTACTTGGTCTGGGTCTACCACCGATAACCTTACTGAGGGTACGGTAAACAAATATTACACAGCAGCCCGGGCTATTGCCGATGTTGGTGCTGTAAACTTAGCACTTAGCGGAGACATTACCGCAGCATCTACTCCGTTGGCTAACGGAACAATAGCAACTACACTTTCTAATACAGGTGTTACGCCAGGTGTCTACGGAGACGCTACTAACACGCCTCAAATTACGGTTAACGCCAAAGGACGTGTAACTGGGCTAAGCGTTATAGCATCCACGCCACCTTCAACCACCTATACAGGGGATGCCACAGGTTCAGGTACAGGTACTATCGCGCTTACGCTAGCGGCCTCCGGCGTTACAGCCGGTAACTACGGTGACGCTACGCACGTTCCTCAGATTCAAGTAGACAGCAAAGGACGTATTACCTTGGCAGGTACGGCAGCTATCAGTGTAACCTCTACCACAACTCAAGTGTGGGGTACCGCAGGTACTACGATAGCTTCTACAGCATTTGTTGATCGTCTACGCGATGTGCCCCAAACAATAGTAGGCGCGTACACGCTAGCTTTAGCTGACCGAGGTACCTGCCTAGAAGCATCGGGCAACATCACTATTCCAGCTAACAGCGCCGTGGCATTCCCAATTGGTACCGTGATTCAGATTTTGAATACGTCTGCCTCGCCTATAACGATCACGGTTACTACCGACACCATGAAGCTTGTGGGCACCGCTACAACTGGCACGCGCACGCTGGCAGTCAACGGTTTAGCTACCTTAATGAAGCGAGTCAACGCCACAACTTGGCTAGCTACTGGCGTGGGCTTGTTTTAAGGAAACTAAATGTCTATAATATCTTCACAGGGGTACCTAGGCGATACTATGCCTGTACTAGGTACATTTTCAATGCCCACCAAGACTTTTGGTGATGCACCTTTTACTATAACTCCCCCTTCGTCAACTCTGACTACGTCGTGGACATATACCTCTAGCGACTCGGGTATTATTTCAATAGCAGGTTCGACTGCCACTGTAGTTGCCGCGGGAAGTTGCACGGTAACGGCTACGCAACCTTGGAGCCCCTTAAACGGCCAAGGTCAGGCATCAGCTAACTGTACGGTCCAGCCACCCGCTTCAGATCCGTACTTTGCAAACGTAGCCTTGCTATGCCACTTTGATGGTAATCTTACAGATCAAAAGGGCAACGTTGCTACTAACCATAGCATGGCTTACTTTAGTTCGGGTGCAAAGTTTAGCCAAAGTTTGAACATGGACGGAACTGCGCGTTACGCAACGTTCCCGTACACCACAGCATTGACTAACTGGGCACAGTCTGATTTCACTATCGAAATGTGGATTAACCATCAATTGGCTAAGGGGACTGCTACCCAGCCAATCCAGGTTGGACACATGACCGCAACAGGCGGCAGTGACTACTGGTCATTCGGTATTGGGTCTACGGGACGCGTAGTTTGGTTCTATTTCAACGGTACCACAAACGCACTAGCCGGGGCAACAACAGTAGCCGTAGGAAGTGGCTGGCGGCATATTGCAATGACCAAGCAGGGAACAACTCTTAGAGTATTCCTAGATGGTGTTTTGGACGGAACTGCGACTATGAATGGAACACCTCAGTACAACGCCGCGGTACCCCTTACCATAGGCGGGTTCTCTAACGGCTACGCACAGGACTATCTGGACGATTTGCGTATTACTAGCGGAGTTGCCAGGTATACCTCAAACTTTACAGTTACAAGTTCTCCATTCCCTAACCAATAGCCGCATTCTTCAAATTCAATTTAATGGGAACTCTAATTAACTAAACAGGTAATAAACCATGGCACGAACCGTAGTAAGATCCGGCCAGCTAGATACGTCCCTAGCTACCGAAACCGAGGTGGAAACTGATATTTCCGAAAAGAAGGGCATGCCGGGAGGCATTGCACCATTGGATGACTCAGGGCTAGTCCCAATGGCAAACCTACCCACCACGGAACTTGCTACGTTCGTCGAAGCCTTAGTTATGGACGGCGGAATTTTTTAACCTTTTGCAACCTCAACCCTTAGAAAGTGTATCATGTCTCAGACAATTCTTATCAAAAAATCAGGCACAGCCACAAACGTACCTCCCTCATTGGCATTCGGCGAAATAGCAATCAACTACGCTGACAGCAAGCTGTTCTTCAAGAACCTGGCTGGCGCTATCGTAGCTTTGAACGATTGGGCTACCGTGTTCAATAAGCCAACAACGTTGGCTGGCTACGGTATCACCGACGCACTGCAGGCTTCTAATGCTACTCTAACCTCTGTCGCCGCCCTGTCTACTTCCAGCACAGGCTTGGTTAAGCTGACCGCAGGCGCGGCCTCTCTGGATACAAGCGCCTACCTGACCGGCAACCAGTCGATATCCTACACAGGCGACGCAACAGGTTCAGGCTCTACTTCGGTGGCTCTTACCTTGGCAGCATCAGGTGTTACCGCAGGTACCTATGGTTCAAGCTCAGCAGTTGCACAGGTTACTGTGGACGCCAAGGGCCGCGTTACTTCCGCTACTGCGGTTAACGTCACACCTGCGGCTATCGGCGCTGTCTCCACCACGCAACTGGGCGCAGCTTCAGGTGTTGCTACCTTGGACGGCACTGGTAAGCTCACCACAGCCCAAATCCCGTCATCGTTGATTGGTGGATTAAACTACCAAGGTACGTGGAACGCTACAACCAATATCCCTGCGCTTGTATCTAGCACGGGAACCAAAGGTTACTACTACAAGGTAGCTACTGCTGGCGCAACTAGCTTAGACGGACTCAGCCAATGGAACGTTGGTGACTCTGTTGTTTTTGACGGAACTACATGGGACAAGATCGACGGCATTGCCAACGAAGTAATCAGCGTTGCTGGCCGATCGGGCACTGTTGTGCTCACAAGCACAGACGTAGGCCTGGGTAACGTTACCAACGTAGCCCAACTGGCTTCTACGCAGACACTGGCTGTAACCGGTGACGCTACTGCGTCTGCAACAGCCCTCAGCACAGGCTCTATCGCGCTTACGCTTTCAGCCTCGGGCGTAACCGCAGGTACCTACGACAACAGCGCAACTCAGCATAGCTCGTTCACTGTGGATGCTAAGGGCCGAATTACCTCCGTGGGCGCCCCCACAACCATTGCCCCAGCTTTCAGCTCCATTACCGGTACCCCAACAACCTTGGCCGGCTATGGTGTCACCGACGCGCAAGCACTCAACGCAAAGCTCACAAGCATTGCGGCTTTGTCCAGCGTGTCCACTGGCCTGGTTAAGCTGACCAACGGTGTTGCCTCTTTTGACTCCAGTGCGTACATCACTGGCAATCAGGCAATTACCTTGGGTGGTGACGTTACTGGTACAGGTACTACAGCAATCACAGGTACTATTGCTGCAGGTGCAGTGACTCTGGCCAAGATGGCTAACATGGCAACCGCCAGCCTGATCTATCGCAAGACAGCGGGTACCGGCGCGCCTGAAGTCAACACGCTGGCTACGCTCAAGACTGACCTGGGTTTGACAGGCACCAACAGCGGCGATCAAACGATCACGCTGACTGGCGATGCTACCGGTACAGGCACAGGCAGCTTTGCTGTAACCCTGGCGGCATCCGGCGTAACTGCTGGAACCTACAGCAACTCTGCTACCCAGCATAGCTCGTTCACGGTGGATGCTAAGGGTCGTGTTACCGCTGCCGGTTCGGCTACAACGATCACTCCAGCGTTTAGCTCCATCACTGGTACCCCGACCACTATCACGGGCTACGGTATTACCGACGGCCTGCGTAACACCGACACCATCGACGGCGGAAGCTTTTAACCTTTAGTTGACCGACAATAGGCCCGCTATATAGCGGGCCTCCTTCCTTTTCCTATATAGGACGATTACATGACTCAACAGATTCTTCTTAAACGCTCGTCAGTACCTGCCCGAGTGCCAACCACGGTTCAGCTAGCACTGGGTGAACTAGGCGTAAATACCTACGACGGTAAGCTTTACCTTTCAAAAAATAACGGAACTGCATCGGTAGTAGAGATAGGCGCAGCCACTCTTACTGGTGACGTTACAGGCACTATTTCAGGGCAGGCGGGAACACTTACCTTAGCCGCTTCAGGCGCAGTAGCTGGAACTTACGGTAGTGCAGCACAAATTCCACAGTTCACTGTAGACGCTAAGGGCCGTATAGTCTCAGTAACTAACGTAGCAGTATCTTTCGGTTCAGGAATTGTCCTACAGTCGCAAACATCTGTAATTGCAGCACAGAGCGGCAATACACTTCTAGCTATATCCAACAGTACACCAACAACATCAACAGCAGGGACAGCTATTTGGTCCCAGGTAATAACACCAAACGCTACAGCTAGCCGAATAAACATTTCTGGCTCATTTACGTTCGACCACAACCAGAGTGGTAGACAACTTAACGCCTCTTTATTTCGAGGTACAACCTGCATTGGCGTGTTCTGCAATACCTGTTGGCAGTCTGGACAACCTGTGCCTATGACATTTACCATTAACGATGCTCCTTCTACAGTTTCAGCGGTTACCTATACGCTTTACGTAGGCGCAAGTGCCTCAGGTACCTGGTACGTTAACCAGGGTAAGAACGCGATGTTTAACGGTATGCTGGCACGTAACGGCATCACGGTTCAAGAATTTTCTTAAGGATGCAAAATGGCTATAACAGTCACGTATATACAGGCTATCTCTGAAAAGTACCCAACAGTTCTTGTGCAGTCATCGGGTGACGGCTCGGTTTACGAAAACCTAGTGTGGGTTTCAGGGGATGCCCTCCCCTCGCAAGAAACGCTAGACGCTGACTGCTTGGAAATGGTAAAACAACAGATGTGGAAATCTATTCAAGTGGATAGAGACCTTCGTAAATTTTCTGGCGTAAAAGTAGGAGATTACTGGTTTCACACCGACAATAGCTCGCGTATCCAATACCTCGGACTAGTTATGATGGGCGCTAGCATGCCTTCCGGTATCATGTGGAAAACTATGACAGGCGATTTTGTTGCGATGGCACCCGAACTAGCTTTGGGTGTGTTCATGCAAGTAGCTACTCAGGACATGCAAACTTTTGGAATAGCCGAGGCTCACCATGCTAACATGCTGGCATCGAGTGACCCAGGTAACTACGATTTTTACTCAGTTGCCGTTGTACCTATGTGGCCCTTGGTGTACACGGATGTTTACCCAAACGCAATAATCTTTTAGTTGGAGAACACCTAATGCAAGTAGCCTTTTACAAAGCACCCGGTAACTGGGTAGACAGTCTTATCCGCAGGTTTACCCACGGCCCTTATAGCCACTGTGAGATAGTTATGGACGGCGAAGGCTACACGTCTACAGCACGCGACGGAGGAGTTCGGCGTAAGAAAATAGATTTTAACGATACTGAAACCTGGGACCTAGTAGAAGTTCCTTGGGCTCAGGCTGTGGAAGTTAAAACGTACTTTGCAGATACTAAAGGCACAAAGTACTCTGTTGCCCTCCTTCTCTTGGATCAGTTCTTCAACTTTAACCTAGCACCAAAAGGCGCTAGCTTTTGCTCTGAGTGGTGTGCTACTGCCCTGCTTATCCCTAGCCCGGCTATATACAGCCCTAACAGTCTGTACAACCTACTCTGTTTCTTACCTAAATCTAACTACGGTAAATAAACATGGCACAAACAATTCTATTGAAGAAATCTTCGGTAGCGAATAAGGTACCCACCAACCTACAGCTTGTAGCTGGGGAGGTAGCGGTTAACACAGCCGACGGCGTGCTATTTACCCTTAAGGGAACCACCGTGGTTGAGGTAGGTTCGGCTACGGTAACCGGGGACGTTACGGGAAGCCTGTCCAGGGGCGCAGGTGCTTTCACTCTGGCTAACTCAGGCGTTACAGCAGGTACCTACAACAACGTAAGTACACAGATTACACCTTTCACTGTAGACGCAAAGGGAAGAATTACGTCTACTGGTTCTCCTGTTACTGTTACCTCGTCTATTAGTGCATTGTCGGATGTGGTGCTTACCTCTCCCGCCACAGGTAACATTTTGCAGTTTGACGGAACTAACTGGGTCAACGTAGCAGGTAGCAGTAGCAACCTGTTTAACTACGTGGTTATCAACAAGGCATCAGGCTACGGCATAAAGGTAGACACGGTAACTCCAACCTGGGGATGGCACGACATTATTGGCTCTATGGTTGTACGCGGAGGAGGCTCTGCCCCAACATGGAATACCTACAGGGGAGCAATAAGCCAGTACCAGTTTGGAATAAACGATGAACTGTCATTCAACTACCACATACCACACGACTGGGCACCCGGCACCGACATATTCATTCACGTTCACTGGAGTCTGAACGCTTCAGGCGTAAACGAGACAGTAAGCTTCACGGCGTACCTCACGGAGGCTAAAGGCTTTAACCAAGCTGCTTTCACGGCTCCTGTGTCTGTTACGTGGGTACAGGCGTCTAGTACGACTCAGTACCAACACATGATTGCTGAAGTCCAGATAACTGGAGGCTCTCTTATACCACTGGCTAACCTGGAAGTGGATTCGCTCATACTTGCAAGAATTGTGTTAAGTGCCAACACTGGGGGAACACAGCCATTCATCCACTCGGTGGACTTGCACTACCAAAGCACTAACATAGCCACAAAGAACAAGGCTCCCAGTTTCTACGCATAACAACCCTATTTGAGAGTAAGAACATGGCAACGATAACCGCACACAAACCCAAAGGTCATACCTACGCTCTTAAGGCGTCAACCCGCTCACACAGAGCTCCGCACCTCGACGTGGTGGCATCGCCGCACTTTATGCTGGTGGCTCCTAATTCGTTGCCCCCAATTGTGGACTTGCGCCCAGGGTGCTCACCTGTAGAGAACCAGGGACCTATTGGTTCATGCAGTGGTCACGCTTTCAGCGGAGCGCTTGAGTATCTTGAAAACACGCAGGGAGCCTTCAATCCTCAAAAGGGTTCTTACTTTGAGGTAAGTAGGCTTTTCACGTACTACAACGAACGTATTCTTGAAAACTCAACAGGGCAAGACGCTGGGGCTTTCATCCATGACGGCATCAAGGCACTCAGCACCTACGGTATTTGCCAAGAGCTCGTATGGCCCTATGACGTTACCAAGGTTACCCAAAAGCCTCATGACGCTGCGTACGCTGACGCTGCCACTCGAAAGATAAGCAAGTTTGCTCAGGTCATCAACACGGACCCCCTGCAGGTTAAACAAACCTTGGCATCAGGTTTTCCTATCGTATGCGGACTTCAGCTTTACGAATCCTTTGAAGGCCCTCAGGTTGCTCACACCGGCCAGGTTCAGATGCCCAAACCCGGAGAAAAGTGCGTGGGTGGGCACGCTGTCCTAATGGTTGGCTACAACGATACGGTTCAGCGTTTCCTTTTCAGAAACAGCTGGGGTCCCGAGTGGGGCATTGGTGGGTACTTCAGCGTTCCTTACGCCTACGTAACCAACATGCGCCTTACTTCCGACGCCTGGGTCATAAACAAATAGGCGAGGCAAACAGCCTACGCTAGGTACACTAGCGTAGGCTAGAACAGGTGGTAGATGGCAAGAGTGGATAACGGTACACTGTACTAGGTACAGGTAGATTCCCCGGCTATTTTAGGTACTTTCAGGCGCACTTAGAAATGGGTGTTTTTAGGTAGATACAGACAGGAGCAGATCAAAATGAGTATAGAATCAGAAATAGCAGCCGCAGTAATTCCCGTAGCTAATCCCGCGACACCGTATATCCTTCTGGCAAAGATAGTAACGGTTGTTGCGATAGCAATTGGTATCTATGGCTCAGGTTACTATGTGGCAGCCCGTAAGGGGGACGCAGCCTTAGCCGCAAAGGTTGTTGAAGACCAAAAGGTAGTCGACAAACTCAAGAGCGACTACAGCGTAGCTGCGGCTACTGCCAACGGTATAGCCCAGGGCAACAGCACAGTCCTTCAGGATAATGTTAATAATATCGCAGGTAACCTCAAACAGGAGAATCAGTATGCACACAAGAATCCCACAGCTAACAAACCGCTCGTTTTTCATAGCAAGCCTGCTGCTAATGTCGGCGTGCTCAACAACCAAACCGCCAGTGGTCAACTCGTCCAACATCCCGCCGACGGTGTACAAGGCAACAGTGATCCCGCCCTTACCGGTGGAACTGGGAACCAAGCGCAATGCCGACCTGACGACGCGACTCAACAATCTCTCCACGCAATAGCACAGGATGGAGACGACGCTATTCGGCAATTGAACGCCCTCATAGACGCCTACAACTCTGTTCGCATCGTGGGGTGTAGCATTACACCGGCTTCAGCTTCTGAGCTACAGACATTGTTGTACGATACCTCTATCGACCCCACAACAGTGTCTACAGAGGAAAGTACGCCACTCCTTGTAGTTAGTAAGATCAAGGACGGCGTACTCTCAATCGCCCCGTTACTGCTACCAGCTTTAATTCCGGGTAGCGCGCCGTTTATGCCCGCACTGAATAAGGCCCTAGAAACGCCTTCACCAACATCCCCGTAAGGTTAAAGATGCCAATCGTAAACCGCCCCACCAACAACCGCATCCTCCCGACTAACACTCGGGCTGTAGACGTTGCTAGGCAATCCATAGATCGAATTGTCAGCACGCAAGCACGCCGTTACGACAATGCTTTTCAGGTACAAGGCTTCCCTTCTATCTTGTACTCTAAGATGAAGTGCGGCATAATTTGTGCGTGCCAGTCTAAGGCCAGCAAGGTCCCTAAAACTCTGTTGGACGAGAACGGCGACGCGCGCCCGGGCGTTATCAACCAACTCCTTACTGGTCAGCAGTTTGGTACGATGCCTTACGGCGCCGTGCCCAACAAGACTGTATTTGGCCCTATGGTTGGTGGCGGTGGTGGAGGCGGAGTTCAATTGGCTCCCTTGGGTTTGTACGATACTGAAGAGCCCTTAATAAGCAAGCCCTTCTCGGGCGGCCCCGGTACAGGCTTTATTGAGGAGGACGACTTTGCTACGTCCAACTCGGACGTTGTAATCTCTGACGGCTTCTCAGACGCGGGCCCTGTCAGCGGAGAAGGCACGGTTGCTCGTGAGCTGTTCGACCACGTATTGGGCACAGGTATGGACTTCGGCTTTGATGTCTCTACAGACGTAGCCTGCCCTATCTGTTTCGGTACAGGCCATGTAGGCGGATTTTTAGTGCATAACGGCGTGCGGATTATTCTTGAATCGCAAATGCTGGACTCCACTGTAAAGGGTAACGCATTGATAGACATGGAGCCCTTTGTGCCCCTTATCCAAGGCGGCACTATTACCTTCAAGCCCACCATACTGCCTATGGGTGCAATAAGCATTGACAGCGTACGCCTCTATAACGGTAACAAGGTTATACCGGCCCAGATCTTTGTAGACCAAATCCGTCTAACAGACGAATCGCAACTGAAGCGGTTCTGCGACGGCCGCGCCCACGTATTTTCCTTTGTGCTCCCAGGTGATCCCGATACCGCAAGCGCAACACACGCTGAGATTCAGTACAACCAATCCAACAATCAGACTCTGTTCGAGTTTCCCAAGCTAAACCAAACCTCATTGGAAACTCAGCTTGAGAACACGGACCCGTTTCAGATCGTAATGTCCCCTGCTATTCCCTACGTAGACACTGGCGACATTATTACCGATAGCACTTACGGTAAAGTTTTTCAGGTTACGAGTTCCAATTGGTGGAACGATAAACGTAGGGCGGTCCTAGGTTGGGAGTGCCAGGTACGTCCCTGCCAGCCTCAAGAGCTCTACATAATTCTTCCTAAGCGGAACCCCCAGGCTTCGGCAAATACACCTTCGATGGTACGCCCAAACACTGATAAGAGATACTAGCATGTTCAATTTTAAATCGTATATCCCATAAAAGGCATGGAACATTATGTCCGTTAAAAAATTGAAGACACACAGCGAGATCGCAGCACAAGAGTTTGCTGAGCGTTCCTACACAACGCTCAAGCAAGTTCAAACCGACCTCACTAAGATATCAGAGTCGGTGTCGGACAGCCTTAGCCTTTTGAAAGTCTTTCAGAAGAAAATTGCTACTGCTAACAACTTTGTTATCGATCTCAGCACTCCCGATGTTAAGAACTCGCCTACGGGCAAGTCTAATCTCAAACCGTCACTGGTAAAGAACTTGGAAAAGAACTTTGCCATCGTACGGTCCCTCTGGGAAAGCAAAGATGCCCTAGGCGCCCTCGAAGCCAAGCTCCGTATGAGCAAGGCGCTGGGTGCTGACTCCAATACAGCACTGGCCGGTATCGCTTCAGTCCGCAAGCAAATCACTCAGGGCTTGGCCGATGCCGGTAACTTCCTTTCTAATCAGGCTGCTAAAACTATGCCTGAAGAGTTTGCGTTGGTTATCAAGAACATTCAAAAGCTGGTTAGCCGTGCAATCGCCTACGGTGACACCACAACGTTCTCCTACCTGTTCCCTGACGGTGACAACCTTTGCTACTGCTCGTACATCGAGCTGAAGGACGTTATCGACGAAAAGGGATCGCGTATTCCTCAGCTGTTCATTGTGGTGTCCTTTGTTCTGGGCTCAGGCCTGATGGGCAAGAAGACCTACTTCATGGATGTGCTCCACGAGTTCGAGCCTCCTTCAAATGCTTTGCTGACCAGCGAGATCAATCCAGCTAAGTTGGCAACCGTAGCCAACGAGCTTAGCGACCTCCTGCAAATCTCCCACTTCGCCAACAACATCAAGCGTATCCAAATCGACTTGCTTATCTCGCCTGAGAGCATCAAGCGCGAGTTGTTCTCGTTTAGCGAGCACATTGCGGCTGTGGAAAGCAACAGCGAAGAGCAGCAGTTGAACTTCTTCCTCAAGCCCACCGTGCGTGATAAGGCTTTGGTGGACAAGATTCAGCAACAGCTTTACCTGGACGTTAAGGGCCTCGTGGTTAAAACCCGGGCTCGTATGCGTGCCGCAATCACCGAGAAGGAATACAAGGGAGTTAAGTCTACTTGCATTAGCTTCTTTATCCTTCGCGGCACAGATGCCCCCGCGGCTTCAGCAGAAGACTTGGACTTCCTCAAGGAACGCTTCAACCTCTCAGACAAAGCTGTTAACCAAATCTTAATCAACATCAACAAGGACTAACCAAAATGACTTTCAATAAAACGACCATTAGTGCTATCTCTTCTCGTCTAGTAACTTCTACGAACTGGACGAGTACAAAGCTACAAGCACCCAAGGGTGTTTCTCTTGAAAAATTCTCTCTAGGAGACACCTTTGAGGAGCCAGGTAAAGTGGCACTCAATAAGGGGCTTGCTAAAAAAGTGGGTAACAGCATACAGTTATCAGCTGTACAAAAAGGCTCGCGAAAAGACTTTACTCTGTCTAAAGCTGAGCTGCAGGCTTTAGCTTCTGAATACCTGTAATACGGGACTAATACTGTGTCTCTTCCTAAAGTCCCAGCAGGCTACGATGCCTGCTCACTTCTCCCTGCAGTAGAGCATAGGTCTAACGCCACGGCACCGTGGGTTACCATCACGGACGGAGGTAACCTGTTCTATACGGCTACCTTAGCAGATGCTGTGGACACTTTAAGGCAGTTAGGCTACAAGGCAGTTAGGCAATCAGGTGCTGGGGCGCTGTACAAGGCTAGTGCAAGCGCTAAACTAAGAGAAATAGCAGCCCGTTTACTTAACAAGGAAGACTAAATGTCCGCAATAGAACAAATCGCCAAACGGGTAGTCCTGTCGGCTCCGGTAGTTACTCCCGCAGATCAAGAGGCAACTATCGCCCTAGTAGTGCCCATAGAGAAGGCACTAGCTAAGATCGTTAAGGCCCTGGGTGGTACCTTCGCTGTCTATCCTGAAAATGTACGGACAAAGAAGTTTGTTTACATCGTGGAGATTACGGCTGACCGAGTGCTCTCCAAAGACTTTTATAGCCAGGGTGAAAACTCTATTAGGGAAGCACTGAAGCTCCCCAACAAAGGCAAAGAGCCTTACACCGAATTCAATTCTCCGGTATCGTCCAGGCAACCTGGAAAAGTTCTTTACCGGGGCCGTATCGTTATGAACAACCAAGGAGTCAAGTAAATGACAATCAAGAACATCGCCTTGAAGGAAATTGCGGCTCGTAGCTTAAATCCTGTCGTGGCCGACATGAACGCACAAGACGCCGGCAAGTTTGTTGTGGGCATCTTTGCTGACAACGGTATCAAGCTCAAGGTGGACAAAAACGCTGTAGACGGCACAGGTGAAAACCTGGTGTTCTCTTTTAAGAACCCTGTCAGCGGCGAGGAAGAGGCATTTGCCTTAAACCTTAACGGTAACCGTGTGGACTTCGATAGCCTGGGTCACGATACGTTTGACCCACGTATGGAATATCTGGCTGACGGCCCCGCTGCGCCTGACTTCTCCAATATCAAGAAAGCCAAGACCGTTAAGGAATTCGAGAAATGGTCCAACGGCTTGGACAAACATCGGGCCTATGTGGAAGAAGCTCTGCGAGACCAAGCTGAGTTCGCTGAGAACTTCTTCCAATCCATGAAGGCTCTCTACGCTGCTGTTCAACAGAACAAGGTGAAGTAAATGCCAATCAAGAACTACGAAGAGTGGGAAGCTGCTGTAAAGAAGGCCTACCCGGACGAAGCTTCAAAGATCCAGTTCAAGGGTCGTATTGAGCAAGGCAAGGACACGATCTCTGCTGAGATCCCTGGCAAGGATCGCTCGTACGGCGTGTGGGACTCTGACAAGGACGAAGGCACTGTGCTTACAGCTGCTTTTCTTATCGAGGCCAGGTTAAACGACCCCATCCTAGCTGCGGGCGTCCCGGGTAAATACGTCGTGTATTACTTTGAAGGCAGCAAGCAGCAGAAGTCTCCTCAGGCTATGACTCGGAATGAGGCTCTTGACTTCATGACCGACATTTCCAAGACGACTAAGCAGCCTGCAGGTCATCCCTGGGCGGTTACTAAAGGCGCAGACGGGTCGACTGAAAAGTACACGCTTAACCAGCTGAAGCTGGTGCACTCTTCAGCTGAGATTGAATCTCGAATTAAGCCAAACGAAGATTACGCTTGGTTCACGTTTACCGGCAAAGGCTTTGACGGCATGAACGAAGCTCAGCGCACTGTGTCCCTGGAGACTGGGGACAGGTTCGGCGTCCGCAAATCTTCTGACGGTAAGAAGATTCGCTTGATTACAGAGAAGGACGGCCCCAATAAGGTTTACACTTGCGACCTTCCTACTGCTCAGTACCTGGCTAAGAAGTGCAAACCTGCCCAGGCTTCGGTTGAGACTGCTGCTAAGCCTAAGCTTTCCAAAACTTTCAAACAGCTTGAAAAGGTAATGCAAGAATTAGGTTACGCGACTAGTAAGACGTGGACGCTAATGAACCCGGGTTATCCGGTCACTGCCTGGGAATGCGGAGAGTCTACCGACACTGTGACTAAACTGCTTACCTCTAAGATCTCTGGCTTGACCCGAGACCAAAAGCAGTTCAAAGGACACATTAACTTTACCGGCGACGACAAAACCCTAGTACAGGTGTTTGTTGATAAACGTAAGACCATAATTTCGTGCCCAGCTTTGTAATCTAGGAATCAAAATGCCTATCAAGCACCTTAAAACAGCTAGCTCAGCTTCAGACATTTTCTCTGAAGCCAAAAAGCTGGAGCTTATCGTTAAACGTATAGGCTCTCTAGTTAACTCTGGCTCAGGGCTTGATGCTACTGCTAAAGAAACATGCCGAGTCCTCACGCACCACGCTCAGTGGTCGCTGGAGCAGATGCAAGAGCATCTTAAAACCCTATGATCGACAACCCACAAACCCAAGCTGTTATCGTTAAGAGCCAATGGCAAGACAGGTCAGTTCCGATTGACCTGTCTGCGCTACTTGGCCCAAATAGCAGTGTCGCAAGCGCCACGCCTTACACGCTTGCGCCTACCACTAACCCACCGTTGGTGTTCTCGGTGTTGGCCCTCAACGGGGCTATCGTGGACGTGCAGGTAACGGGCGGACTAGACGGCACCAGCTACGGCATAGGCTTGGCTATCATCGACTCCAACGGCATCCATTACAACTTTACCGTAGCCGTTTCAGTTCGCGAAGACATAGCTGTTAAGTTCCAGGATACAAACCCTTTTGCCTTCCAAGCTCTGATGGACACCATTGATATTGGTGGCGCGGCGATTGGCAAGGCATTCTTTATTTTGCCTGCTGGTACAGACGTCACCAGCGGCTACGTTACCTGGTCTTTGTTGGACAAACGCGGTACGGTTTATGCTACCGGCAATGCCTACGACTTTACGATTTCGACTTCGTCTACGTCCGTTGCGGTGGAAGCCCACGCGGTAGTCAACACTCCGTCTACGCTTGAGCCTTCTGAGTCCAACGACACGTACCAGCTTCGCTGGGAACTTAACCTTAACAACACGGTAAACCAATATGCGTTTGAGAACCTCCGCGTCGCCGAAAATTTCACTGTGGGCCTGGGTGCGCAGGATACTGTCGAAATGGTGGGTGATTTGGCTTATCTCGACATTGTTCTTGATCGCGCTTGGGATTCTGTCTCCGCGGATGTCTACGCCTCTGTAGGCAATACACTCCTGGCTAAAGATATTAAGATCAACCAGAGCAAGCGTGTGTCGTCGGGCTGGTACTACCAAGCTGCCTTTGATACCAACTCTGTTGCGGCGTCTTTGGACCCCTACATCATTTCTTGGAAGTACAAGAACCAAATCGGTACTGCCTACCGCGATACAGGTCAGCTGTTTGTAGTTAACGCTTCTATCCTTAGGGCAGTAAAGAGCGTTGAGGCTATGATCTCCAAGGCTAAGACAACGCTCATGGGCTTCCAAGACGAGTTGTTCTCTGTACCAGTGATCGTTACCATGCTGGCCCGTGGGCGAGACACTTTCAACGGTGCTGGCGGCCTGTTCACAACTTTTAATATGACAAACGCGGATGCGATGATCCGGGAGTTGTGGTTGAAGTACACCGAAGTCCAATTGCTACAAGCACAGTACCTATTGGAAGGCGAAAAAGCCTACAACTTCTCCGGTCAAGCAATCAGCTTGGAAGTTGATCGTACGCAGTTCTATCAGAGCCTTGCTAACGATATAAAGACTGCTGCGGACGCTGACGCTAAGCAAGTCAAACGCAACCTGCTGATTAAGGGCCTAACTGGCGGTGATGGTTCCCTAGCAGGTGCTGGGCGCTACGGTTCAACAGGACCTATTGGCCTTTCTATATCTCCAGCTACCCCGTACGGTTGGGGTAACGGCGGACTAATTCGGAGATAAATAACAATGGCAGAATTCAAATACGGCCTAGTGTACAGGCCGCCCGGACTCGGCGCAGTACCTAAAGGTTACGTGCATTACGATCCAAGCAACCAAGGCATTGATGGTGTTAGGCACGGCGTGTTGACCTACGACCATGAACTCACCCCAAAGGAAGTTAAGGACTTTGAGCTTAAGCCTCTTACAGGTGGTGCTGGACTCCATAAGCTCCCTGAGGCTGTTCAGCGTAAGGCTAAGGAAGCCATTGAGCAGTTGAACTACATTGCTGAAGAGCATATCACTCGTGAGGATGCTCCTGAGGCCTATGAGGACTGTGAAAAGGTTCTTGAAATCTTTCGTAAGTACGCCAAGTCCAAGGGCCTTGACGCTAACGAGTGCCTAAAAGAGCTTGGCCTTAATGCTCAGTTCCTTGTGCATAGCAGTATGGCAAAGAGTATCAAGCGTTACCCTGTTATGTCAGCTAACGACATAACCTACGAGCTCTACTGTTCCACTATTGATACGCTGGACCCAAGTGTCCAGACAGCATTCAGTATTCCGGGTCCCTTGGGCGCCCTAATGGACCATCTCAAGGAACTTACCCATGAGCTGGTCGATGGGTTAAAGATTGGTATCAAGGATGTCATCGTTGCCTTGAAGCAAAAGGACATCTTCGCTCTACTCAAGGGCATAGGCTTCAACCTCAAGGTTCTGGTTAACGCGTTTGTCAAGCTGGCACACGCTGGACCTAAACTGCTAATTGAGACCCTAAAGTCTCTTGAGGAAGAAGGCTGGTTGGACAAGATCAAGTCCGGTGCAGCCAAGGTAGACGACGTGCTTCACGCTCACCCCATCCTTACTAAGGTAGGCGGTGTAGTTATAGCTGCTCTGCTCCTGTACCTGTGGATCAATGCTTCCTTTACCGGACACCCCAACACTGACTTGAACATGACGTCCATTGTTATGGCCCTCAAAGGTCACTTCGATGTTGCTGACCTGTTCGCTGATCCTGAAGGTCTCACTGGCGTAATCCTGAGCATCTCGGGAATGGCGGGACTAAATACCGGCATAAGCTGGCTTGGGCACTTGGTACAGGACAGCGCTGACGTAGTAACTGCTCTTAACCTGTGCTTGGCTTTGGTGTACACCGGTTTGGCTCATGCAGGAAAAATGGGCATTGCTAACAAGATAAAGCCTTACCTGTTCGGCAAGAAAGATCTTGAAAAGACAGTGTCTACTGTGCTACTGATACAAGCTAGGCTGGGTGACAACTATGCCTAGGTTTACCCCACCCAAGACAAACCTGCTATTGATCCTAAAAACCTTAGCACAACGGCTTAACCTATCTGTCCTGCGGGTAGTGGCCGATGACTCAGGGCTGCTGGCGCACGTTAAGATACGCGTGACCCGTAAGAAGAAAAGCTATCAGTTTCAAGGCACAACTAGCATATCCCTGCAACGCCAACTACCCAGAGAAATCTTCAAGGAAGTTGTGGAAGTTATGATTCCTGAATTGGCGTCTAATTTCCCTCTGTTGGCAGGTAGTGCTGTGCTAAGCGATCAGCATTATGTGTGGACCCTCGAACCAATAACAAAGACACTCATAGTTAGGAGCGCAGATAATGGCCCTGTCAAATTCCAGGAGAAAAGGCAGCTCAGGAGGAACGGTTATACGCCGGGACTCTTACGGCAAGAACTGGTACCAGAAGGTAAAGGAGATCCAAGACCGGGACGGTAACAAATGCTTGGACTGCGGTTCAACCCAGCATTTACACACCCACCACATACGGTCTCTTAACCGAGGAGGTCTAACGTCCAACGCAAATTTAATGACGCTATGCGAGTCGTGTCATACAAGACGCCATCCGCATATGCGGTAAATAACGCTGCGAGATCAATGTTATATTCAGTAAGATGGAGAAATTAGGATGCCCATAATTAAGTTACGAACTATAACGGCCGCGGAAGGCCCTTCTGGTCAACAGAAGCCTGAGGAGCCAGCAGAACCTGCTAAACCGGCTGAACCTGCCAAGCCCTCTAAACCGGAGGAGCCGACTAAGCCAGCTAAACCTGCAGAGCCTGCCAAACCTTCTAAGCCTGTTGAGCCAGCCAAGCCCGCTGAACCGGCCGAACCGGCAAAGCCAGCAGAACCTGCCAAGCCTAAGACGGCCTCGACGGTTAACTGGGACGAGTTCTTAAACCCTGAGCCAGTTAACGACCTCTTTATTGAGGACGCTATCCTGACTTTGGTGAAGGCTTACCTGGTGGTATTTCCGATGCCTACGGTTGAGCAGGTTAGCAAGTTAGCTGACGCGCTAGACGCCCCTGTGGTCGACCTTCAAAAGGTAATTGAGCTTTGCTCTACCCTTGAGGCCGATCAGATCGGAACAGACGCCGATCCTTTTGTGGGTATGGCTGTAGCAGCCTCTGCACCACCACCCGCGCAGGTTATCGCTACCGCCCCTGCTGTAGCTAACATACCTGCTCCGTATCCCGAGGAAGTAGACGATTTTCTGATGCCTATGTCATCCATGGACGACATGACTACAGCAAATGTGGTTACTTCCGACTCTACGCCCCGGAACACTAGGACCGGGATAGACGATGGAGCTCCGGTAACGGAGGGTGACGACGCAGAGCAGCAAGCTCTTATTAACGATGGAGTCGTTGATCTTAACGACGAGATCACTGAAGTAAACAATCGTTCTATCAACGACGACGGTCTAATGTAATTCACAAGGAAACTTTCAAAATGAAACACCAAGCTCCCATCACCGTAAGCGCAGCAACCATCCATGAATACAAGATGGTTACCCCTAGCCTGGCTAAGGTCACTGCGTCCATTCAACCCAACGCCAAGCGCGAGTCCATCCTGGCCTCGATCACGGCTGCTCTCAAAAGCGCCGGCGCGCCCATTGCCGCATCGTTCCGCAAATTGAACGATACGACAATCATTGGCTACGTTGCCGCATCCCGCGAAACCCGCCCAGTGGAAAGCATTGCTGACCTGGCAAAGGACTTCCGCGTCCTGTCCAGCAATATGTACCTGGACAACAATGACAAGACCCTCTGGGAAATGAAGGAAGGCGCCTCAGGCAAATACCTGGCCCGTAACGGCGTTGACGATCTCGAATCCCTGGTGCAAGCATCCCGCGTGAGCCCCACAGGCTCTATCCCCCGTTTGAACCGTGTGTCCATGGCTTCCGTGGAACGCCATGACCTGGTAGCATTCGTGAAACAAGGCCCCTGGACTACAGACGTGGACTACGGATTCTGCCTGTCCTCCAACGCTACCGGCGACGCTATCGTCATCACTGACGCTGGCAAGCAAACTGTCAAGAGCGACTTCATCATTGCCGCCTACCAAGACGACAACATGAAGGTCAAAAAGGGAGTCAAGTCCACCGTGTTCAATGAACCCATCAACACGATGAAGGACTACTACAAGCTGGCCTACGGTAACCAAGACGGTACCGGCCCCGGCGACGCGGCTCAGCAAGAGTACGTGGACAAGATTATTACCCAAATCGAAGAGATGGGTCTGTCCTAAGAAGTTCAAGGGAGCCTCTACTTAGAGGCTCCCTGAGTGCTATCTATCCCTGCCGGGAGCGTAAACTATGCCAATAACCAAAATTGCAAATCGTGTAACTGCCAAGGTAACCATCGACAACAAAAGTGGCTGGGGTGCTGTTCCGTATAACGCGGATATAGACTACTTTGGATTGCAGGTACTGATGAAACCTTCAGTGTTTTTGTCCTTAGCCCTTCCTTTGGACGGGGAAAAAGACAAGGTTCAACTGATTGTGGATCACATAAAGTCGGGTGGCACTATCGGTGCTCCTTTCCTTGATGTAACCGTGCCAGAGGCCTGGGAAGAAGGAAATTTTGAAGGCGTAGCTAAGATCACTGGGCATGAAGGCCGGCATCGTATGCTAGCGGCGATTGAAATTCAAGGCGATGTGCCTATTGAGACTCACATTCTTGTGAAGCATCTCAGGGCTAGGCATATAACTCGAGACATTATCGAGTGTATGCAAGACGGAATGTGTGCTGAAAAGAGTACCAAGGTTATAACCCCTAAAGGGCAACCAGAGCTGTTCAAGGTTGCGAGGTGAATCATGGTAGATATTGTAGACTTAGCCACTGACCATTACGAGCGCTCAATGACTGACGCGCTTAACGCCATAACAGCTAACCTGCATAAGCCTGTAGTAGGCAATGGGTACTGTTTGGCTTGCGGAGAGCCCATCGAGGAGGGCAGTATGAATCCTAGGTTTTGCGATTCAGACTGTAGGGACGATTACGATAAGTTAGTTAGCAAAGGGAGATAAAATAACTAAACCTCAGCTAGCCTAATCCAAACTATGAGGTGTTTATGACCGACGACCAGTCCAACGAACCTAAACGTCCGCGCGATCTGCCGCCGTCCGTTAACAAGCGTAAAGAGTTCCCGCCAGATTCAGACTTAGCTCCCTTGGGAGGCTATGGCCCGGTAGACTCTGAACCTGTCCCTTTGGAACATTCTGTACGCCGTGAATACAAGACTCCGCCTGTTATCCCCGCGTCTTCCCAACCAGCTCTGCAGGTACACGAGCATAGGTTAACTAGGCTAGAGACCGACGTTAGGCACATAAAACGGCACGTCGAAAGCATTGTGGAGTCTCTCCCGGGAAAGAGTGCAGACGAGCATCACGAGCATCACGATCAGTATGCTGAACAGCTTAAGATCAAACGTGAGAAAGAAGCTGAAGACAAGAAGCTCAAAAAGGACTTGAAGGAAAAGTTCATCAAGACTGTGGTTCAGGGTATATTTATGGCATTGGTTGCCATTATGCTATTGGGTCTAAAGTCCCAATTTGCCGAATGGGTCGATAAAGCTATAACAGAAAGAGCTGCTAAAGCAGCCCCTGTTAGCGAGCACTCGACTAAGGAGCCTGGAAAATGAGCACGCTCAGTGAGCGACTAATGGAAGTGAGCAGTTGGGTGCTACGGTTACTCGTAGCAGCCCTTGTGTTCCTAGTTATGTACATCGTGATGGTATCCTTTGTGTCTGAGGTTCCCTTCAGGCAAAAAGAGGCTATAGTGATCGTAAATCATAACAAGTCCCAGAATACGTCTATCCTTATGGAAGTAAGGACTATGAAGGGGCTTAAAAAGTCAGTCATAAGCTCTGCACACAAGCTGTACCGTAAAGGTCATCCTGAGGACTACCTCCTGATTGACGGAACGTCCTTTAGCTCAGTTGATGAAGATTTCAAAGTAGCTTCTTCCACCATAATACCCAAGATAGTCCAGGGTGAATGGTGTGTTGCTGTAGAGTACAGCTGGTGGCCCACTCTGTCCCAGAGACAGTTCACAATGTCTGTGGACGACATCTGCTTTGAGACTACCGAATATGATTAAGAAACTTGCCGTAAGCGGCATACTGCTGACGATCGTAATCGCCGCAGTATCGGCCGGTAAACCCGTAAAGAGCAAAGAGCCTGCTCCTACGGAAAGCCTGAAGCTAGTGTCTCACGTATACCCACCGTTCTCCTATAAGAGTAACGGGGTTATAGATGGGGCTCTTGTTAAGGTTATGAGCGCGATCTGTTCTGAAGCTAAGATTTCGTGTACGACTGAGATGCATTCTTTTCAAGAGTCGATGCAGCTTGTAGCCACAGGGGAAGCGGATGTAATCTTCACGCTTACTGTTAACGAAGACCCGGAAGAGCGTAACGAAAAGATCCTTTACGCCTCAACGCCCATCGTCCGTTCGTCTTACGCCTTTTTTGTTCCGTACGACTCTCGTTGGACGTGGGACACCGGTTCAGACGAAATAAGTGACTTTACGATTTACTCTTTTGGACCTTCTGCAACCTCTTTGGTAGCACAAGAAACAAAGCCCAAAAGCGTTGTATTGTCCTCGAGCAATATCATGGCGTTTCAGAATTTGATAATGTCTCCCAAGGGAACTAAGGTCGCGGTGGTTGTTAATAAGGACGCTGGGGATTTTATGCTTTCGCAGGGAAGCATTAGAGGACCTAAGTACGCAGGAAGCATAAAAGACGCTTTCATAGGCTTTGGGTTTTCCCGCAAGAGCAAGAACATGCATCTTTACAGGCCTATGCTTAACGCAACCAACAAGCTATTGGCTGACAAGACAATCTCAAAGATTTTGACAGCAAATAAACCTCCACTTTTGCCTGCTTACGGTACTGCGACAAAATGACTAAACTCTACGACGGTGGTTGGTTCAGCCACAACATAACAGACTCAGGCATCGAGTACCTGGCTGAGAACCACGATGGCATCACCTGCTTGTGCTACGACTCAACACGCACTGATGGCCGTCCTTTTTTGCTATTGCACGAGCAGATGAGCGCTACGGTTTCAAACAAGCCTAAGCTGTGTAGCTTAACAGGCTCCATAGACCCAGGCGAGACTCCTATGCAGACTTGCCTGAGGGAGCTTCGCGAAGAGGCTGGCGCTGTTGTGCTAGAAGAAGCTGTGACCTACCACGGTCCAGTGTACACCTACAAGGGGTGCACCAAGGTAACGCATTCGTTCTCCGCTGACCTTGCCGGTTGCGGATTTACTCAGGCGGTGGGTGACGGTAGCGAGGTGGAAGAGAACGCTTACGTTCGATGGCACTCCCTGGAAGACCTTCTTAAAACAGAAGACGCGCTTCTGTTGGCTACTTTGGCTATGGTGAAGTTTGGGAGAACACTGTGAGCATTCGGAAGTATGGGGTTATGGCAAACATGCACCGCTATACCTTGCCTTCGGTTATAGTTAAAGCGTACGACAAGACAATGCTTCTGGAAGACATCCTTAGCGAGCGGCGTTCCACTTTCAATATGGCTGACGGTAACCCGGCGCCTAGGAACGTAGTTAAAACAATGTCAACTAAGGCTAACAGGTTACTCCAGGGGCTCCTTAAAGAGTACACCAAAGGTAACGAGCAGGAAGCACTCAAGCTAATGCAAGAGCTTGGGGCGCAAGACTCAATACTGCAGATGGTCAAAGACAACGATGACTACGCACTACAATTCCGCAAGGTCTCTAATCCAAAAGAGTACCAAGCTGTTATGGACTATCTAGATCAGGACAACTAAATCATGCCTATTAAACCATACGTACCCCCGTGGAAGATGCCTTGCTGGCTTCATGCGATACTTGAGACTACCAAGGTGTCAGAAGCCCGAGTAAAGCGGTTGGCCGTTAACGAAGGCTGGGACGGTAAGTCTGAAGGCCTGATGGTAAAACAGGTTATCGGTATAGTGTGGAACATCTACGGTGAGATGCCTAACCTTAATCTCACAAGGGAAGCTAAGGACAAGACTCCTAAGGAGTTCTCTGCTCACAAACTGGGTAAGTTGCACACCGGTTTAGTGTTTACAAGAGCCCACGTTATGCCCATGATAAAAGGGGTCGTAAGCAACTTCAATGGTTACGGCGAAGAGCTTATAACCGTGGTGGCTTCCTACCCAGTGGACAAGGTAAAGTCCAAGGTTAAAGCTAAAAGGATCAAGGTAGAAGCTGTAACAGGTATGGACTTCTTTACACGCCTGTGCCGAGCACTGCCTAAAGAGTTCAAAGAAGCCGCTAACCCGCATTACGATGCCCAAAGTCCTATCGGCTATTACTCAGACATGTTCTACCTTGAGTGCTACAAGGTTACCCAGCCGTCTACGCATGAAGAGAACTATCTCTTTAAGGTCAAAGACAATCCCAAGGATCCCAAGGGCGCTTTGACTAACTTTTTCAATGACATACGGCACGTAGCCGACAAAGCTGGGTACGAAGAAGTAGGCGACCGCAGCCATATGTTCCAAGATTCCTACATGCTAATCCAGGAGTTGCCTAACCAGTTCCGTGTGTTGGTAAAGCACTAAACAAAATGAGATTTGCAACTAAACCTAGTCAGGCTCCTAAGCCTAAACTCCGTGTGCCCAAGTCCGATGCTATCAAGGCAAAGGACGTGGACACTAAGACAAAAGAGCTCAAGAAGAAACCAACCACTAAGCTGAAGACCAAGACAGGCACTGAGCTTGCCTTGGTGTCGGTTAACGGAAACAAACCTGTAGCCATAAAAGACCCGGAAGTGGTCATGGCTCTGAACTCACGGTTCGGTACGCAGGCGGATACGATTGTAGAAATGATTAGCATGGGCAACGCAGATGGAGCGTCCAGCCTAATCATTAAGGCACTCATCCAATCCGTATGCGAAGTTCTGCCTATGGCCGAGCATCACATCCGCGAATCAAAATCCACTAAAGGCATCTACGGTTTCAATACCTTGGTAAGCACGGTACGCGAATTGCTGGGCGACCTACAGGTGTTGAAGGACAAAGCCAACCTAGGCCAGTCTATCGTTGATCGCACCATTCGCCCTTCCTACATGGACATTGCTTCTCAGCTGGTTACTAGCATGACGCTAGTCCAAGAGTCTGCTAAGGGCCGTATGGACAAGGAAGACTTCAAGGAATTCCGTGTTACCGTAGAGCAAGCCAAGAAGGGCATGGCTGACTACATGATGGCACAATACCGAGACGTGTCTGAGCAAGTCGTTAAATCCTTGGGTTAGCCTGAAACCTTTTAATACACATTCCAACAAGCACAAAGAGAACTGCCATGGTAGCAAAAATCGCAAATGAAAGTCTAACACTGCTTGGCGTGGACGGCCACTTGAATCCAACCGTATCCAGGTACCCCAAAGCCTATAACCATAAAGCACTCAAGCACTGGGTGAAGGCTCTGGAAAAGACTCCGCAGGGAACCGATACCCTGGATACCTGGATGAAAACCATTCGCCAGTTCCTTTCGATCTGCAAGGATGCTGACATTGACCCGTTCGATCATGCTAACGCCAAGGCTGTGAATAAGGGCATCGAGGATTGGTTAAAATCCAATCGAGTCAAGGCAGTTAAATACTGCAACGACACAGAGCTCTTCAAGTTCTTCACGATCTCCTCAGCCACCCGGACGGCCGCAGTCGCCGGCCAGGCTGAGCGTAACTTTCATGTGGTGAATACCGCGCGCCTAAAGGCGAATGAGGATCCCACGCTTGAGAAGTGGCTATTAGGTAATCCGCTACCTGGCTTCACCAAGATAGAAGAAAGATCATACAAGAAAGAGATCAACGCGGCAACGTCAATAGTGATCAATTTTATAGGAAGTTCAGCAGCGACTGTAGTCCTCAGTATCTACTGCCACTCCCTGCCCATCGTCTCCGGAAAGAAAACTCATAAGGCGCTCGCAAAGCACATTGAGACAAAGATCTGGACACCAATGGTTCGCAAGTACCCTTTTAACGGCGTTAAAAAACTGTTCTAACTCCTATGATTACAGCACTAAACCTTTTCAAAAAGCCTGCCGTCAACATGATGGCACACACGGTAGAGGCCGGCCCTGCGTTAGCCCGCACTGGCGTTGTGCTATCTCTGTTCAACGGCTCAGGCAAGCCTAAGCGTCCTATGTCCAATCTGTTGGACACCAAGGTTTACCCGCTGGCAAAGTCCAACGTTACCAGCCTTATTGCGCTGTTCAAGATGGGTTCCAAAAGCTGGCGCGATGTCCAGCTGTGGAGCGCGGTGACAACCGAAGTCCTCAAGCCTGAATTCCCGTTTAACAACCTCAAAAAGGTAATGAAGCAGCATCGTCAAATGCTGCCCGTTATCTCCAAGGCTGTTACGGAATCTCTGGGTGCTGCCAAGTTTGCTAAGGTTACCCTTACAGCAACAGGCGCCGAGGTTTCCATCCCCGTTATTTCGTTCACCACCGACATGGCTCGGATGATGGGCGCTGTGTCTACGTCGCAGGACGCGGCCACTCAGTTCTTTACCAACAACTCCATTACGGTTGAAGAGAAAGAAGTCTCTACCGACGCTCTGAAGTTCGCCTACGTTGAAGGCAAAGACGCCAACATCTTGCGCGCCCTGCACGGCAAGTTCCGTATTGTCCAGTCTGGCTCGATGTATCGCCTGTTCATTGAGGTTACTCTGAACCGCGAGCAAGTAGCCTACCTGTGCAACACTGACTTCGATAACGTCCGTGTGATTGACCTGTACGGCCTTGTCCGTACCTGGGCTCAAGGCCGCACCAACGCGTCTATTGACCTGCCCAAGACAACCAAGCCCCTCGCCGACATCGCGGCTACTATCCCTGTCGGCGGTGAGCCTCGTACCAACAAGGACGGCATCCTGATCGACACTGACGCTACGTTGCTGTATCTTCCCAAGGAAGTCAACAACATTAGCCGTTACGACATTGCGATGGCTACCGAGCTCCTGAACCCTGACGGCTCAATGAGCCAGGCTTATGAAGACAAGGTCAAGAAGCTTCCAGGTATGCAAAACGTCTTGATTGACTGGGTCAACAAGAAGTGGAGCTATGTTAACGGTGAAGGCAATCTGGAAATCCGTGACCTGTCACGCGCCCAGCCTTTGAACGTTACCCAGATTCGTGGCTTCATCATGAGCCCCATGATGGGCAATGACAAGCTGCAGAACTTCATGACCCGTGTTTCCTCCTTGTCGGGCAAGGTAGGCGGCAGTTCGTTCTCGTCTTTGGCGATGTTTGTATCCGATGGCCTTCGCCTGTTGAACCTGAACCCCGACTACGAAGGCACGCTCCTGGCCGAGTTTGCACTCTACCACGTCTACGAGTTGGCTAAGATGTGGAAGGAATGCAAGACGAATCCTCAGTGGGAAGCAAAGGAAAAGGAACTGCTTCAGTTCCAACACTTCTGCGATACTGTGGCCAAGCTGGTTACTGACATCAAGAAGAACGAAGACGCTTACTTTGCTATCTACTCCGTGTTGACGATCTCCAGCTTCCTGGCTGCCTGTATTGTGTTCACCGAGTACGCTGGTCAGCATATGCAGATCATCGAGGCTGATCGTCAAGCTCGTGCTAAGTACATGGCTGCGCCTATCGACACCGCGTACCAAGCACCTGCTTTGCCCTACATGGCAGATGCACGCGGCTTGATGCCTCACCAGCACAACGTTGGTAACATGCTGCGTGATAGCCCGGATAACGCTATCTTGGCTGTGCAGGCCGGTGGCGGTAAGACCGCTATCATCGTTACTGACATCCTGAAGGAAATGGCTCAAGGCGTTAAAGGACCTTTCCTGGTTCTTTGCCCAGCTCACTTGGTCTCTCAGTACGTCCAAGAGTTCACTTACTTCACCAACGGTAAGGTCAACGTGGTAGCGGTTAACCACTACACGCTGAAGAACATTGGCTACGCCGGCCTAGAAAAGATGATTGAGGCTGCGCCAATCAACACTATCGTTATTGCTGACTACAACTTGGCAAAAGGTAGCAAGACCCTCAACATCGGCTACGGTACATCGTCTACGCAAGTATTCCGGGTGGTCGAATTCCTACGGCAGTTTAACTTCCAGTACGCTGCCCTGGACGAGTCGCACAAGGTCAAGAACCCCAGCGCTACTCAGACGCAAGCCATTTCAACACTGGTGATTGACATTCCCAAGAAGCGTCTTGCCTCGGGTACGTTCATGGACAATAGTCCTTCCGACATCGCAGGCCAGTTCTCTTTGTTGGATCCTACGGTGTTCGGCTCAGTTGAAAACTTCAACACCCAGTACAGCGCCAACGGCACACCTGGCAAGATTCGTCAGATGAAGCCCGGAGCTGAACTGGACATCTTGCGTAAGCTGAAAGACAATTGCCGCTACGTTTCCGTGAAGCGTAAAGAGTGGGCTGCTGTGTTGCCACCGCGTATTGAGTCCATGGATCACTTTGTGGAAATGAGCCATGCTCAGAAAGAAGTGTACGACTCCATCTTGAATATCTCTATTCAAGAGCTGATGAAGGCCGCTGAAAAGAACAAGGACTTGGCTAAGTTGCTGGGCGTGGGCCAGTTCTCCAACATGGACAGCAAAGAACGCGAAGAAACCTTGGACGAATTGGACGATGAAGATCAAACGTCTGAAATGTCCGGTGGACTTGACGAACTGCTGCGTCCTTACTTGGCTCGCCTGGAGCAGTTCCTTGTGGCTCCTTCGCGGGATAAACTGGGCGCATCGTTGCAAGGCGATGACCGCAATTCGCCTAAGGTAGCTGAGTTGGTCAAGATCTTCCGCGAGCATACAGGCGCCAAGATCCCAGGCAAGATTCTGGTGTTCACCAACCAGACAGCTTCCGCCGAAGAGCTCTACAACGCACTTCCTGCTGATGTGAAGGCTCGCACTATTGCATACACGGCCGGCCAGAAGGAAGCATGTGGCGCTGAATTTGCGACCAATCCTGAAAAGGACATGATGATTGGTGTGTCGCAGAGTATGGACACCGGTTTGAATCTCCAGTTCTGCTCGCGCCTTATCCGTTGCGAAACGGTTATGAGCCCTGGCGCTCTGGAGCAAGGTAACTCGCGTATTGGCCGTCCTAACGTGAAGGCCACTGAGACTCGTCCCGCTACCTACTACGACTGGATCTTGTGCTCAGGTACCATCGACATTACGAAGGTTGCCTACCTGTTGACCAAGAAGGTGCGTATTGCCTCTGTGGAAGAAGCTGCTAACCCAGCATACACGGACTTGGAAGTTCCTGAACTGTTCAATCTTTCGCTGGATAACATCCGCGAGAACAACACCAAGGAAGCACTGGCGCCGTACCTCGGACCTGACGGTATGTATCGTAAGTTCTTGATGTGCGAGAAGGATGACTACGATACCTTCCGTAATCAGAACAAGCACCTGCTCGACCCTGCTGGCCGATTGAAGATGGTTAAGCTGGAAAAGGGTGCTGACCTGCCGGGTAGCGCTATCATGCGCCGGATTCCCTACGTGCCGGGCTTGAACCTGTACGGTGCGGATCAGCTGGGCTTGGTTCGCCTTGACCAGTACCTGCAGTTGAACGAAGTGGCTGTGGAGAGCGATGAAAGCGAGAGCGAGGAAGACGAAAACCCAGTCTCTACAGGTGACGAGGCAGAAGATGCTGCCTTGACCAAGCGCCGTGAGTTCATGGGCAAGGTGTTGGGCCTAAAGGTTCACATCGACGCAGGTGAAGGCGAGATCACCGGTGCTAAGTTCCGTGTGGGCAAAGTCCGTGTCAAGCTCTCTACGGGTGAAGTGGTTTACGCTTCTATCCTGAGCACTTTCGTTATCACCAAGCCTCAAACTTCTGGTCGTGACGTTCGCGGTGCCCTGGCAAAAATGTCAGGTAGCATCCCAATCGACACACCGATCGATGTGCCTGACGTTAAGAAGGTTATGCCTTCCAAGAAGGTCATCAAGGAAGTCGTCGAACAGGAAACAGTGGACAAGCACGCTTACGTGGCATTGGACCTGCTGGTCAACAACGATATCATCGGCTTGACCTTCAAGGACCCAGCTTCGGATAAGAAGACGGCTAAGATTTTGGAGGCAATGAAGTTTGTTCCTACGCCACCGAACTACTACGCCAAGCTTCTGAACCCTCAGACAATGCTGCGCTTCTTTAAGAAGCTGCAGGCATCCGGTTACACGATGCCTAAACAGCAAAGCGAACTGCTTGCTAACTTCTACACGAAGTGGCTGGGCATGCGAGCAAACGCTACGTCGTTGTTTGGTATGGCAAACGCTACTCAGCAGAAGAACTTCTATCTGTTGACGCATAAGCCTAACCCCGATAAGAAGATGGTTAACGCCTTCATCTCGACGGAAAACGGTGTGGTGTACTTGCGTCTGCCATCCATGGGCAACAAAGGTAACACTACAGCAGTTCGCAACGTTCAGGTCTCAGGTGTTAAGTTTTATGTAGCTAAGCCGCAGTTAACTCGTTACTTCAACTCTCCAATGGAGGCTGTGGCCTTCCTGAAGAAGTTGGACGCGTCAGGACTGGTGCTTACCAACGAAGCTGAACTGCACAAGAGCTTCGGCGCCCTGCGCCGCGAGATTCCAAAGGCTACTAAGAAGTCGATGGAACAATTTTTTGGTCAATAAGGAGTAAATTAAATGCTGGATATATCTACTGAAGTAGTTCGTGCTTACCTGGTCAAGATCGGCAAAACCGTATCGGACGCCGAGGCACTTACCCAAGCCGAGTTCAATGCCTTTGTAGAAGAAGTGCACCACAAGACCGGCGAGTCCAAAGTTTGGCTCTTGCGCGTTCTCGATAACGTGGAGCTGGTCAGTGCCCACGTTATCGAGCACATTCGGGTAATCCTGGGCGACGAGGCTGCTGCTCAGGAATCAGCGTCATTTGAGGCAAACAAAGCTGCCAAGGCCGCTGCTGACGCCTTGGCTGCTGAGCAAGCGGCCGCCGCTAAGGCTGCTGAGGAAGCTAAGGCAGCTGAAGAAGCTGCTGCGGCTGAAGCGCAGGCCGCCTCGGACAAAGCTGCTTCCGATGCCGCCGCCGCTGACCAAGCTGCAGCTGACGCGGCTGCCTTGGCCGCCAAAGAACCCGCAACACAAGAGTAACAGCCCATGGCCATTAACGTAAGATCGTTTCCGGACGACGTAAACAACACGCTTACCACACACGTCTACGCTAGTGCGCCTGGCGTAATTTTCTTGTCGGCATCTGGCTTCGGCAAGCTTGCGCGACACGTTCGTAACTTGGCTTTTCAGGCTAACGTAGCTGTTGAAGTGTCTTTCACCTTGAGCCCAACGTCACAGGCCCTCGATGAGGATCCTGTGATTCAAGCATCAATCTTGTGGGACGTCAACACGGTACCTGTAAAGGCAATTACGTCTTTCAACAAAACCTTCGCAGCGATGCGGATCAAGTTCAACAGCCCAGGTGAGCTGCATATTGGACTTGAATAGGTTTTAAATGCCTCTCGTGTAGTGACGGTTGCTCCTGCCGTACCCATCCAGTAGTTGGATATTAGGTGGGACTCTACATTAGAGTTGGTAGCTGAGGGAATTCCCTCAGCTACCCTTTTTAACAAAATGGACGGCTTAGGCAACTAAGCCGTCCATTTTGCTTTGTTCTTTTTAATGTAGATAATGGAACAACTTGAATTTAACAATTTCTCATCTAGTGAGCGGCTAGGGCCCGTCGTTACTTCCGGATGGAAGAAGGCCAAGGAACGACTCTTAGTTCTGATTGAAAAAGCCGACAAGGTAGACCACGATAACCACAAGCTAATGTCTCCGGATGAGGGCTCCGGCAGAAACATGGTGGTCAACGTCACCGGCAACTCTATACAGGCCATCTTGGGCCACGCCCTTACAGACAATCTACAAGCCCAGAACACTCACGCGTTTGCGGTTGCGGTGTTCTCCTCGGCTACGTGGAAAGAAACAATCGATCAACTGAAGCCCACTAAGATACTGCTGAGTGGCTTCCGTTGTAGCTCATTGATGTTGCCTCACTTACCGTACATGCGGTACATGCTGGGCAACCCAGTAGAGCATGAAGGTATCAAGTATTGCCAGACATTACCGCTGGACCAACTGCTATACAAGGCTGACAACAGCGACAAGGACGCGTCTCTGTCTGACTTGCTGTATCTTGTGGCACGTAACGCCTCTAACTTGGTGCGTGGGCACAATCCTGAGAGCTTGGCTGGCATAAAGGCCAAGCCGGTGATTGTGGACACGATAGAGAAGTTTGATAGGCTAATGGAGAAGCAGCGTGAGGCTGCTGAGTTTGCTTGTGACTTGGAAACCAACAACCTGAGCAGTTACCGCAACAAGATACTGACATACCAGATTGCCTTCGACACAGAGAAGGGTTACATCCTTCCGATCGAGCACAAGAACTCTCCCTTTGATGCTGAAGAACAAAGATACATCAAGCGGGAACTACGAAAGTTCTGGGCTGTCTCTAAACCAGAGATGCTCAAGCGTATTGTGTTCTTCAACGGCAAGTTCGACCTTCGCATACTGCGATCCAAATTAAAGATACCAGCAGTACACCATCATGTGTACGAGGTTCAAGCCGGTGAGCATTTGCTAGACGAAAACTTGGGTATCCTGAATACCTCGTCGTTCCGCGGACTAGAGTCTACTCCGGTTAAACCCCGCATGGGCAACTTGCGGAATATGTTCTGCCTCTACGGCAATGACAGTTACTACACGATGCCGTTCTCTAAGGAGCAACGGGACACCATCAGTGCGGTCAACATCATGGAACACACGGGGGCACAAGACTATTGCGCTCTTGATCCGTGTGCTACGTTCGGCCTATACCTGGGTCAGTGCGCTCAGGCCAAGCGTACTAAGGTTCGCGATGACAAGGGACAACTGGTATCGTTCTACCCGCACTTCATTAAGCACGTTATCCACCAGATGGGTATCACCAGTAAGACTCTGTCCCTGATGGAGGAGTACGGTACTTATGTGGACATGGAGTATTGCGAGTCACTCTTGGACCCTAAGGTTTCCAAGCTGATTCCGCTTATGGCTCAATTGAAGCGCAAGCTGCTTAGCCTTGAGTCGGTAGTTGATGCTACAAAACTTCTAAACAAGAGCACAGGTCGCACTAACAACACGCTGTTCAAGGTAAGTGCTGACGTATCGGCTTTTCAGATCAAGCCCAAGCATCTTGAGATATTGTTCTTTCAGGTTCTCAAGCTAAAGCCTACATCGTTTACGCCCACAGGTACACCTTCAGTGGACAAAGCGTTCTTGGCTGAGTACAAGGACACGTATGAGGAAGCACAGCTGCTTTCCGAGTACAGTGAAGCCCGCAAACTGCTGAGTACCTACGTGGGTTCTTGGCGAGACGCCATCCTGACTAGCAAAGATGGGCAACTAGACGGATGCCTACGACCTTCATTCGACTTCTTCGGCGTGGTTACAGGCCGGTTAAGCTCCTTTGATCCCAATTTGCAGAACGTTCCCAACCGTGGGAAGTTAGCCAAACTAATCAAGAGGATGTTTATAAGCCGCAGGCATACGCTTAGCCCCCGTTGGGACTTTAGTGCTCACGAGATTCGGATGTGGGGCAACGTCGCATACGACAAGGCCATTGCAGAGTCCTTCAATGCAGGCTTACGCCTACGACGCTTACTTATTGCCAATCCCACGGATGAAATTCGTGAGAGGCTAAAGAAGGAGGGCGACGCGCACATTGCAAACGTGTTCCGGTTCTTCGGTAAGTGGATTGAGAAGAAAGACCCGATGCGCGAGGCTGTTAAGAGCGTGGTGTTCGGTGTGGTGTACGGTAAGTCACCTAGGACACTTGGCCGAGATTTGCAGAAGAGCCGCATAGCTGAATTGAAGAAGCTTTTGAAGGCGGTACCACCTGGTGGTGACACGGCACAGCTTCTCGAAGACTTAGAACTTGCGATGGACATTGATCCGTTTGTAGAGCAAGCCGAAACCATCTTGGCCAAGATGGAAAAAGACATGCCTAAGGGTATGCAATGGCTTGCTCGCATGAAGGCTCAGATCGAAAAAGACTTCTGCGTTATGTCTCCAATTGGTCGCCCCCGTAGGTTGTGGCGCGCAGTTACCAAACTGGGCAAGTCGATCGGTGACGCTGGTCGGCGTGCTAAGAACTCTCCGGTTCAGGGTATAGCGTCTGAGGTAGGTGTAGTTAGCGGTTACCTAAGCTATACCAACACGTATCTCTATAGCAAGCGCCCAAGAGTACAGGAAGCATTAGAGGAATGCCCACTCGGAGGTAACAAAGCGTTCTCCCGTATCAGTCGATTGGTTCACGATGCTTCTTATTACTCTACGCCCTATGAGTTGGTATTGCCTCAGATCCAAATTGGACTCTGGAGCTCTACGCTAGGCACTGCGGCTTACTATGAAAAGCATTTTGGATTCAAGATGCTGGCTGCGCCTGAGGTAGAGTTAGAGTTGTGTGCTCGCGAGGACACTGTCTATAAATGGAACTATGAGATCCCTGAACTGGGCAAGATCATGCGTAAGTCCCTTGAAGACCAAAAAGCTATGGGGCTTTGCGATGATGTGGACGAAGCCATGAGGCAGATCTTCTGGTGCTGGCTTGACAAGGGAGAACGCGAATACCTATTCGAGAACTACCCTATCCTGGGCGTACCGTACGACGACGTTAAGGGCCAGATCCTTTTAATGTTGAAAGAGCAAAACCTAGTTAGGAGCAAAGCATGAAAATGATCTCTACATCGCCGGGGCAGATAATAAACATTGCCAACCTGGTGGCTAATGCCTCCAAAGAACAAGTACGGTTCGTCGTGGCTTACCACTGGCCGTATGAAGGCGACTTCGTTGCACTCCCTCAAAATGAGTCCCTTGAGGAAGCCCTAAAACTTTATCGAGAGCAGAAGCAAAGTAATGGTGCCAAAACATACTGGGTTGAAGTCCGGGTTGGTAACATAGCCCGGTTCCTATATCCTCTCGAGGACTACGGTCCAGAGGAAGACGAGATTGTTGATCGGTTCACAATTGCATCATGAGCACTGCGCCTACTTACAAAAATAACTACGACATAGAGGGAATCCTAAACAGCCTGAAGGGCAAGCGACAAGGTGAATACACCGTCATCGTTTGCCCCTTTCACGCTGATAGCAACCCCAGTTGTAGTGTTAAGGCTAGGCCACCGTACCAAGGGTTCTACAAGTGTTGGTCGTGTGGCGCAAAAGGTGCTTTTAGCAAACTAGCTGAAAAGCTTGGCATTGAAGCAGGGTCAGAAGCCACGCCCCCAATTGACACAGAGCCCTATGAAGCATTCTTCAATGTTCATTCGACAGACGTAGACGATCGAATAATTGACCCGGCTACTTTAAAGTCTATGTCGGCAAAGAACGTGACTACCTTGGGTATCAAGGACGGTTGGCGCGGCGTACCGATCGACTTCCTCAGGGAGACTGTGGGAGCCAAGATAGTTGACAGCCGTAGCCTGTACTTTCCGGTTATGGTTAACCATAAAGAGGTCGGGTACATTCGGGCTCAGAAGGAAAAACCTAAGAGCAAGAAGTTTCCATCGTACCTTAACAAGCCTGGGTTGTGGAGCAAGACACAGGGCTTGTTCTTATTTGACCAAGCACTTGAAGTAGCCAATGGGTCCAGTACTCTTATCCTTACTGAGGGCCCCAGGGACCCTATGAGGCTAATGCAAGAAGGTCTACCTGCGGTGGCGATGCTGGGAACTCAGTCGTGGTCGGACGCTAAGCGCCGGCTTATAGAGTTGGCCGGCATAGAGAATCTTATCTTGTGTATGGACGGAGACGAGGCAGGTCACACAGCGTCAATGATGCTAAAGGAAGCCTGTGACGGTTACCTCAACATATACGATTTCGAGTTGTATAAGTGGGAAGGCGAATACGACCCGTTTAATATGCCTAAATCGTTAGTTCGCAAACTCCATCAGCTATACCAAAGCGTTGCGTCTACGTGACCTGTGTGCCGTAACCCACTCTTGTGAGATAAGTACCTAGCTCATGTACGCTAGGTACCTGTGGTTAACGCTTTAAACTGTAATCTACCTTAGGGCAAAGTTCATGTTATTCTGTGGGATAGGCGATTTGCATTTTGACGGACGACTGTCAAAACACATCCCCGAACTAAATAAATATATTATCCAGGAAGTTCGCAGCGTCGTAGCTAAAGCTCGGAAGAAGGGTTGTCGTCTGGTTGTGTTCTACGGGGACATAGGCGACAAGCCCGTCTTGAGTTACGAAGCACACATGCTGCTCATTGACCTCTTCGATGAGTTTGCTGAGATGAAGTTTGTGATGATCTCAGGCAACCACGATAGACTTGATGTTCACCACACTGGGCTAGACCTTTTGTTTCACATGAGGAAGCCCAACGTGAAGATCATACTGTCAAAGCCTACAATGATCTTTAGGGACACAGATCATCCTATCAACCTTTTGCCTTGGCCCTTCTACAAGGAAGTAGAAGCTGGTGCCACTAACGTCATTCACGTTGAGGTAGCAGGCTCCTTCATGGACTCAGGCAGGCCGTTCAATGTGGGAACCAAGATAAGTCCCAAGTGCTTTTGTGTAGCAGGTCATCTGCACACGATGCACAAGGCGGGAAAGAACGTTCATTATTCCGGTACCCTGTATCAGACGTACTTTGGGGAGAAGGAAGGAAAGTATTGGCACTTGGTCGATGCTGAAGCACGTACTGTTGAGAACGTAAAGCACAGCCCGCAGTATGTCCTAAGGAACATCGTCATCGAGAAGCCTTCAGACATAGAAGACCTTATACCTAGCGACCCAAATATCCTTTGCAAGCTGTTTGTTAAGGCAGGTGTTGCCCTACACGACGGCGTTCTGGATAAGCATCCCAACGTGGTGAAGCACAATACGTTCACTACCAAGAGCGAACTCGAGGCACTCGTTATGTCTGACTTTGTGATTGACGATCACAGCAGCGCCGTAAAGTTTAACATCGAGCAAGCACTTAGCGACTGGATGGTTTCTGAAAAGGTAGATCCCAAGTTGCATAAAGCAGTTTTACGTGCTAACCGAGAGCTGATAGCCAAACGAGGAGCAATAGCCGCATGACTCTAAAAACCAACCACAGGCCAGGGTTCAAGCCTTTTAAGGCCGCTGAGGATTACAAGGTAGAAGATCACCCCGAACTCTTTGTGCCGCCGCGTAAACGGACTGAACCTCACTTTCATTTTAATGAGTTGGGTACACTGGTAAAGTGTTACCATGAAGCCAGAAGCCTTCTAACTGACTGGCGCTTTTGGGTAGGCCTTACTATGGGGTTCCCACTGGAGCACCTGTTATGGGAGAAGGTGTGGCCTTTCTATCTGCTAACTAGCTGGGTAGGTCTATGAGATTCAAAAGCAGAGCTAAGTTAAAGCCTGCGTCGGTAAGAGCTGACATACCGGGTAAGCCCCAGGTACCTATGAATCAGGCTCTGGTAGACCTTAGCAAGACCTACCAAGCCGGTACCCCATTGGTTTTAGCCCCTGGAATAAACGCTGCTAGAGATTTCCTGATTAACGTTATCGCGCCTAAACTATTAGCACTAGATAACGGATTGCAGGACGGCGTAGAAGTATTACGCTTAGCTATGGAAGAGGAACCGCAGGCCGGTAAATACTTTCATACGCTTCATGCCATGCTAGATCAGGCTTTAAAGATCAAGATGGCATCGTTCATTGCCCAACAGTGTGATCTAACTGCTGAGGAGCGAACGCTATTCCTGGACTTGACTCTAAGAAAAGATCAGGACAAGAAACCGAATATAGCCGACCTTATAAAAGAGTTAGGCGGTGACGCTAAGACTCCGATGGGTAACAACCAAGACGTCCGTCCTGGGCCCAATGCTAGACAGTTAAAGCGCCAGCAGATGGCACAACTAAACCGTGAAACAAATTCAGTAAGGGAGCGAAACCCTAGGGAGAAAGGTTAATGAAAAACCCTTTCAGTATAACCTCTAACGCTTTAGCTAAAGCAGTTCTATCCAAAACCGAAAGACCGCTCAGGCATAGAGGCATAGGTTACCTATACCTAACAACTCTAACCAGCCCTAAGACTAACGCTAAAAGGTTTTATACAGGTTTGCACATAGGTAGCGAGTTCTCTCCTACTTACGTGGGCTCAGGTTTAATTGTTAGACGCTTCAAGCAAAAGTACGGGCGTAAGTGTATTAAAACCGAGAGGGTTCTTTGGGCCAGGTCTAAAACAGAACTAGACTTATTTGAGTCAGTTGCTGTGGAACACCTGCGTAAGAGAATTCCAGAAAATTGCGTAAACATAAGAGACGGTGGTGGCTCAAGAGGAGCTATAGCTCCTGAAACCAAGATTAAGATAGGTTTGGCTAACGCTGGAAGACCTTCTCATAACAAAGGAAAGAGTTGGCCGGCTTCTAGAGATCACGAAAAAGAAGCCTCAGCGGTTAAGGTAGCTGAACGTAGAGACGCAATAAACAAACGCGTAGAAGCTAAGCGACAGTTAAGAGAAGATACGCTTAGGAAAAAAGAAATTGAAAGGCACGTAAGGTACTTCAACAAGCTCGCTAGCCGAAAGCTTAGACACGAACGCCGGGTTGTTTGGGAAGCTGGAAGAGAACAACGCTGGGAGGAAGGTAAGAAAAAGAGGTCAGTGTCACTAATGGGGCATTCAGTATCTGAAGAGGCTAGAAAAGCAATAGGCGACGGGCATAGAGGTAAACCCGGACATACTCTAAACCGGGGTTTAGTTCGTACCGAAGAAGTTAAGCAAAAGCTGCGTGATGCCTGGGTACGCCGAAAAGCTAAACTCGCAGGTAACAAACATTTTACAAAGTAAAGGAAACATTATGGCACAAGTAGATTCTATTCTCGGAGCATCCGTTCACGCTCATTTGGCATCTATCGGAGTTGAAACTCCAATGGACAAAGGTAACACTGAAACAGAAGTTTCTAAAAGGGCTCTTATTGAGAGCCATTTTGCTGAGATTATGAAAGCCCTTGGATTAGATTTAACCGACGACAGTCTTATTGACACACCTAGGCGTGTTGCTAAGATGTACGTAGACGAAATCTTCTACGGTCTTAACTATAACTTGTTTCCAAAGTGCACCACAGTGGACAACAAGATGCACTACAACGAAATGGTTTTAACTCGCGCCACGGTTCAAAGCTCCTGCGAGCACCATTTCATAACGATTTCAGGTAAGGCCACGGTTGCTTACATTCCAAAAACTAAGGTAATTGGTCTTTCCAAGATAAATCGTATCGTGGATTTCTTTGCTAAACGCCCTCAGATCCAGGAGAGGTTAACAGAGCAGATCTTTCACGCCCTGTGCTTTATCTTAGACACAGATAACGTAGCAGTAATCGTAGACGCTGAGCACTTTTGCGTAAAAGCTAGGGGCGTTAGGGACGTTAACTCTTCTACTGTAACTGCTCGCTTAGGCGGTAGCTTCTTAGCGTCTCCTGTTCGTGCTGAGTTCCTGAGTTACCATCATAACTCTGGGAAGAACTAAATGGACGCCAAATTTGAGGATCGCCTAGACACCCTGCGAGAACTGGCAGCACAGAAACGTGTTGATGCCAAGCGCATACTGGGCGAGGTAGTTGGTCGCAGCGGTTACCTTAACCCCGATCTACCTATGTCCCGGTTTGTGGATACTCTAATGGGGGCTATCCTAGTAGAGACCACAATCCTCATAGAGCAGGCCCTGTTCAACCGGAATTCTAAAGATGAACCAGAACCAACTGACAAGCCAGATCTCTGAGGCGTTGATCCACGAAGCCCTGGTTCAGTCTGATCTTATAAACCTGTGTGACGACTACAGCAAACTCACTAAAGAGATTGACACCGAACTAGCGGGGCTTAACGTTAACCTAGACAAGCTAAACTCTGTTGCTAAGGATTACGAAGAGCTAGTCTCTGCTGAGGCGGCGGCTATCGCACTCGAGGAACAGTCCACGCCCGACAAGCGTTTCTCTACAGCCGGGGATACACGGTTACGCTGGCTTTTAGACGGGGAAGGTAATCCCGTATTCGAGAAGCTAGACGTAGAAATAGCTGACCGGTACCGTCGACGGCTAATGCAATACTACCACCCTGATCGTGAGACAGGCGACGAGGTTAAGTTTCAACTCGTGAAGACTGCTGCTGAGACTGCTAACGTAGAGATGCTGGCTCTAATGATCCTGGGCATAGGCCACAAGATAGAACTGGCAGACCTCAAGCGTTACCACGGTGCGGCCTTCCGTCGCCTAGCCAAATTGAAGGCGGGCTTATCCTTCAAAGCCCTTTGCCTGTGCAAGACAGGTAACCGTGAAATGGCTCAGGTCATTGTGCAGAATGAAGTAGACAAAAGAGCTAGCCTAATTCAGGTGGCTATCTTAACTAAAGGAAGAGCAAAGTGAAAAAGAACGATTACCTTGTATTCAAGACCTTTCGGGAGAACCAGGATACGGTTTACCATTTGGGCCAGGCGGTTAAGCCCACCAGTGAAGGCATCTTGGTCGACCTTGAAAAGGATCGGCATTTTAGCCCCAAGCGGGTTGAGATTCCCAAAGACTCAATCGTCCTTAACTTGGGCAGTGATCCTGAGCCAGGTACTGTGTACGGTCAGAACCTCACGCACCTGTACCGGGGTGCTGTGGACACCGGCATGGGTATTGAGTTCCACAAGTTCTCCAAGTTCTCGAAGGAAGCCGAGGCCACAGCGGTTGAAGGAACTAAGGCAGCCATTAAGGTTCTAAAGCATCATGGGCTGCTGTTCATGCTTGAGATGCCTGTGGTTTACGAACTGAAACACAAGGTCAGCAAGTACGCTGGGTGGTTTAAGCCGGGTAAAGAAGTTTCCCGTGTTACCTTGTGCACCGCCGACACCACGCAGATCGAGCTTAACAGCTACGTTATCCTGCATGAGATGGCCCACGCTTTGGACCATTACTTGCTTAACAGCAAGAAACTTCGGGCCGAGTGGGTTCAGCTCTACATGCGAAGCGTCCAACCCACTACGGTAACCTTGGAGGAAGCTCGGGCTATGTGGAAGCCGTTCAAGGCGTCCGACTCCATTGGGAACTGGAAGAGTGCCTTTGAGGATGACACTCAAAAAGCTAAGACTAATTTAATACTGCGATCCATAAAGCAGTCTCATAAGTTAGGGCCGAGGGACATTAACGTCCTAATAGCTGCCGAAGAATTTGATATCCTTAAAGGCTTGTGGCCCACTGAGGATCTTCATAGCACTGATCTTAACCCGATCATCACGGAATACGCTACAAAGAACGTGCAGGAAACTCTTGCAGAAGCTTTGGCGCTCTACATGACTGGGGTAACGCTTCCGAAGATAGTCGTAAGGCTAGTCGAGGAAACCGTTCAGCACGCTATCGGCAACAAGGGTAGAGACTACGGATCTAAATCTGATTAGTTAAGAGATCCTTGAAAGGGAATTGTATGCCAATGACACCTATGCGTATTCTGAAAAATGTCGATTTTGGTCGGCACGAAAGAGCTGAGTACGTTCGCATTACAGGGCTTAAGACAGGCGTGTCTAAGTCCACTGGGCTGTTCAAAGCCATATCTAAAGCCTATAGCAAGAAGCAGGGTGACCCCAAAGGTTACGTGTACGCCTGCGCTGTTACCCAGATAGACGCGAAGAGCAACGTGAAGGTTTCGTGCAGTTGCTCAGACTTTATGTACCGTTGGGAATATAGGCTTTGGCAGAAGGGCGCTGCTGACATTCACTATTGCAACGGTGAGGCTCCTGTTACCCCAGGTAAACCTGCGTGCTGTAAGCACTTGGTAATGACTTTCAAGTCGTTATTCGAGAAGGGTTTCCTGAACGCTGACCTTTCATTCAAAGATTAGCAAAACACACTAGGGGCAAAAAATGGCTACCGGCACTGGCGGAACAAACCGTACAAAAGAAACCAACAGCAAGTACGAGAACTCTTGGGTCTTCGGAATACTAAAGGCGTCTAGCGGAGAGATGGATGGTAACTTGACCACATCTCAATACCTAGAGACTTTGGACCGATACCTAAACGGCGCATTGAAATGCATCGTAGAGAACACTCGATACTTAGACGTGGTCGTTACGGGGCTCATAGGCTGGCAAGAAGAGAACTACCGGAGACGGGTTTCTCTTTTGTCCAAGCGGCAGTTCATTGAAGCAGCCATAACTTGGATACTAAAGCCTAGGGCGGAGAAGGTTAAGACCATAGGCACCTTGCGCTTGGATAGGGGCGTCGCCTTACTTGCTTGCCATTCGTTCCTGGACGAGTGCAAAGACTACGAAGCTCTTTCTAAGCTACGCAGCATAGAGAATCAGGAACACCTGCGTATTGTTTCAGAGACAGAAAAGCGCCTGCTAGTGCCAGGTGGTAATCTGTTTCACTGCCTTACCTTAGTGAGGCACCAGGCTACGCTGGCGGCTGAGTACCGAGGTGCTATCCTCAGCAAGTACATACGCCTGTCGATCATGACGGCGCAACGGGACTACGTCCAGTATTTTGATTGCCGCATTAGCCTCAACGATATGTGCGGTGAGTACATCTTGGCGTCCGCAAGGGCGATTGATAAATGTGATTACGAGAAAGGACCTCTAACAACGCATATACGCAACTGGTTTTTTACAGCGCGCAAGCATTGCGCCACAAGATATGACACCGGCAGGAACGAATCTGTTCTGCCGGGTGACGATGAGTCTAACTGGGTCTCCGGGGACGATGATACTAGGGCTGGGTCTGCTGAACTTTCAGTAGATGCAGTGGACGTAGGTTTAATAAAAGGCGAGTCCCCGTCGACCATTAGATTTCTGGCTAAGCTAGCAGACCCTAAAGGCGAGGTTAGGAAGACGTTAGGCATTGAAGAGATTCTATCCATAAGAGAAAAAAAGCTACTTGGATCGAAAAACTTTTAATAGTAGGTGCAGTACAGTTTTAACAGGAGTGTTCTATGGTTACGAAGAAAACAGGTTTTGACATGGACGATGTCCAGGTTAAAGGTCAAGGCGATATTCGCAAGCCCGCTGACGTGGTTGATCTCTATGATCTGCCCGACAAGAAGTTTGTGAAGCTCCGCCCGTTCGGTTCAGTTCACGCTTATGGCGGTCACTGGATTGAAACGAAGAAGAAGGACGGCGGCAAGGGTAACTTCTATTACCCATGTGCAGCGTTCGACATTGAAACAGGTCGTCAGGACAGCACGAAGCATTGCCCGTGGTGCGACGACGAAAGCGGCCACGTTCGGTTCGCTATGGACTACTTCATCAATGCGGTTCACCGCAAAGACCAGGCCAACAAACCAGTCAAAATCAAGGCCACTGCTGAAGAGCAAGAATCAGGTTACAAGTCGAAGGCCAGTGAAAGCTGGACTCCGGTCAAGGCAGTTCGCTTGACAGGCTCGGTTCTCCGCCGCCTGCAAGATCTGAAGCAGCTCAACACTGTTGAAAACGCTGAAGGCGAAACAGTCAACTACTCGGTTGCACATCCACGTTACGGCGCAGACGTCAGCATCAAGCGTGACAAGTCAGTGGCACCTGCACAAATGTACGAAGTGCAGATGGGCACCCAGGCTCCTTTGACCAAGGAAGAGCGCACGTACCTGATCTGGGATTTGTCAGCACTGATGATTACGCCCACGCAGAAGGAAGCCGAGGCCGAGTACGCCAAGTGGGCCAAGCGCATGGGCTTCATGGAAGACAAACCGGCGGCCAAGGGCAAGAAGAAAGTCGCCGACGAGGACGATGAAGAAGACGAAGAAGACGAGGACGATACTCCTCCGCCGAAGAAGAAACCTGCTGCTAAGGCTAAGGCCAAGCCAGCCGCCGATGACGAAGATGACGACTTCGACGAAGATGAGGACGACGAGCCACCGGCGAAGAAGAAACCAGCTGCCAAGAAGAAGCCGGCGGCTGACGATGAGGACGATGACTTCGACGACGAGGACGAAGATGAGCCTCCTGCCAAGAAGAAACCGGCCGCAAAGAAAAAGCCTGTCGTAGATGAAGACGACGAAGATGAAGAGGACGAAGATGACGAGCCACCGGCAAAGGCCAAGGCCAAAGCCAAGCCTGCTGCCAAGAAGAAGGCCGTGGTTGACGACGATGAAGACGAGGACGAGGATGAAGACGACGCTCCTCCTCCGAAAAAGAAACCAGCTGCGGCTGCCAAGAAACCAGCAGCCAAGAAAAAGGCTGCGGTTGACGACGACGAAGACGACGAGTTTTAACACTCAGGTAATCTGCAGGAGCTAAAAAAGGGCCGCCGGCTAATGTCGGACGGCCCTATTTAAAGGAATAAAACCGTGGTAACAGCAGCATCAAAACGAAAAGCAGCAGAGGTTGAGGAAGAAGTGCCAGTCCGCAAGGCCAAGGTACGTAGGGTAGTAGAACAAGAAGTAGAAGACGTTCCCGTAAAAAAGATTAAGTCCTCTAAAGTCAAGACGTCTCCCGGCGAGATGGACTACTTGGGTTTGTTGGAAGAAGTTTCAGGCGTTGTAAAGCTCAACAGCATATCGCTATCAGAAGAATCGCGTATGCACTCCGGCCTGCTAGGCATCGACCTGATTCTAGGTCGTGGCATAGGCCCAACGATGTGTACCATCTTCGGCCCGGAGCAATCAGCCAAGACAACGCTGGCCATCACGATCATGGCGGCAACAATCAACCAGGGCGTACCTATATCTACGCTGTGGGACGCAGAGCAATCTTCCGGTAGTAGCTCTGACTACATTCAGAATATTCTGAACGAGCAAGGCATTCACCGGCCGTTTGAGGAAATCTTTGGCGTTCGCAAGAAAGGAGTATATACGGTTAAGCCGCTTGTGTACTACCAAGACTCAGCGGTGGGCGAGGACTTCTTTAACTGGCTTCATGCGCTACTCAAGCGTTTGCCCGACAAGCGGTACGACAATGACCGCTGGTGGTACGTGTACGAGAACACAAAGCCAAACCAGGCCAAGTATTTGGCTCATGCCGACAAGGTAATGAGCAAAGCCAATCATGGCATCTGGGTACCGGCCAAGGACGATAGCTTGCAGGCGGTTATCATCGTTGATAGCTATCCGTCGTTGATGCCGTTAGCTCAGGACAATGATGAGCACACGAAGGCTATGGCTGTGCAGGCGCGTATGTTCTCGCTGCACCTGCCTCGCGTCAAGGGCTTTGTACGGGCCAAGCGTATCGCGTTGCTGGGTATCAACCAGCTGCGTCTGAACCCGGGTGCGATGTTCGGAAGCCCTGAGCGTGAGCCTTGCGGCGAAGCACTCAAGTTCAACAGCGATCAGCGTATGCGGGTTTACCCACGTGCGTTGTCAGGTGTTCCCTTCCACCCGAAGGGTGAGGGCATGATCGAAAAGGAGCCTTCTGTTGATGGCAGCGGTGAAGATACCTATCGCTACATCCACTGCAAGACGATCAAGAACAAACTCAGTACGCCACAACAGGAAATGTGGCTACGGTTGTGGGTTTCTGATTCAACCGGCGAAGCACGCGGTTATGATCTTGTGTGGGACACTTTCTATACCGGTTTCCTGTGCGGCATCATTACTGGCAAGCGCAGCAGTATGCGGCTAAACATTCCGGGTCTCGGCGAAGCTAAAAAGAACATTGACTGGCTTACTTTCAAGAAGCTAATCATCGGCACACCTGAGCAGCGGGCGGAAGTCTGCAAAGCATTAGGGTACAAGCCTGTCAACTTGCGCCGCGGCCTAATAAACCTATCCAAAAAGGGGGCACTCGATGCACTATACTGGGAAGCTAAGCAAACGAAGGGGAATGCGAAGGCTAAAGCAGCCGATGACTCAGACGACGACGCGGACGACGACGCCGATTGAGGACTATGCTGACGCTGACTTGGGCACAGTTTCTTCTGTGTTCAAGAAGGTAGAAGACTTCGTAACAATCTTAACGGTACGGTTAGAGCACACTACACCCATAGAAGAGCTGGACCTCCTTAAAGAGGACACGGTACACTTTGTGGATGGGGTAGGTCGCCTAACCGTCCTTCACGCGCACTACTACCTGCGTGGTGAAGATGGCGAACTCTTAGACTTAATCAGGTAACGTAGGGGCCCGGCGCTGGTAACGGTGTACGGGCCATTTTTGTTTGGATTTCCGATATGGCTAAAAAGTGTCTTAACTGTGCTAAGTTTCTTACCTGTCCTGATCCTAAGAAGGTCAAGATAGTAGGGTACTCCTGCGACAAGTGGAAGCGTATAGTTAAAGATCATCCCGTAAATGCTGAGCTACTTCCTAATGGAGAAGTGGAATGGGTTTCCACGGTTGAGGAATTGTTACCCGACGATGCTGATGACAACTTTGTTGCCAATGCAATGGCAAAGGCGTATGATCCCGAAACCAATACAGTTCGCGATCTGCGGGTAGACGACTCTAGCCTCCCAATGGCTAAGAACTTCTTTGACTTCTGCGTTAGGGTTATCGGTACAGGACAGATGCCCTTTGCTCGTCAGATGTACATGTCGTATGTCTTGCTGGCTGAGTTCTGCCCAAGGTGTACCAAGCCTTTCTGGTACGAGGACATTATGAACATCCCTGTGGACATGGATCCAAAGGATTTTCGTAAGAAGGTAGCCTTCCTTGAGTTCGGGATTTGCCCGTACTGCGAGGCCACCAAGCACGAGCTTGTGGCTTCCGGCGAGCTACACGACAAGACAGAATTGATTATGATCGCTGGGCAGCGGTCAGGCAAGTCCACTGTTAGCGTTATGCTAATAGCCTACGTTACTCATGTGCTACTTAAGAGCCCTAAGCTAAGTTCTATGTATAGCGGTATTCAGGAGTTCTCTCCGCTTACGTGTACTATGGTTGCCACCACATCCCACCAGGCAGCTAAGACTCTCTGGTCACCGTTCAGACGGCTTATTGCTAGCTCTACCTGGTACAAAGAGCTGTTCCAAATTCTGGACGCCAAGCGTTTAGAGACAGGAAAAGAGCTTTACCAGTTCAAGCAGGTCAATGGTTTGTACCTACGCCTGTTCCATAGAAACTTGGACCTGTATTCCTCAGGCCCAGCTAAGAGAACACTTCGCGGTGATACGCGGTTCGCAGCAGTTACCGACGAATTAGGTTTGTTTCCATTCAACCCGGATCAGTCCGAGGATGGGGATGGCGATGACCGTGAACGGGCAAATGCAGACGAAGTTCACCAGTCACTATCCAATAGCTTGACTACTGTGCAGGGTGCTATTATTGCCGCCCGGGAAAAAGGCATTCAGCACCTTTGCCAAGGCATCAACTTTAACATCAGTAGTCCGTTCTCTTGGATGGATAAGATCTGTCGCCTGTACCTAGAGAATAACGACAACCCGAATGCGTGCTGTGTTAAGCAGCCCACGTGGGAAATAACACCGATGTTCCCACGTGAGCATCCCACCATTGTTGCAGCGTACAGACGTAATGCTAAGAAGGCAGAACGAGATTACGGGGCTAACCCTCCTAAGATTGGTTCTGACTTTTACCAACGGGATAGCGCGCTTGCGTGCTTTCAAATCGAACCGTGGTACGGTGTAGCCTATGAAGCTAGTTCTGAGCATACAGTAGCAAGGGCTGTTCGTAAATACAAGTCAGCAAAGCATCCACCCTCGATACTAGCACTTGACGCAGGTTCCACCGATAACGCTTTTTCGTTAGCACTATCTTACCGGATGGGCGGTGACATTAGGGTGCCAGTTCTTATTGAGGTAGTTCCTCAACCGGGAAAGGTAATTCATTTCCCTACGATGTACCAAAAGATTATTCTGCCTATCTGTAAAGAGTGTAACGTTAAAGCACTCCTGTCAGACCGTTGGAACTCTCTCCAGATTCTACAGCAGGCACAAGACGACGTTAAGGATCTTAAATCTCAGCAGTACAGCGTAAAAATGGGAGATTTTACTAACGTGGTAAGCTTAGTTGAGAGTGGCTGCCTGTACTTGCCCAAATTAGATCTTGATCCGGGTAGGACAGAACTTATAACTGACTACAAGCGTGAGCTACGAGATCATCCCTCTGACCACCTGTACCTTCAGATGCTAACCGTACAAGAGCTTGGTGGTACCGTTACTAAGGGCGCGTCTCCTTCAGGGATACGCTATACGGATGACTTACACCGAGCGATGGTCTTGGCAGTAACAGGGATTCTTAACGAGCGGGTAGCCAAGTATCTGTCTAAATTCAAAGAAATTGATCGTGAGATTTCAGACAATCCGGGTATCTTAGTGGCAGGGAATTCCTCATTCAACTTCTCCCAGGTATTTGCCGGGGGCTTCGGCCGCCGCAGGTACTGAACAATTTTAATATAGTAAAGCAGGGGTCTAACCTGTAATTAAGGATAAACCACAATGTTCAAATCCCGTGTGTCCGTAGCAAACGGAGTACTCCAAAAGCGTAGCCAGGCAGTTAACCCTGGTGGGTCACGCGCCCAGTACCTGTCCAAAGGGACAGGTAGCTCAGCTAACGGACAGCATAAAGAGACCGCGTTCGCAGATTCGGCTATGAGCGTTGGCATGTTCGGCGGCGTTCAATTCTCAACGATGTTCCGCGGTATCATCCCTGACAACTCCAGCGATGATGCTCAGCTGGGAATCTTGCTGCGAGATATCTGGCACTACGACAACGTAGGAGGCTCAGCCGTTGACCTACAATGTGGACTTGCTTTCAGCAACTGGACTCTTACAGGTGCTGACCAGCAGGTGTCTGAGCTTTACGCTGATGCGTTAGCCCGGTTGGACATGCGGATTATGCTTCCGCAGATATCCCGCAACTTTTTGGTGGACGGCGCTTTCATTGGGACACTGCTGTATGACAACAAGACTAACGGCTTCCATGACGTCCTGGTTCATGACCGGTTTAACTCCACTATCAGTCCGCAGCCTTTGTTCTCGGTTGATCCAGTGGTGGTGGTTAACAGCGCCAACAACCTGAAGCAGTTCATGGCATCTTATAGTCCGTATGCTGACGCTACCCTGCGCGGCTACCCGACTAAGATCCTTGAGAACTTTATGAACGGGTCCAATGTCCTTGACCCGGTTACGACGTTGCTTGCTCTTCGTAAGGGTACACAAGACAGCGCTTGTGTGTCTTACCTGCGTCGGCTTTTGCCAATGTATATGCTTGAGAAGACTCTGTTCCGTGGGACACTGACTGAGGCTTCAAAGCGGCAGCGGGCTACTACCCAGATCATGATGGGTACTGACGACTGGGAACCTACTGCGGCTGAGATGCTGGAGTACACTCAGAAGTTCCAAATGTCGGATATGGATCCTTTAGGCGCTTGGGTTGCTACACGGCAAGGCGTTACTCTGTCTGACATTCGTCCCGCTGGTGAAATCTGGAAGTGGACAGACAGCGCTGACGTACTGGTGCCTTACAAGCTGCGAGCTTTGGGAATATCAGAAGCGTTCTTGTCGTCCGATGCGACTTACGCTAATGCTGAAGCGTCCCTGACTATGTTCATGGACAACCTGGACAGCTATCGGGAGTACCTCACTCACAAGCTGTTCTACTCCAAGCTGTTCCCGCTGATTGCCATTACAAATCAGCTGTACAAGGACCCCAAGGAAGTTCGGGACAAAGGAACGCTTGAGAGTCTTCTGTACAACATGAGGAATACCAAGAACCTGAAGATGCCGACCATTCAGTGGGCAAAGAACTTGAAGACCCCTAACAGTGCTGCTCTGTTAGAGAACTTGGACAAGCTGTCTGAAAAGGGTTTCCCTGTTGGACTAAAGACCTGGGCGGCGGCTGCCAATATCGACCTGAGTGCTTCCCTGTTCGACTTGGCACAGGACAAGGAAATTCGGGATCAGATAGCTAAGCTCATGGGCACTGACCCTAGCAAGAAACCTGGGCAACCTGGCGACGGACAAGATACTGGCGATAGCGGAGACACAACCGAAGAGGCGTCTCTAATGTCTCTGGATGATTTCCGTAAGCACGTTGACTCGTACCCAATGAAGAGCGCGCTGCGTACTCCCACTCCTAGCCTTTTGGATCGCGAGTTCGGTGGAGACTTCAAGTACAACAAATCAGGCAAGCCTGTTCCTGCGTCGGCCAATGAAACCCAGATGGCCAACGACAAGATCGTTAAGGCGGTCAAGTCCTTGAGTGACCCACATAGGTTTGCTGAAGTTAAGAAACAACTGCTTGCCAAGCATGGCACAATGCCGAAAATAGGATGGTAAATAAATGACATACCTCAAAACTGCCTTACTGGCAAGCGCGTTCGACAAGCTAACTCCTCAAAAGGAAACAGCGTTCCTGACGCCTAAGCCCAAGGACAAGATTGACTACTCTGATCCTTCGGTGTGCCCTTACTGCCATAAGCCCATGGTTCGTTCTTCTGTGCGAACCATGAGCGGCCAGATGGAGCCTGTGTTCCTGTGCCGTGATGACCGGGCGGTTGGCGCGGTGCCTGACTCTATGATTGACGTAGGAGGCTGATATGGACATCGGAATCATTTGGGACAAGTACGATACTGAGCTAAAGGCTCAGGTGCTCAAGGACCTTATGGCACTAAAGGACGGTGCTGACCTTCAGCGTGTCCAGGTTCAAGCTCCTGCTGGCGAAGACTCGGCATGGGTTGATTCTCAGCTAAAGGTTGTGGGCGTAAAGCGCGTAGAAAGTCTTTTGCCTACTACGTGGCGCGCCTACATCATCGAGGAAGAGCCTGTTATGCCTGACTGCTGTGAAGACTGGATTGTTAAGGACATGCGTCCTCAGCAAAGCACAGGCATCCGCTTCTCACACGGTGAAGGCACTGAGCACTATCCCGAGCTTATTCGCCAGTCTGACGAGCGGGTTGTACCACCTGGTATGAGCTTGACTCTAAACAAGATGCCTCCCGTTCGGCCTAGTGGCAACCAAGGTGTAGTGTTGCCTCAAAATTTTTTCTATTCTCCTTTCGTTTAGTAGGAAACTGCCAAATGTCCAAGCCTAAATCTGGTGACTACCTAGTGCTTCAAAAAGGCACTGGTTTAATCCAAACAGTGACCCCTAAAAGCGTAGAGTTCATTAGTGACTACGGTTCTCGCAGAGATCCTGAGTCCATGCCTGTTGCTATGATTACACCCATCGGGTCACGGGCTTGGCGTATTAAGGACAGGCTGGTACAGTTCATAGTCTCGCCTGTTTTCCACGCGGGCAACCATGAGCTAGTAACGGCCAAGACAATTGCAGACGCAGGTGCCCGGTACAAAAGAGCTCTGGGTCTACGGTTACTCCGAATTTCTGAAAATGCTACGTTAAGTAGCCTCGAGTGGGCTAAGGTTAACATAGCAGCTTCCAGGGAGCTAACTAATTTAGCTCAGACGGAAGACCCTTCTAAGTGGCTTTCAATCAAGATATTAGGATACAAGTAATGCCTATAAAAAATTTAACAGCCGGTAACTACGGAGGTTACGCGTCTATCGAATCCTGGATTAAGTTCCAGTATGAGCCGCGTAAGAAGCAGCTGGAGGAGACAGTTAACTCTTACAAGGCTAAGGTAAAGGATGGTAAAGCGACCTCTACCGATAAAGCGTATCTTGCAGGCGACTCTGCTGAGCTGAACTCGCTTAATAAGCAGTACAAGATGTATACCAAGGACGGCACGCGTCTTAAATCCTAATCGGAAAAATCATGGCAATTCAAAGACTAAACATCACCGCAGCCGCTAAGGCCGTTCACGCATCCGACGCTCAAACTCTGGACTTTGAGCGTATCCTGCCTTTCGCCTGCAAGCCGTTCAACCTTAGCAGTAACGTTAGCGATTACCATTTCTCCGTGGTACCCATTCTTACCTCGGACTTGCCCAACCGTAACGGGATCGGCATTCCTTTGGCTGAGCTAGTACGCTGGAATCCAGAGTTGGGCCGGCAAGGCTACAAGGGATGGGCAGGTATGCCGTTGCACTACGAGCACAAGAGTGAGATACACGATGCTGCTATCGGCATCATTGCTGACGTAGCACTTGTGCCCGCTGAAGGTTACAACGGTGGTCGTATCTACAAGGTTATGGCACTCGCAGCTGTGGATACAACCAAGCGCACAGACGTAACCTCGCGTATTGTCTCGGGTGACCTGACAACATGGAGCATGGGCTGTATGGTTTCTGACTATAGCTGTTCCTGCTGCGGAGCCATTGAAGGCCAATGCCGGCACATAAACCCCAAGCAACCCGTGGAGTTCTACGAAGAAGGTGGGCTCCTGATCTTCCGTAATGTTCACGACATTAAACCCTTCGAGCTCTCAGCAGTGGAAGACCCCGCCTACCCTTCAGCCATATCCAACCATGACTGGAACACCGAGCTAACCAACGCGTTCCGGAACCGATAAGGACTTAGCGTGTCTATTCGTAAACTCAGAACCCGCAGAGTCCTATCGTCTGTAGAGGTGCCGTTGGCACCGATACTAGATAAAGACTTGGTAAAGAAGCTAGGCAAAGGGCGCACCAACTCTATGCTTAAGCACCCTTGGTTTCAGGAGTATCAAAACTATGAACACGCCTACAAGTACGGTGTGGACAAATGGGGATTCGCTAAGGTACAGATGTACGCTTACTTCTCGTCTGTTCACAAGACGCCTGAAGGTAAGATACGTCCTGAAGTAATGCTAGAGTTTTGTTTCTCGTTTAGTGGCCCTAAGGTCATTCAGGTGGAACAATACACCAGGTCCAAGATACCGGAGGACAACGAAAAGCGTTGGGGACCCTCTGCAGGTTGGAAGCACCTAAGGTCTTTTGTACCTCATGAAGACTTGGTAAATAAGGCGTGGGACGCGCACAACAGATAGTCAACGACATAACATAATTCCTTTTAGGTAAGGGCAATGAAAGGACCTATAATGGTTCACATATCAGTATATACCACACCTCGAGTGCGGTTACATTTTTCCGACACCAACGCCCTGTGCCATACGTTCACCGAAGAGCTTATTCGGCTCTCTAATGTCCCACCTGAAAAGATGACTCCTGGGTTCTCCTATGAGAAGCATCTTGAAGACGCCGTTACAAGTGCTATTAGTCTGCTTCACCTTCCCTTGGAGGCTCAGTTGGAGCTCCCGGGTAACGGCGTTATGCGTATAACTCTGGATTTGAATAACCTGCTTATGAGCTGCACCCCTTCAGGTGCAGTACACTAAATGGAATTACGGCAACCCACGGTAGTGAAGACAGCTGAACAGGCCATTGAACATGCTATCGACACTTACGAGGTTACGGAGAAGCTAGACCCTGATAGGTTACGGTTTCTCCGTATATCTAGTTTCCCGTTCTGCGGAACAAAATGGTTATTAAGTTACCCAAGTGCTTCAAGCGGTAAGCGTAGTAACAAATTCATGGGCACGTTCTTTACCTCTGTGGGTACCGCGGTTCATAGCGGAATACAGGCGGTGCTGGACCATAGCCCATTTTTGCTTCAGGACTGGAAATGCTTTTCGTGCGGCAGACTTCACAAGTTTTGCCTGAAGCCTAAGGTATGTAAAAAGTGCGGTAGCGAAGTAGTAGTTGGTCGAGAACACGAGTACAAAAAAGGCTTTGTTGTAGGCCACCTCGACGGGGCTATTCTTCTCAAGAGCGGCAAGATAACAATCATCGACTATAAGACAACGTCGATGAGAAAACTAGAGGCTAAAGGCCTCTTACCTAATTTAGAAAACGTAAGGCAGATAGAAGCGTACGCTGCCTTGCTGAAGGAACAAGGATACGACATAGAAGGCTGGACTCTAATCTACATAGCCCGTAACAATGCTAAACGGGTTTATAGATCGTCCACCCAGTTCTACGGACACACTTTCGAGGAGGAGTACCCTAAGATCCTAAAAAGGATAGAAGGTTACAAGCGCGCGTTCTTGGCTGTGTCACAAGCCAAGACCGTAGCTGATGTAGAAGTCGTTGTTAGTAAGCGCCGAAGTCTTTCGGATAACCCAAAACTAAAAGAGCTTTGCCACTACTGTCCGTACAAAACCATATGTACTGAGGACAGTAAACTGTTACCCAGGGTGGAGCGTAGCGTAAAGCTGATTGCTGCAAGGAGCACCTAAAAAATGATCGCAATAATGACTAGCATAACCTATATTCTTATAGGTGTTTGCGCTTATGCCTCCCTAACCCATGCTAGGATAGGCATTCAAAGGCACTCAGACAAAATGAACCTTACGTTCTCCGCAATGTGCGCGGTAGGCGTAGTGTCTGGGTTAACCCACAGGAATCTCTTGCTGGCTGTCACACAGCAAGAGTTTGGGCACATTCTACCTATCAGCATTTTTATCAGCGGGCTGCTTAACCTGTTGATGCTAAGGTTCGTCTCTCTGTACACCAAAAGTGGTAATACCAAGACATTGGGATTTTCTTATGCTCTGGGATCCTTAGCAGTGTGCTTTGCTTTTCTCTCTATAGGTAACATAGAGGCGTTTAGCCCAGACATGCATCTGCGCGACGTAGCTATCTACAACTACATCGCAGCATCCCCAACGGGAGTCCTAACTCCCGAGTACCTTATGTTTAAAGCAATAATGCTTTTTATTATCTTGGTACAGATGTTCTACCTAGTAAAGTATTACCTAATCAAGCAGGACCATACGTCAGGTATACTGCTATTTTGCTTATCTTGGTATTTTGCAGGTCAGATGATAGACGTGTTTGCCTATGGTATGTATCTTGATCTTCCCCTTATAGGGCCCTTGGTTTATCTGTCCTCTTTAGCGTTTATAAGCTTCACGCTTGACTACGAGAATGTCTTAACCAACTGGAAGGGTGCTTACTTTGACGGCCTTACGGGACTACCTAACCGAGCTAGAGTTTACAACATCTTGGAAGACGTTGTGGCTGCGGGAAGAAGTACTTCGCTGGTTGGCCTATTGTTTGTTGACCTTGACAGGTTCAAAGAAGTTAACGACGCACACGGCCACCAAGCAGGGGACAGGCTTCTGGTAGAGGCAGCTGCGCGTATGAAGACTTGCGTTAGGAATACAGACTGCGTTGGCCGGTTAGGCGGAGACGAATTCGTCGTGGTTATCTATAACATAGCTAATCCTGAGGATGCCGGCCTTGTGGCCTCTAACGTACTTAAGGTCCTTAGTGAAGGTTTCAAGCTAGGGGCTGACACAGCGTATGTCTCAGCTAGCATAGGGATAACAGTCCATCCCAAAGATGCCGTTGACATACCCACCTTGTTTAAGAACGCAGACCAAGCAATGTACGAGGCGAAAAAGAGCGGGCGCAACAGGTACTGCTACTACGACTCAGCTATGCAAGAAACTTCCTTGAAGCGTACGCGTATCATAAGTGACTTTCATAGTGCTTTGGCTAACCGGGAGTTCTTTTTGCAGTACCAGCCTATTGTAGATCTTTCTACAGGCAAGATTGTTAAGGCCGAGGCCCTAGTACGGTGGGCCCATCCCCGGTACGGCAAGATTAGTCCTGCCGAGTTTATACCGGTTGCTGAGGACACTGGGCTTATCTTGGAACTTGGGGACTTCATATTCAATGAGGCCATAAGGCAATGTGCTGCTTGGAGAAGAATAAACCCGGAATTTAAGATGAGCGTCAATGTTAGTGCAGTCCAGTTCCGGTCTCTAGACAAGCATCAGCTTAAGATACAGGAAACTCTAGATCAGTTTGGTCTCCCGGGGGATGCGCTGGTTATAGAGATAACGGAAAGCACGATCATGGTTAACAACGAGCCGGTGGCGGATAAACTCGATAGCCTACAAGCTAGTGGCATCGAGATAGCACTGGACGATTTTGGCACTGGGTACTCTAGCTTGGCGTACCTAAAGAAGTTTCCCATTGACTACATCAAGATAGATCAAAGCTTTGTAAGGTCTTTGCATGAAGGCTCTCCCGATATGTCTGTGTGCGAGGCCATAACAGTTATGGCCCACAAGCTTGGCTTAAAGGTTATAGCGGAAGGCGTAGAGACAAATTTACAAGGCAAACTTCTTAAGAGCATTGACTGCGACTTTGGGCAAGGGTACTATTTCTCCCGCCCTGTAGATTCAGCTAGCTTTCCTATTAGTGCAGTATCTGAAGTAGCCTACCCGGACTTCAGTACAAATTAGCTTGGTATCGGTTAAATAAATCTAGCTCTTATAATTATAGATAAAGGTTAGAATTAAAAATGCGTCCCTTTGTGATTTACGCAGCATTTGCTGTGCTAGGCGTTACTCTTATTTTTATCCTGTTACTACCAAAAATTTTGGGAAAGCTCAAACCCGATAAGGTAGTTACCGAACGAAGGCGGCATAGCGAAAAGAGGGATCCTCATATGCTAAGCCACAGCGACTTTAGGGATACCCATAGCAGACGTGAGCATTACTAACTAGAGTTGGGGGTTAACAATATGGATTCTATCTTAGACTACGACAGTACCAAGGGTATTGTCTCAGGTATGTTCAAGGCCATACCCGAAAAGGTACGAGACGCTTTAACCACGTACAAGAGTACGCAAGAGCTAGGGGCGATCTCTACGGTTAGAAGCTACCTGGCTCTCCTGATCTGTCTTATACCCACCCACGCGTACTTGGCCTACTGGTACGCTATAGAAAAGAAAGCTCAGGACTCCCAGATAAAGCTTATAAGCGGGCAGGCTGAAGCACACCTGGACATGTTTGCCATCGCAATCGCCCTACTGGTGTTTTGTGCCGTGTCCTTGCGAAGCAATAAGTATCCCCAGCTAGTTGCCTTTGTGGTTAGCTCGGTCTACCTTATAGCCGGGTTGAGCATATCGTACATGGACATCGTTAACGGGGCGCAGACAGGTGGGTTAGTTTTCTACGGTGTGCTAGCTGTCGTTGCGCTTTCGTATCATGCACCGCCTAGCATAACGGTGCCGTTGTTCGGGTCAGCTTACCTGATGGTTCCCCTAGGGGTTTACTTAGCAAGAAATGCTGAGGTTGGGGAGTATTTCAGACACTCGGCTATGGACTTGGTCTTGTCCGCCCCATTAGCAATGGCAGTATCAGCGTTTAGGTGGCACAGCTTTGTTAGAACTGAGACAACCAATAGCCAGCTAAAAGAACTTAATGAAAAGCTACTCAAGCAAAGAGACGACCTTGAGAGACTCACGGAGCTAGATGAGCTTACAGGGCTTTATAACCGACGCATGTTCTGGAAGATATGCAATAGAGATTATATCAAGGCGTCTAGGCTTACCGAAGGAACTTCCAGCTTACTGATAATGAGCATAGACGATTTCAAGTCCTTCAATGACCTGCACGGGTACAGCATAGGCGACAAGATACTTAAAAGGGTAGCTAGAGTTCTTGACGCCAAGCTTCGCGTAACAGACGTTGCAGGGCGCTTAGGCGGAGCAGAGTTTGCGATCTTCCTTCCGGAGACTACAGTACCTGGCTGTATGCAGGTAGCCGAAGAGATACGCGAGGACCTAGCTAACTACCTCATGGTTTTTGCTGAAACAGACAAGAACCCAAGGCTGGAACTAAAGTTAACGGTTAGCATAGGACTGGCTTACGGCAGAGCAGGCTTTATGGATTCAAGAGGCCCCTCCCTAGAATCCTTGTACGAGCATTGTGTAGCAGCTTTGTACGAAGCGCAACACCCAGGTAGTAACTCGGTTAACGTAGCCGAATTAGTTTACGACTAAAACCGCAAGCAAAGACGCCTCCTAAGGATTAGGTTCCTTAGGAGGCGTCTTTGCTTGCCTTAATCGAACAGATACTCTTGCTCCGTGTATCTTTGTCCCGGCGGATTTCTTTCTAAGTACCTTCGATAGGCTCTAGTTACCGCCTCGGAAACATCGCAAGCTCCAGCAGTCCGGAACATTCCTGATAACTCGCTAACTACCCTTATCGACCTAGTCCCGTCAAACAAGATGTAGACGGGACCTACAGCTAAGGGCCTTTTAGTCACTGCTAGTCTTACCTTAATCTTAGATCCTTTAGAGAAGCCTAAGAAGGATTCTAGCATCACCGCGTTGTGCCACCTAGCAGGTTTTGGCATATCAATCGTTGTACACCAAAAGAGTTATACAGCCTTTGTCCTGCTCGTAATGGCGAGTGCCTCCGTCGTGTACTGAGAACAGCACAAAGGGCTGCCCGTTACCCAAGCTTGTTTCTAACGTCTTGGGCCATTGACCTGGCGGTAGACCAAGCTCAGACGCCTCAGCGGTGAATCGTGAAATCGAACCTCGCGTTGGCTCGGTGTTTTCGCTTGTTACCTTCATTTTGGTTCTCCCTTAAGTTTAAGATACTCGGCTACCGCGTCCTTAGGCGCCCAACCTTGGCGGCTAAGCTTGGTTGCTGTCTCCCAGTCTATCTTTGCGCCCTTGTCTGCCTCTTTGTAAAAGCAGGTAATGAATGAGTCTTCCCATTCTGCGTTGATAGACTTTCGAGTAACGTCTTTGTAGTGTGCCATCCCTTAACTTCCGAAGTGGGCTTTGAGATCGTCCAAGGTTTCTTGGGCGGCAGCCTTCCAAGCCTCTTGCGAGATCATGGAGTTGTCGGGCCACTTGCTTTTGTCAGCAAGAATCTGCTTAGAGTACTCTTCGAGCGCAGTCATGATGAACACTTGCTTGATAGGGCCCACAGAACTGAACTCCATCATCTTCTTAACTGCCTGAACGTTTGATTTTGCTTTAGCCATTTTGATTCTCCTAAAATTAGAAATAGGCCCCGCTAGGGGCCGCCGGGTCAGTTAAGCTTCTACAGGTACAATAGTTAGCTTAACTGCTGCAACTGCCAAGTCCTCAAGGAAAGGGCAGCTAGTATTGTGGTCAACCAGCTTTCGGACGTAAGCCAGGTCGTCCTTGTCTAACTGGCTTATCGGCATCCAGCCGGTCTCGGCTAATACCGAAACGCCGAAAATCAAATCCGACGTTAAACTAACTACACCGTTTGTCCATGCTACACCGTTAAGTGCCAT